TTAACCTTCTGTGAAGTCCTTGAGGGCATGACCATATTTTTCATATTCACCTCGCTGAACTTCTACCTCATAAATGACATCATTACCATCATACTCGGTCAGGAGTACATCCCCGATCCGGTAAAGTACCGATGTCAGGTCCCCACGTTCCGCAGGAATGCGGAATCTCAGCGTATCTCCGCTCAGATGCTCCTGAATCAGCTCACGAAGACGCAACAGATCACTTTCGTCGAATGAGCTGATTTTCAAATAGCCCTCGCCGGAAGGAAGCATTTCCAGTTGCTCAGGAGTACAAGCGTCTTTTTTATTAAACAGTACGATCTGAGGCTTGTCCGCAGCCCCCAGTTGCTCCAAAATCGTTTCCACGACTTTCATCTGTTCGTCACGCATATCCGAAGAAGCGTCTACCACATGCAAAATAAGATGGGCCTCATTAGCTTCCTCCAGAGTAGCGCGGAAAGAAGCAACCAAATCATGAGGCAGATTTTGAATAAAACCAACTGTATCTGTAAGAATAATCTCTTTGCCGCTCGGCAGTTCCATCGTTCTGGAGGTAGGGTCCAGTGTCGCAAACAGTTGGTTCTCAATATATACATCAGCCGCCGTCAGTTGCTTTAACAGCGTTGATTTCCCCGCATTGGTGTAACCGACAAGCGCTACCTGCACAATACCACTCTTTTGTCTACGCTCTCTATGTAAATACCGATGACGGGTGACTTCTTCCAACTGACGCTTCAAATCGCTGATACGATCACGGATGTGACGGCGATCTGTCTCCAGCTTGCTTTCACCGGGACCACGTGTTCCGATACCGCCGCCGAGTCGCGACAGATTTTTGCCGTGTCCAGACAAACGGGGCAACAAATAGGACAGCTGTGCCAGCTCAACTTGAATAATACCTTCCCGTGTTTTCGCACGTTGGGCAAAAATGTCCAGAATGAGCTGCGTACGGTCGATAATTTTGAGATCCAGACTTTCTTCCAGATTTCGCACCTGAGCCCCCGACAGTTCCTGATCAAAAATAGCCGTATTCGCTCCCAATTCCTGGGCAGCCGCACGCAGTTCTTCTACCTTACCTTTGCCGATAAACCATTTGGAATCCTTTACTTCCTTGTTCTGGGTCAAAACGCTAAGCACTTCAACACCAGCCGTCTCAGCCAGCTTCACAAGTTCATTCAGAGAGTATTCTGTATTGATGCCAGAACGCTTGACTTCATCCGTAATTAGACTGACCAGTACTGCCTTATCCTGCATTTCGGTTTGTGTATCATAAGTGGAGTTCGCCATATTGTTTGCTCCTTTATTTTCCATGTTAACTCTCGCACAGAGACCGACCTGATATTCAGGCCGGCCCCCGTTTGATGTTATACAATTCGATGTGATTCAGATTTCTATTATCGCCTATCTTTTGTCCATTTTCAAATCCTCAGGACGCAGCGTCATCAGTTCCTGCTTTCCCGGCTGCCCGCTCCTGTATTGATTGAGCAGCCGGACAGCCTGATGCCGAATCGCTTTTTCGATCACATTGCGGACATAACGCGCGTTGCTGAATGCATGAATACTGTCGTTGCGTTCATTCAACAGATGCTCTTTCATTTTGAGTATGGACTGGGGCATGAGAATATAATCCCGTTCTTTGGCCATCATTTCGGAAATTTGGATAAGCTGATCCACGGTATAGTCCGGAAAATCAAGCTGGATGGGAAAACGGGAAGGCAAGCCTGGATTTGTACGCAAAAAGAAGTCCATCTCACCCGAGTATCCGGCAAGGATCAAAATAAATTGATTTTTCTGATCCTCCATGGATTTGCCGAGAAATTGTGTTTAAGTGTGTATTTATCGATTCATTTCCTCCCCAATCAACAAAGTCTAAATGCAAATAGATGTTGATTTTATTGTCTTCTCCAAGTACAACCTTTTTAACAAACAATCGAGTAACGCTACGCTTAGTCTCCATATCTATATGGTCTTTATCAAGTAAATATTTAAAAGAACGTAATGATTTTTGCACCAATTCAACATGATTTTGCTTATGCAATACCGATGATAAGTTTTGATCTATTGTTTTTAAATCTTCTTTTATATCTTTTGTCTGTACGTCAACCGCCGAAATCTTATCTTCCAAGTCTTTCATTTTAATTATTCCAGCGGCGTACATTTCAGTGTATCGTTCGCGCGTTGCCTCTTTTTCCTGCAAAGACTTTTCTAGTTTCTTTTTTTGAGTAAGTAATTCATTAGAATTTGAATTTTCTGATTGTTGTTTAACTATACGCTCAAAAAAATCAGTTGGATTACTTATAATATTTTTAACATATTCCCAAACAATCTTATCAACGTAATCGACTCTCCAATTACGACCTTTACAGATTGTATTGGGTAGTCCAGTTCCTACCTCAAAAGATTTTATCGCTTTGTGTTGGCAAGTGTAATACTTCAAAATACCACTCTTAATTTTTGTCGTTATCCCTGATGAAACTGCTCCACCACATCTTCCACAACGACAAATGCCACGCAGTAAATAATCGTCAGAGGGTCTACCAGATTTATGTTTGCTTAAGTTCTTAATTTTATTTTGGATTTTATTGTAAGTCTCGATTGTAATATAGGACGGCACAGGAATACGTCTCCATTCCTCTCTTGGTTGTGGAACTTGTTTCTTTGTTCCATCAGCATTTCTTATCACCTTTGATTTACCAAAATAAAAATTACCTGTGTAAGTTTCGTTTTTGAAAATTCTGCTTATTGTAGTCTGATACCATCTACTTCCTTTAGGAGCTGACACGTTACGTAAACACAATTCTTCAGCGATCCTCGAACAACTATAATCTTTATGTAGAAGCATATCTACCATTCTCAGAAAAATTTCTTTTTCCTCTGGATTTTCAATCAGTGTATCCAATTCAGTGTCATAAGTATATCCATAAATTCTATTTAATCCGGGTATTAGCCCATTTTTAACCTTAGTAACTCTGCCACGCTTAGTATCTGCCAATATTTTAGCTTTATTATATTCGGCAATGGAACCCTGAATATTAAAGTTCAACATAGATTCAGGACTTGATTTGTCAAATTCAAACTCCACAAACCAAAAATCTTTGCCCATTCCCCAAATACGGTTAGAGAGCTGAGTCTGTAAATGCAGAAAACGACTCATTCTGTTTGGATGAAGGAATATCATATGATCTCCAATTCCATACTCTAGCAAAAACAAGGCATAATTAATCATTGGGCGATTAGGATTATCTCCACTTTCTCCGTCTTCTACTAAAACTACTACTTCGTCTTCATTTATGCCTTTTTGTTTAGCTAAATCCATGCATCGTTCAACTTGAGACTCTATTGAATAATTATCAACCTGTCCGTCAGTAGATACACGAGCATAAATAAGAGCCTTGATCTTTATGACCAAGGCTTCAAGCTCAGTTTTGGTGAATTTTTCTGATCCCGTTAAAGAAATGAGCATTTGACTCCTCCTGTATTTATTAATTATTTAATTATTTTTATGTATTTATTATATATCTTTTGGCACCAAATGAGAATACTTTTTCATTATATTTTCCAACCATATTGTAAATTCATTCTTTATTTCTTCGATTGGCTTAGTTTCCGCTTCGTCTACAATATGTACTACAACTTCAAAACTATTTATATTACTTCTTTTCATCTGCTAAGCTATCCTCTCTTGTTTTATTTATTGTTTTATTTGACCAGACAAAATATAAAAATATCTATAAAATACTACTTTTACGCACTCCTATTTCTTTGTCTGTTTATATTTGAAACATTTTCTTTCATCATCAATTTCTTCTTGAACAAATCCCTCAGTTGCGGCTTTCAAAATCGAACAGTTTCTTTTATATCTGCTGCATGTTTTGCACTTTTCTAAAAATTTTATGTATGATTTCTCGTTATCAAATATTCCTATGTACTCAACGGGTGTGAATGTAAGTTCAACTCTAGGGTTCTTCTTGTCATAAAGGATACGCTGTGTTCGAGTTAACACTCTACTGTCGTTGTCATAAACAATCTTCTCTAGGGCATCATTGTTCAATTTATAAATATTATTATCATCTCTGCCCTTTCTGTTAAAATAAATTAGTGTGTCCATATAGAGATAATGTGTCTTTGTATACTCGTAATCCCAAGGCTGACTTTTTATTTGTTCTGAAGCCGCAACGGTAATTTGCTCTTTAACCTTCTCTCCTTCTTTGCTTAAAATTCTTTTTCCTGTAGGGACTCTTTTTCTGATTCTTACATCCCACACATATTGGTTTATGTATAAATCATTGATTGAAACAGGAAGAGGTAACGTTAAATTTAACTTCATAGAAAACTCTCCATCGTTCTAATTCTACTGTCTATGTAATCAGTTTCTAACTTCACTAATTCATCATATTTTTCATCAACAATAAACCCTAACTTTTTATATATCTTAAGTCTGTTCAATGTGTGTGTTTTAAGCTCTTTAATCAACTCGATATTGTGTCCTACTAAATTCAATACTATTCATCTCCTGCTACGATATTTTTTGCTCCATTAGCCTTCTTTAGACATTCATAATTTGTCGTGTACATTTAGTCCATCAAATAAGATTAGTATTTCATCTCCAGTTAATATAGATTTGTTGCACCCCGCACAAGTTGAAAAATCATCCACCTCCTTATCCTGTGCGTCAGAGAAAACGATATTTATGATGCTGAGTTTCGAATCTATCGAAACTATTTCTCATTATTGTTTTCCTTAAGCAGTTTGTTGAGGACGAAAGACACAATCTCCTTATATTCATCATCGCTAAGTTTTCTATTTAAGATAGACTCAATCTTTCGCTTATTCATTTTGTTATCCATGTAATTGCTCCTTATCTGTGTATTTTGAATAACCAGTAATCCATATATCCGTTTGGTCAGTCGGTTTAAATCCGCCATTTCCATCAGGAACTTGTCTAGTCTTCTTTTTATGGTTAGTTATTTCAATAAGATCACCTTTGTTAATTTTTAGAGTTGTATCTTTTGTGTTAAAAGTTTTTTTGTCCATCTTAAATATTCGCTCTTCTCCACGTCTTAGATTGTATAAGGTAAGCTTGGGAGAATATTTAGTGTCCAAGTCAGTTACAACACACCAACTCGCGTTTGCATTGGGATATTTTGCATCAGAATAACCTAACATTTCTTTTTGGAACATGACTATTTCATTTGGTAACAGCTCTTGGATTTCATTATTTGATCTTAGTTCTGACTCTATTAGTCTTAATTCTTCCAATCTCTTATTTTTAGTTTTTTCAACATACGTCTTTTTGTATTGATTTTTACCACTAGAAAATTCATTATATATAGCCATCAATAAACCGTTGTTGCCATACTCAGAAAAGAAGTTTAGTTTAAGTAATATATCCAACTGCCTTGTATTTACTGAAGTTTTTTCAGTAACATCCACCAACAAATCTATAAAACTATCATATGTATTTTGGCTTAACTCCAATAATTCAGAAGCAATTTTTGCATTCAAAAACTTAATTGATTCCAAGCCTTTATATATCGTGTTTTCTTTTTCATTGTAAGAATAATCTGCATTCGACTTACCGAACTTAATTGACGATACCTCTATACCTCTAGACTTAGCATATACAATTATTTGCCCAGTCTTATCGATATTATCGTTATTTATGTTCAACATGACTGTTAAAAAAGCTAAGGGATAATAATATCTCAAATAACCGTTACCATAACCAATATGAGAGTATGGGTTTGAATGATTGTCGGAGAAACCATATCTCTGTGCATCGTCAATTACTTGTAAGAATGGTTCGAGTACTGCCAAAGCTAAATCTTCAGTTTCTCCATAATCTTTTTGCATTTTTGCTATGAACCTTTTTCGTATTTCTGGTAGGAATTTTTCAGTGCCCTCTTTTTTACTAAGCCCTCGACGTACACTATCGCTTTCTGCCATCGTAAAATCACAAAACTCAACAAGAAAATTCATGATTTGTTCTTGATAAACTAGATAACCAATTGTACTTTTCAGAAAACTATTCAACGCTTTATGTCCGTGATCTTTGAATACCCCATTCGCCAAAGCTTGCCTGTAAGAATCTCCAGATGGTCGAATTGCTCCATTTCCAATTGAAAATAATTCAATATAACTAAAGTTCGGATTCTGCTTCTTTATTTTATGTATTGTTTCAGGACTTAGTAAATCTTTGAGATATGCCTGAGCGGAATTGCTTTCCCATTGGAAAATACCAAGTCCAGATTCTCTTATTGAATTCCAGACACTCTCGTCATCAACATCCATATTGTCAGGAGTCAATCTATTTATTCCTGCTAATTTGCACGCTTCATTGATAATTTCATTATTATCTAGACCAAGTATATCTAATTTTACATAATTGAGACCGTCAAGTTCCTTCATATTAATTTGACTAACTGGATACTTACTCTCTTTTGTATAGCAAAGCCCAATATTGTCGTCTAAGCTAATCGGTGAAACTATATATCCAGAAGGGTGAGAACCAATACTTAGTATTACTCCTTGAACTAGATCGACGTATTTAAAAAGATCTGGATATCTTTCGATATATTTGGAATCAACCTTGTCCTTTTTATCATCGTCCTTGTATACAGACTTTGCGATTTCATCCACTATTGAAAGCTCCATATTTAATGCTCTACCAATTTCTCTGATTGCCCCTTTTAATGCAACTGTATTAAAGGTTATAATTTCAGAGAAATAGATGCCGGGAATAGTTGCTACGTAGTCAATCACATCTTGTCTCTTAGAAGGAGGCCAATCTAGATCTATATCGGCTAGTGAAATGCGCTCTGGATTCAGGAAACGAAAGAAATTTAGTTTATGCTTAATGCTATCCATCTCTGTAATCTTCAAAAGATAAGCAATCAAACTTCCGTTTACTGAACCTCGTCCATATCCTTGATATATCTCATTTTTGTGCGCCCAATCCACCACATCTTTTTGAAGCAACATATAATCAATTGCTCCAACTTTCTTATATGTATCAAACTCTTCTCTGATTCTTTCGAAGTAACTCCGTTTCTTTTCTGCATCAAACCTATTTATTCCTCTTTCAACTACACCTACATTTATCTTCTCTTTAAAAACTTTCTCTGGATCGTGATACAATTTTGGGTATTTAGGAGACGAATCGATTTTAAACTCTTCAATCATATTAGCCATAACATTTGTATTATGAATCGCTTCAAGATAAGCGCTTCGTGGCATTGAATTTTGTTCCTCAAACATTTTTACTAATTCAGGATAGGTCTTGAATGTTAAGTCGAACGCATCTTCGTCTCCATAAGTTGCCCCTTTCGCCTTCATAAGAATAGTTCTAGCAGATGCATGAGCTTGATTAAGTGCATGTGTATCTGTTCCAGCAATAAGCGGAATTCCAGTCTCTTTAGAAATGTTGTATAGATGCTGATTAAACAGTTTTTGTTCTGGATGAGTATGATACTGAATTTCAAAGAACATTCGATTTTTACTTTTCACGAAGAAATCCATTAGTCGGTTATACATCTGTTTGTTGTCATTCTTAATTGCTCTCCATAGTGGTGATGCTAAACAGGCAGATGTCATAATGATATTGTCTGAAGTGTTAAATAACTCATCGAATGTTAATCTAGGGTTATAATAATAATGTCCATCTTCTTTGTTGTTGGATGTAGACGTCAATCGATTCAGCTCTTTTACTCCGTCCCAATTTTTAGCTATAAGCATGTAATGGAAATTGTCTCGAATTAATCCTCGTTCTCTATCGTTGTGTTCAGTTAGATACACTTCATTGGCATGGATATATTTCATACCTTTTTCTTCAATCGATTGTTTCTTTTTTACCCAGTTAAATACGTTGCCATGCTCTGAAAAACAAATTGTACTCATCTGCGCTTGCTCTGCTGCATCTATGTATTGTTTGAATTTTGTAACTGAGTCCACAGCCATCGATGTCGATGGATTGCTATTATCAGAATGCAAATGATAAATCACATAGTTATCTATAGTTGGTTACCTCGCTTTCCTTTTAAAATATTGATTTTATTTAGACCGAACTTGCTTAACTTCACCTCCTTCAGCCCGTTACTTCATAGAGAATAATCGACTCAATTATATAATGAAGTACATATAATTATTCTCTATGAAGTAACACAGTGCTCAATTATTGTGATATGAAAATTTCATTCTTATCAATGTCTTTAATTGAATCTGTTGATATGTCTCTTGGTAAAATATCCATTAAATTTTGTTTTGATATTTTGACACGTCTGCTCATTATCCTGACAGCCTGATGCCGAATCGCTTTTTCGATCACATTGCGGACATAACGCGCGTTGCTGAAATTTAATCTACTGTCCTTTTCAATCTGAATTATTTCCTTTAACTTAATCATTGCGTCAGTGGTGAGATTGTAATCTTTTTCAACTGCCATTTTAACAGCAATTAGCATTAGCTCGTCTGTTGTGTAGTCCTTAAAATCAATCTGAATTGGAAATCTAGACGGAAGGCCAGTATTTGTCTTAAGAAACATCCCCATTTCATCGGGATATCCAGCAAGTATTATTATCAAATCGTCACTTCTATCCTCCATTACTTTTACAAGACAATCTATCGCCTCCTTTCCAAAATCCTTATCGCCACCTCTCGCCAAGCTATAAGCTTCATCAATGAAAAGAATTCCCCCCATTGCTTTTTTGACCAGATCTCGTGTCTTTTGAGCCGTGTGCCCAATGTATTCTCCAACTAAGTCTGCTCGTTCTACTTCAATTAAATGACCTTTACTCAGAATCCCCATCTTGTTTAATAATTTTGATGCTATTCTTGCTACTGTCGTTTTCCCCGTACCGGGATTCCCCTTGAAAATCATATGGTAAACTTGGTTGTTACTTTTTAAACCTTCTTCATTTCTTAGTTTCTGAACCTGTATTAGCGCATAAATTTCAAAAATAAGATCTTTTACCTTTTCAAGTCCAATCATTTCCTCTAGTCCTCGGAAAATGTCTGCTGCTGTTTCGTAATGATTACTGGTTAATGCGACTTCTTCGTTTTGATCAGATATTGCATCATAGGCATCTTGACTTTTAAATACAACATTAATTCGTGATTCATTAACAGTAATTTTTCTGGAGCTTTCATCCACAGTAATCACCTCGTTGAGACAGTATATGCCTTTACGTGACTACAACATGCAAATAAGTTTGTTCAAATAGTTAATCTGATTAATTATTTATTTGTTTTATGTATTTGTAGGCCGAAGCCTACTATAAACCTATAAATTCATCTAAACTTTTATCAAGCGCTTCTTCCGATGAATCAATTAACTCGAATTCTCCTGTTGTTTCATCTGACATATCTAATTCAATTTGGCTACCCAAAATCTCAGGCTTTCTACCTTTATGGCTAAATAAAAATTGTCTTAATGCTTCTCTGACAATATCGCTTTCATCATAGTAAACGGGCAATAGAGATAACGCCTTTCTTATATCATCATCTTTTTTGTCTCTCAGTCTAGCGCTAACTATTCTCTTCCCCATAGCCGCACCCCAACTTTTTCATATCCTCTTATTTGAGCCAGTTGGTCAAAGAGAATTTTATTATTGAAATTGAGTGTATCGAAAATATGATGTGCTGCACCTCCACCAATTAAATAATAATCAAAATTTATGTTTAATCCATCCGCCTCATTTTGAATTTGAATTGCTAAGGATTTGAATGCTTTAGCTATTAGTGGCTTAATGTTAACCCCTTCGTAAATGCCGCTCATAACTATTTTATCCATCTCATAAATAGCTGGAGCTTGTCCTACTAGATTTTGTATATATTTTCTCAATAGTTTATATGCTTTTTCCACACCCAATAGTAAACTCGTAGATTCTTTCATGATTTCAAGTTTATCGAGTCCAAGTAGATTTAAGGTGTAAAATCCCAGATCAATCACTAGTATCTTCTTTTTGGCTATATGAACCTTTTCAATTTTACCTTTTATATTAAGCAGGTAATCCATTGCTATTCCATACCCTTGTGGCACAATCTTATATTTAATTATGTTTAGGCTAATTTCCGAATAACGTCCTCGTCCTTTTTTAATACTGTATGTACTATTGCTACTTATTTTATCGAGCATCTTTTCCATATCGCTTTTCTGATCGAAATAGAATGAAACAGGTAGTCCAGTAACCATCTTAAATGGGTTGTTCCCATTCAAATAACCAAGCCCAGTTTTCAATAGCACCTCTGATGTCATAGCCTCACTCTTATTGTTTTTAAGGGTAAAATATTTGATCTCGCTATGTCTGAGTGCAAGGTCGCCAATAAATAGCTGTTCATTGTAAAAGAAATCATTAGGCTTTATATTCTCATCAAACATCGGTTGTGTTTCACCTGATATTGAGGGTTGAAGATATAGCCTGTTTCCTCTTTTCCCTTTAGTCCAACTAAATCCTAAATCAAATACACTTAAGTCCTCAACAACAGTTGAAGCCATGATATAACCTCCTCATACAATTAACATCATACGACGACATTAGCATACAGTGTCATAAGATGTAATACATTTGATAAATTCATTATATCACACCTTCTAACTATTGTATATATTTTAATTATTTTTGTATATAAAATCAGGATTTTACGTAGAAATCACTATCATAAAATCCCTATAAACATTAAGTTTTTTGATTTTCTTATATTGATTTATCGGACAAATCTATATCCATCTTATTTTTTCTGTATTTTCGATCCTAAAAAACGAAGGCTCATAACCGAACTCCCTCATCCACTCCCGAACAACTTGAGTTAGCCTTTCATCTAAAATCTCTCTTTCTTCCCGCTTCACATAATACAGGTAGTCTTCTGCTGCTTCACCAACTTCATCATAAATAGATGACGCAATATCATCCAAAACTCCCTCAGAATCAACAGTAATGCTATTACTAATTTCGCAAAGTTGACCAACATAGAATTCTTTTTGTTCTTCTGGCGAATAGTATTCCTTTGCTGCTTCAATTGCTTGCGCTTTTAAATCAAAATACTCACCGATCCCCCAAACTCCGTCTGATACATCGTTAAACATCCACTACCCATTTTTAAAAGTCCTCATGAATATTCTCCTTTTCTTAAATTAATTAGTAATGCAACAATTGTTCCAAGTATTGAAGACATCCCAAAATACATTAATGCTTCTAAAATGCTCATTTATAGCTCCCTATCAGATAATTTGTTCACTTGTAAACAATCTGTCAAACCAATTTGTATTCAAGTTAAATAGCATTTCTTTGGTATTTACAAGTGATCTCCAAATAACATTTTGTTCATTTTTGCTAATTTCTTTAATTATGTAATAATCATAAAGTTCGTGCATCCACCCCCATGTGTTATCCACGTACTTACCATCATGAGTTTGATTGATAAAGTGTACAATTACTACTGTATTATCATCTTTATCTATTGCTACACAAGAAAACACCTTTGAAGCTTTATCTTCTCTAACTTTCTGAACCGCATTCAGATGACATCTATGCGTGTAATTTATCTCACCCAAAACAAACTCATCAGGGCTTAATTTTTTATAGGTAGCCTTAACATAGGCCGTTATTTTTCTTTTCACCCTGTCTTTAATCATTCGATACTCCTTTCCTGATCAAATTCATGTTTTATACGAACTGTTTATATGTATTTGATAACTCTATAAACCACTCTTTGTCATTCATATCGATTGCCATGTCAATTAGAGTCATAATGCACTCTTTATCTAAATCAGGTTCTTCATTTATTACAGTGGCAATTAACACCGTATTCTTATTGTAGCTGCTGATATTCTCTTCAATCTGGTCAATCTCATTTATGTATGCTGTCACTTCTACTTTTCCACCAAGCTCTAATTCCAACATTCCTTTAATCTCTTTCAGTGTAAGCCTTCTTTTAAAAATCTCTTCTATATATTTGAACGAAACAATCTTTCCGTTAAAATTCAATTTTCTGATAATAAAATCATAACTACTTGCCATTACATCTACATCGATTTGTATTTCAGGTTCACTCTTATATATAGCATAATGCTTCTTGAGCGACTTCTTCAGAATTTGAAAAATATCATCTTGGTTTAAGAATTTCATGTGTATTATCGATCATCAAAAATGATCATCCTCCGCTTGATAATATTCTGTGGAACTGTTTATTTGCCATTGCCATAACTTGCTTATGTATTTTGCGTATTGCTCATCTGTTATTTGTTTTGAATCTTTTTTATTGGTCATAATTTCCATGTATTCTTGAATTCTTATGCCCACGACCTCCCCATTCAAAACTCAAGTTCGCAACCACCAATACCAATATCTAAATATCTTTCTCCTTTGTCGTCTTCTATAATTGTAAATGAGGCTTTATCAAGATGGTACCCTTTACATTGATATCCATCGGTAATTCTAACTTCTAAATCATTCAAGCCATCAGTCCTTTGAAGAACCCTTATTAGATCTTTAATGTTCATCTGTTGCCACCTTTCTTGATCAAAGTCGCCTTTTATTGTGGTTCAAAATAACTTTCAACTTTTTTGGAATTGCCGCCTAGATACATTTTGATCTCATTTAATATTCTTATAGTATCTCCAAATGGTTCCTTCATGTGTGGAGAATATTCTATGGCAGAATCCGTTGCTGCTAATGTACACAGTTTTTTATCTAATTCATTAAACAAGTCACCCAATACACTACCTTCCATGTTTCTCTCTCCAATCTTCGTAAAATTCATCTCTTACACGATTATTTTGTACTTAATTCGATTTCACGCTGAAGAATGTTTCTCACTTCTTGTAACTCTTTCTGATCTTTTTTCAGATTAGCAATGTGATAAACCATTTTCTTTGTTTGTTCAAGAGTTTCATAGTCTTTGATTTTAAACTGAAGACTAAATAATTTATCTTCAATTGCTTGAAACGCTACCCATCTTTGACCAGTGGTTAAGTCCATATTCTGTCTCCTCTTTTTCGTAAAGTGCATCTTTTACTTACATAGCGCTTCGATTGACTTAATTAATTCCTGCTTATCAACACAGACTTCTCTGTCTCCTAGTTTTATTGTCAACTCCAAAGAATCACGATAAGACTGAAAATCAATTGTTTCAGTTGAATATGAGTTGTAACTATCAGTTAGTAAATTGAGCGTTATTTTCATCTGCGCGCCCTCCGTAAAAATACTCAGATTTGGCAAGTTCGACCCTATTGTCAGATAAACTTGGAAAAAGGTAATCCTTATTAAATACTGTTTTGTAGAATACCCAAAAAACTTTCATTTTTATGTTTACGTTAAACTCAACAATAGCTCCAGCTCTTTCCCAATATGTTGTTTTATTCTTATGGATGATTTTATATTTCTTATTACCATGATCATAATAATGAACTTCTTTCTGAAGACTCATCTAAACCCTCTTTCCTTATAAAATATGAGTTTCACTTATTTATTATAGTAAAAGATTTTGGACAGTTATTTTTCATTAGTGCGTTTCGGGACTCGATTCGTGTATTCTTTTGGAATTTGATTAAATTCATAATTATTCCCATATAGCTCTCTAGCCTTATAATTATGAGCAATTGCGGCATCTATTTTCTCATCGTATGTACCCAAGCAGATCGTTCTTTTATTTTTATCAACTATATATGCTGCCCACTTTTCACTTTTTGTTTTTCTTACTCCCACAAAGCCAGAAGTTGTCTTTGACCTTAAATTGGTTTTGTGTTTTTCCCAATCTTCTCTGCTCATATATTCTACGTCTTCAATAATTGCAAATTCGCCATGAAATTCTTTCGCATAATAATTTCTGGAATTTATCGCTGCCTTTAAATTGTTGAAGCTACCTATATAAAAAGGCTTTCCTTTATCATCTCTTATTCTTGCTTGCCAACTCTCAGTCTTACTTTTGTTGTTGTTCTTAAAAATACCATGATATCCAGAGGAAACATTATTTTTCTTTACATTTCGTTCATTTTCAACTCTCAAACACAATCTTAAATTTTCTTTTCGGTTATCTAGTCCCTTTCGGTTGATATGATCAACTTCAAAATTAATAATATCTATTCCTGAAGCCTTCATAATTAAGCGATGCATATATTCGCCTCTGCTGGTCTTTGCATAATTTTGTTCCTGACTGTTTCTGTATTTGGGATACCATTTATACGAATTTATCATTTCATAATCTTCATCATCCACAAGAGCATAGATATGCTTTTGGTTCCCACTCATAAATACTTTTTTCACACTGAATCCCTCTCAATATTTAATAAAACAAGTGTTTTACCGTAATGCGTATTTATATTTAATCAAGCCAACGCTAATCCATTAATTAGACAATCATACAGGTCTTTTGGTCTTTCGACTTTATCAAAATCCATTAGATTAATGGCTCGAACAATCTCTTTTAGGTTGCATAGTAAGAATTTGTAGTCATTGATATCTAAATTCTCATCGTTGCTTTCTCTAAGTCTACTGTTATCAATTACTGTTCTATCTATATATACTTTATTATTCAGGTAATCGTGTACGGCTACAAATTCATCCTCGATCTTTTCAATTGTATGGTTTAGAACATTGATTTGTGTTTGTTTGAGTACCATAACGTCACCGATAGAAAACACATTCCTATTGAACCCAATCATCCGACTAACCATATCTAGCAACATCAAAGCTCTGCTTTCTTTTTGACTCAACTCGGTGTTGGAAATCGATGCTTTAATCAATGTATTCTCAGTTAATTCTGAGATATGCACAATGTTTTGCTCTTTCCCTAGAGCCTCTAATATGCTACTTTCCAGTTTGTTTCTTGATACAATTACCTTTAATTTGTAATGCTCTGCAATTTTAAATTTCTGTTCTTGTTCAACAATTTGATCAAATGATAGCCAGAATACTGGTTCAGAATTAAAGTCAATTTGTTGACCCTTTCTTTCTTCGATCTTATCATCGTCAATTTCCGGTTCACTTCGTCCACCAGCAGATCCTTCTCTCCCACCCCAAGTCGAAACTCCTTCAGCTTTAGGCGCCTTGCGTTTTACTTGTTGAACAAATTCTATCTCTTTATGATTTGACTCAGATTGCTTAGCCGCTTCTGATTTAATAAAGACTTCATATTGATTGACACTTCTGATTTCTGGATTCTTTCTTTTAGTCAAAGCGATCTTATTGAGGTATTCGGAGTCATTTTGATTCTCAGTATCAAACACCAAAAAGGTCATCTCATTCTTCAATTTTTCCTTATCTACATTCCAAGAGATAGCATCAATATGATTTTCGATGTGCCTCTGTTCTCCATATAGGAAACTGTGATTGGCAAGCTCTTTAATGTATTTGGACACTTCTTTTAAAAACTCAAAATATTTATCATCTCTGATAATATCCTTACGGTCTGGAGAGGTAAGATTAAGCGTCTTATCATTGATGTGTAAATCGCCTTTTACATAATAGTAGCTATCAAGTTTCGTCACTAATCTACCCTTATAGAATACTTTCAAATCTTGGCTAAACCCTGAGTTCAAAGAAACCCAGCCTTTAATCTTGTCAGAATCAATTACTTTTGAGAACACACTACCATCAGTATCAGTCAAATTCATTTTTTGTTGAAGTTTACCATCGCAATATACATTTAGTTCATGTATGTATTTGCCCAACAATTCAATTCTTTCTCGAATCAGAGATGTCGAAACCTCATTAAAATCAAAATTATTCAATATCAACTTGAAACCATTATATGTATTATCAGTCTCAGTTACTTCTATGTTTGTTTTGTTGTTTTGAATCATCTCGCCAACATTAAAGATGATATGTTTATTTCCAGTCAGCACTTCAATGTGATCGCTTACGGTTATGTTACTGAAAAACCCCATTCCAAACGGTGATTCTGATTTCTGAATGTCATCGTCCCATTCAGATTCTGCAATTGAGAAAAGAGCTTGTGGGTTTAATAATGTCTGACCATTATTTTCAATCGTAACCTTATCGTTGTGGGGGTCTACCGAAACCCTTACTTCCGTTGCCTTAGCCCTCTGTGCATTTTGAATATCCTCATCCAGAAAAGACAATTTATCTTTAAAAGTGCTTTGACGAAGCAGCTTGAGTTGATTGATTACATTTACTTTGATTTCAACGTTATTCATTTATCCTCTTCCTTTCTTAGTAAAACAGGTATTTTAGAAGGTTACACTCACTAATCCGTAATGCCTCCAATTTCCGCCTTACACGAAGGGCAAACGTGGGCAGCACAATCTCTATATTCGGGGTCAGAAATGCTCCCTATTTCGCCTTTAAACACTTCCATTGTCGCTTTATCCCAATCACGATTCCAATTCTTTTCTCCACACTCTGGACATTTTGCTTTGAGTTTCATTCTTTTACTCCTCCTACCTACTTCATTATTAGTTCCAATCTTTATAAAACTAGACTTTTATGATCAATTGTAAGCTCATTAATCTTATTTTCTAAAATCTTTAATGTTGATATTCCCGCCTGCTTCATTATAGTCAGCAAGGGTTCGCTTAATGCTGTCCAACATGATATTACAGTTCTCTTTGCTTGGGTTTTGTGAAATGTTGTAGAGCATATTAGATAATCCACGCATAGTAACTTCTAAGTAACTCATTGTTTGATATTCTCCTTCTCATATTCATCTGTATGTTGATAGCCGATCTGCACAAAAGATCCATCAATATATGTAGTAATTTTATATTCATTTAATAAAGCACATACTGCATTCTTCTTGCTGACTTCTTTAAACATAACTCTCTTACCTTTTTTAAGCTTTTTTATGATTGTTAGAATTTCATTCATTGTCATTCCCCTCCTTTGAGATATCTTCTTCGATTACCTTTATGGAGATTTCAAATTTATACCTTTTTCCTGACTCAGTTAACCCATCTAACAAGTCATTTGGATAAACCATATACAATCCTTTGTTAAATACTGCCTTATTAAATTTATTGGGTCGTCTTCCGGTGATTTGTTTAAAAACAATTTTGTCTACATCAAAACAAAATGCTTCGTGATCTCCACTTGGATAACCATTGAATATGAATTGCTTTTCTTTCATGTTCGTGCCTCCAATAATTCAGGATTATCGTGAATGTTACCAATTCATTTCTTCCAAACTAAATAGTTTTTTATCGCAGTTTTTGCAGTAGGCAACCTTTCCGTTCTTATGCTTTAAATGCTCATAATACTCGCCATTTTCTGCCTCTGTTCCATCAAAGTGATAACTATATCTTGTTTTACCAACAACGTAGTCTTTGGTGTAATATCCATCATCACTATCGCAATAAGGACATTTTTCAATTGGTGCTTTACTCATAACTTTTTATTCTCCATTTCTATTAGCAGCCGCCGTTTTCGCAAGCGATTGTCTCCAAAGTATCTTCAGCCTCCGCTAATTGATCAGCAGTTTCGTAAATAATCTCTAGTGCCTTAGCTACTGTAACTCGCATTGTACTGTGTTCAATTTCTTCTCCAATTGAATATCGATACATTTTATTTATGATTAAATCCTTTTCAGACTTGGTCATGAGTCATTCCCCTTTTAATAGTCTTAATAAAATTAGATTTTTATCTCGTTCTTAATTTCTATTTTAATTTGTTCAAATAATTCTATTGCTTTTTGTTGAGTTCCTTTAGAGAACATTGACAGACTGATATATTCTGTTTCTGAACACTCCAATGTTTTTCCAAATAATTTCCCCATCGAGATATCAACTTTAATTTTTGCACTTCCATTAAGTTCATTATCTTCGCCATAATAATTTTCACTACTAAGTGAAACACTAATCAGTTCACAATCCACACTACTTTTCATTGAATCATCTCCTTATTTGTTTGCGTAGTTCACTTCAAATGGTCTGCAACTCTATCTTTAGGCAGTCTCATTAAAATAGATGCGCCAAAATCATTCAATGCGTCTTCACCCTTGATTGCATCTTCTGGAATCCAAACTTCAAGTTTGACTCGATAATAGCCCCTGTTCTTTCCTTTTTTAGATGGTGCATAAGTGTTGATTGTCCCTGAAGGTGGAGCTAAGACCATTAAACTGTCGTCATATTTCTCTAACACTTGATCTACATACATTCCAACCACTTCTTTAGTAGCTCCAAAAATCACTTTTCTCATTAAATTTATCCTCCAATATGTTATATTTAAATTATTTTCCTTTTATGTATTACTAGAAATTGTTGGTGGCAATTGCGTAGGCAATATTTTTCTTTGCTATTTGTGCGTCTTTTATCTCATTGGTCATCAACAATATTTCATATTCCAAATTAGCAATTTTATCATCACACTCTTTTCTGACGTTTTCGGATCGTGTTCTTACTTTCTTATATTTAAGGGCTGCAACTTCTGCTTCATTTTTCGCCTTAGCGAGTTCTAATTTTTTGCGTCTTGAAAATTCAAATCGGTGTAACTTACGGAACTCTTTTTTGTAGATATCTTTTATTTTATCTCTGAATGGGATGTGTTCCCTGTTGTCTCTCTCAATTTCATAGACTGTTGCTACTAAATGAGTGTCAATATTTGTATGAATGGCAATAGAGTTATTATATACATACATATGAGCATCCCTTCCGCATTTATCAGGAAGTATTCCAATGTACTCAGAGCTTTTTAATAAACCCCTGATATAATCTGTAGCTGTTCTTTTGTTTTTACTAACCGCAGGAAATCTCTCTTGTATTCTCTCAAAAGCGTGGGTAGATAGTTCAATGTTCTTAGTTTCAATCATGTAAATCATCTCCTTTAGTATTATCAATACCTTGTTATATGTATTGTGTATTTTGATAAAAGACGGCTTTTACGAAGAGCTACACTAGCAGTTTCCCTTCGAGTCGATCATATGCATTTTTAACGGTCTCACGAATTTCTATGTATTTGTCATAGTTCTTAGTCAAATCAATCACTTTTCCGTTTTGAATTGTAAGCTGGAGGTGATAATACTGTATATATTTTTCGCCATCATGTTCAGCAAACTTAGTCCCTAATGCAACTGCCCTTTTAATTTTATACTCAATATCAGTGATTGAATCACATTTTAGATAACTAACTGGGCAAAGCTCTTCATATTGTTCAATAACCTTATTGCTAACTTTCATCCGATCATCTCCTATGTATTTATTTTGTTTTGTACCAAGTGTTTGCATAGAGCATATCAGTTTCTGAGAATTCTGTGTAGAATTGATTATGTTTATTTGATTGATCGTGTCCATCTTTAACACCCAATTCATAGCACATTCGCCTGTGACCTTCTCTGACCCCCTCAAATGCTTTGCTCCAAAATAGCTTATGTATAATTGACTCAAACACTTCTACTTCACCTTCCTTCCAGTTAGATTAACAAACTTACCGAACTTATCAATTTTATAAGGTCGATTAGAATGTTGCTGAAATTCCACTAATTCATCATATGTCTCTTCCGTTGGTTTAAATTCGAAGCCATTGAAGCTAGTTTTTTCACCTACGAGAAATGTCGTTGATCTTGGCTCATCATCCACCCAACAGATATTTAATAGTATTTCAGCTTCTTTTGTTAACTTCATTTAAATCATCCTCTCAAAGACATGAATAGAATAACGAAATAATTGAATAATATGTGGCTTGATATCGGTACTAAGATGTTATCTGTCTTTTTATAATACCAACTCCATACGATGCCAATAAATACGTAGCTAAAAAAATTGATCATACTAAAATGTGGTATCGCGAATATTGTAGAGCTTATTATTGCTGAAGCCCAAAAGCCGAATCGTTGATTTAGTTTGGCGAATATGTACTTCCTACAAATCAGCTCTTCAATGATAGGGCTGAAAACAATAGCATATATGTACATAATAGGTGTTTGAATAAGCGGCTTTGACATTGGATCAATAAACAGTGACGACAATTTTGTTAGAGCGGCAAACCCCATTATAGCGAAGCAGAACGAGTTAAAAATTGATTCCCTATTTATCTTTGAGTTAATTTGTTCATAATCTTCCTTAAGTAAATGTCTACCAAATCTCATTAATAATCCTAAGATTATTGTAGGTGCAATATTAAGCAGAAAGTAAATCGTACACTTTCACATCCTTCTTTAACAAATCATTCATAATTATCAACCTCCTAATAAAAAAAGTACAGGCTTTGTTTAACCTGTACTCATATTATCATATTTAATTATTTTTGTATATAGGTGTTTCATTATTTTTATTTATTTAATTCGTCAATGCTAATAGGGAATTTTTCTTTTGCTAAATCAATAACCGCTTTGGCGTATTCTTGAATCTCCTTTTGAGCATCATGTTCGAGTCTCTGGTTTAAGAAGTGACAAACACCTTGAAGAGAAGTAGACCAATACCAACGCACATACATACCATATGCCGGGAGAAACAACCTTGCTTGCTCTGCACAAATGCCTTTTTCGATAGCCCATTCATAATTAGTTTCTGCGTCTTCAATGGTCTTGAATAGTCTATGGGTAGCTTCTTCGCCAAGTTCAAACTTAACAATATCTCCGCTGCCTTGCTTTGAGTTTTCAGGTTTAGAACGCCACTCATTAAATGCTGGTACATGAAAATTTGGTTCTTCAGTGATGTAGCGACGACTAGATTCATTCCAAGCATCCATTGTATGGTCAGAGCCAACGATGTATTTCCACCATTGTCGTGCTACCATAAGAGGAGCATATACCTCAAATTGTAGAAATGCATGTCTGAAAGGGCTTGAATGTCCTTCTCTTGCTAGAAATTTAATTAGCTTGATATCTTTTTCAGTTAGTTCTTTTGATTCTTTAGCATATGATGTTTTTGCAGCATTAACCACTGTAAGATCGGAACCCATTACATCTACAAGTCTAACATAACCCTGATCTAATACATCAATTTTATTAAGCATTTTATAATTTTTCTCCTTTTTAATGTTATATATAGTTTCTTTTGTAACGTTATATTCAATAGCTAAATCATCAGCCTTAACACCACTTTTTAATTTTTTTCGTATATTTGTAATTTCATTGTCATTAAATAATGCGTTTTTTGGTCTTCCTTGTGATTTCCGAGCTATACTAGCGCAAAGATGTCTTATGTATTTTGGTTTATCCATATTATTTTCTGAGTGAGTTCCCATAACTATATTTTCGATTCGTATATTTTCTGTATTTGCATCTAAGTGACGAACAACCTTTCCATCTTCAAAAGATTTTTCTCCATAGAAACAATATGCAGCAAACTTATGAACAGGTACTCCATAAATACCAGATTGAGTAAAATCAACCTTAATAGAAAACGTTGGGTATCTTTGCCTACCTCTCTTCTTTACTGCCAAGGGGCATCCTTTTAATCCGATTAATTTACCATCAACCGTAACTCTATATCCTTTTTCATAAGCTAGGATTATTGCTTTTCGCATACTACCATTTTTCATCTTTAATTTGGTACATCCTTTTATATTAGTCATTTTTAAAGGCAGTGGATTTACCACCGCCCATTCGTATTAGTTAAAACGTTTAGCACCAAGTTCAATTTGTCGCTTTACTTCTTCTTCGATCTTAGGTTCTGGAGCTTCCCATCCTTCAGGCTTGATTACCTTACCTACTTCATTATAGTGTGGCTTCCCGTCGGGGAACAACTTACTTAAATTTGCATTATGTACAATATCAAAAATCTTGTCTGGAACAATAGAAGTCTCAACTAATCCACCTTCAGCAAAATACTTAATATCAATCAGTGCATCAATTTGTCCAATTAACCGATCTTCTGGAAAAGGCTTAGTGAGTTGTTTTTTGTATGTCTCTTCAGCATTCAAGATTAATTCAGCGAAAAATTTATCAAATCTCTCTTTGTTTCCTCCCGTTGCATACAAAAGCTCAATTACCTCCTCAAGCACAAAAGAGGCACGGTTGATTGCCAATTTGTCCGACAGTACAGTTGGCACATCTGGAGCAGGGCAATTAAATGCCTTTTGGAATTCACGTACCTTGAAGAAATCGCTATCATGGTTATAATATTGAATTTTCACATTTTTTAAATGAAGGTTTCCATTTAAATCAATCTTAATAAATCCATCATTGGTAGAAGTGTGTTTATCCTTATATTTTCTAAGCATTTGTGTTTCAAACTTATTTGTACGTCTTTTTTCTTTAATAAAGTATGTAACTACAGTCAAACCATCAAGGTGCCCTTTAACAACACCTTTGACCTTTAGTGGCTTAATATAAACTTTATCACCAATTTTATAAAATGGTTGTTTTACTTCCTTATTATTTTTATCTGCCATATGTATTTTGGCTCCCTTATATCACTTTTTTAGTTCTACTTATTAAAAATCAAACTTGAAATCTTCGTCTGTCATTCTTTCAATATTTGTTGTTCTGACATAGCCATTCCCTTTTTTCGAAAAGAAGTCATGTTGCTTGGTGTTTGTGCTAATTCCATTCTGAACAATTGGATTAATGTCTTCTTCAGGGAAATAATTATCAAATCCTAAGTTCTGTAGAGCGCGATTCGCATTATAACGTACATACTTCTTTACTTCTTCTTCAAGGCCAATGACAGTATACAATTCATCGGTATATTCCGCTTCATTCTTATAAAGTTCAGTAACCAAATCAAGGACTTCTTCTTTCGTTCGTTCTTTTTCACGTTTGTTCATGGTCTCGTACACTTCTTGAGCAATTTTACCTGTGTATAGGCCGTGTATGGCTTCGTCACGCAAAATAAGATCAATGATTTCTCCACTAGATGTTAATTTACCCTGTCCAGCTAAATACAGAGGATAAAAGAATCCACTGTAAAACAAATAGCTTTCCAATAGAACAGAAGCAGCCAGTGCCATGTAAAAATCTCTTTTGGTTCTAATATTAATGTAGTATTGCTGTATTGTTTTAGCCTTTTGTTGAAGATGTTTATTTTGTTCCACCCATTCAAAAATTTCATCAATTTCTTCAGTGGTAGCCAATGTGGTAAAGATGCTGCTGTACGATTTGGCATGAATTTGCTCCATCATACCCATAAAACCAAATACTGCTTTTCGTTGAAGTCCTTCGACTCGCTCTAAAATTTGGGGCATTCCTACCCCTCCCTGTAGAGTATCAAGCAACGTCAAACCGCCCAATACCCTTTTATATACATCTTGTTCAGTCGGCATTAAATCGACCCAACTCATTTTATCGTCAGATAGCGGAATTTCATCATCGGTCCAAAACTGTTCAATATTTTGTTTCCAAAACGTTTGAGTAAACCCATCATCTTCTCTGTTCCAATTTACAGCTTTTAATGTCATCTAGTTACTCTCCTGTTCGTTTAAATAGCACAGCTTGTACATTCTTCCACAGATAATTTTTTAGTGCGTGTATAGTACAAAGATTTGAGCCCTTTTTTGTTGGCATATACGTAGTATCTTCCCAATTCTTTGGTGGATACATCGCTATTAACATACAATATTGTTGATACACCTTGATCGATATGTCTCTGAATCTCTGAAATCAAATCAATCATCTTAAACATATCCATATTGTATGCAGACTTATAAAAGAAGAAGTTGTCTCGTGCCAAAAACGGCATGGGATAATATGTTGTTGAATTGGCGTAGGTTCTTGTTTCGATTGGCTCAACGATTGGCATAACACTTGAAGTTGAATTTTGTACGTAGCTAATGGATTGCGTTGGAGCAATTGTGAGTCTGTATGCATTAGCCAAACCAAACTCAGCAACTTGCACTTTTAATTTAGTCCAGTCTTTTTTGGTTGGGAGATTGATCCCTTCAAATAGCTTCTTGATCTTATCACTGACTGGATTGAAACCTTCTTTTTCGTACATTGTAAAGTATTTTCCATTTGCATATTCGGAAAGTTCAAACCCCTTAAATGAGCCATACTTTTTAGAAAGTTCCATACTTGCTTCAAGAGAGTGAAAATTCATGGCAGCAAAAAACGCCCTAACGAATTCAATGGCTTCATTACTTTCATAAGCAATACGATTTTTCGCTAAAAAACCATGCAGGTTCATTGCTCCAAGTCCAATTGAATGCAGTTCATCATTGGCTAATTTAACACCCGGAGCATTACCGATATTAGTCAATCGTGATACAGAATCAATTGCATAAATTCCCGTGAATACAGATTCCTTGATGTTCTTAGACTCCATAACATTCACAATATTCAACGAAGCTAGATTGCAACTAATGTCTTTACGGATAATATCCCCTACACCGTAGTCATTGATTTCTGACGTTTCTTGCAATTGAAAAATTTCTGTACACAAATTTGACATCTTAATGTTTCCAATTCTTTTTAATGCATGAGCAGAATTAGCGTTATCCCTATTAACAATATACGGATAACCAGACTCAAGCTGAGAAACAGCAATTTTAGTAATCATATCTCTTGCGTCTAAGCGCTTCTTCTTAACAGATTGATTGTTCAACAACTCTTCATACATCTCGTCCATATCCATATCATCTAGGTGAATCCCATAAGCCTTGTAGACTGAATATGGCGCAAACACATAAAATGGCTTATCCTGTTCAGCAAGTTCATAGAATTTTTGTGGAACAACAAGACCGATAGATAGAGTTTTAAGTCGAGACTTCTCATCTGCATTGATCTTTTTGCTATCTAGGAATTCTTGAACGTCCCATCCAAAAATATTGTAGTAACCAGCGCCAGATCCTTTGCGTTGCCCCATCTGATCCGCATAGGAAAAAGCATCTTCCATAAGCTTCAGCACAGGAGATATTCCCTTAGCGGCTCCTTCTACACCCTTAATCGGTTCACCACGTCCACGCAATTTTGAAAGATTGACAGCAACTCCACCACCAATTTTAGAAAGTTGCATACATGTATTTAGAACATAATTGATAGAATTAAGGGAATCATCCGTTTCAAGAAGAAAGCAAGATACCATTTCTCCTCTTCTGCTACGTCCAGCATTCAAATATGTGGGTGTACTTGGCTGAACTCGTTGTTCCATTAATCCTTTTAGAATATCTACTGCCACATGAAACTGTCCTTGTGCCAAGTACATTGCTACTATACAATTATGCTGCTCAATATCCTCCAGATAATTACTCTTATCATTTGTTTTCAATGCATAATCGTTATAAAACTTCTGAATAGCCATATATGAAGCGAATCTAAATTTATAGCTATAAGCAATTTCATGTAATCTACTGACTTCTTCTTTGCTGTAAAGCTCATAAAAATCTATGTAATAGTCGTTCTCAATTAGACATTGCATCCGCTCTTCATTATCTTTGAAATGCATCGTATTTTTAATGACTTCTTTTTTAAATTCTTTTATGGCCTCAATGTCTTTTTCTAAGTCAAAGAATCCGTCCTTCTTTTTCATGATTAGGTTGTTCAGTTCTAAGTATTTCAAATATTTTTAATCCTTTCGTTTATAATTTCAATATCTAGTTGATTCCCTGAGAGTTCAAATTTGTGGATTAAAGGAATGTAATATTCATGTGATATGATATCGGCTGCTCTACCAAACTTAAGCCCCCAGTTACGATTACCACTAGATACAACACCCTTCATAAAATATTCATTATTTCTAATAAACTCTGCAACTCTTTTTGGGACTTCTCCAAATCCAGTCGTATACGTAATTAAAACGAAAGGTTCATCAACGAGTAATCCATCATTGATCTTTATATTTCTCATTCTTAACTTATCAACGAATCTCTGTACATTGCCAGTTAATGAATCATATACAATTAACATTTAAGTTCTCGCATTTCAACCTCCTTATGCCCTACCACCCACCCGTATTTATGCCTTCTTATTTATGTTTAACTCGGTCTTTTTCTTCTGCTCTCTTTGCAGAATTGAAGCGATTCAGATTACCGACTAAATATCCTGTAACTCTGCGAATCCGTGAGATATTTTCTTCGTCATTCTCTCCACAAATAGGGCATTCTTTATTTATTACTCCATCAAAATTACAAGATAAGCATTTGTCTATAGGATGATTGACGCTGAAATACCCCATGTTTTTGTTTAAAGCATATTGAACAATTCGTTTAAATGCTTGTAGGTTATTCCTTGCGTTTCCATCCAACTCAACATAAGATATGTGCCCTGCATTAGTTAATTTGTGGAAAGGGGCTTCACGCTCAATTTTTTCATATGCTTTAATCTCGTAATAGACTGGTACATGAAAAGAGTTAGTTAGATAATCTCTATCTGTTACGCCCTCAATTTTTCCATATTGATTCTGAAGTAGTTTCGCAAACTTACCCGCTAGGCTCTCTGCTGGAGTCGCAAAGCAGGTGATGTTCATATCATATTCATCTGACTTTCTATCACAAAAGTCCTTAATGTAACAGATAATATTATATCCAGCTTTCCATGCTTCTTGATTTTCACCGTGATGGACTCCATATAACGCCTTAAGACATTCTGCTAATCCTACAAATCCAATGCTAATTGAACCTGAACGAAGTAAGTCCCCTATTTTATCATTAGGCTTTAGTTTCTCGCCACCAATCCAAGAACCGTTTTGCATCATAAAGTCACTTGCCTTTGCTGGCTGTTCACACTGGATATTGTAACGATGAATTAAGCCTTTAAGTGTTACATCAAGAACTTCGTCCAACTTATTCATGAGTCCGACAATATCTCTTTCTTTACGACCGTTGACTATCCCATACTCAATTCCAAGCTTCGTTAGGTTAATAGAGTTAAAAGATAGGTTTCCTCTACCAGATTGAGATGGTTCACCAAAACGATTAGATATTACACGGGTTCTACATCCCATTGTTGCTATTGCAGTATCCGGCTTGTTGGGATCGTAGTATTGAAGATTGAAATCGGCATCCACATTACAAAAGTTTGGAAATAGTCGTTTACTTGAACATTCAAGTGCTTTCATGAATAAATCATAATTAGGATCAGATTCGTTTTGATTTATTCCTTTTTTACATTGGAAAATAAGTTGAGGGAAAATTGCCGTCTCTGAGTGTCCCAATCCATTGATTGATGCTGTTAATAGTGAGTCTGAGATTAATCTTCCTTCAGTCGAAGTGCAGAGACCGAATGTAACACTTGTAAATGGTACTTGCCCTCCAGCACGAGATGCCATTGTATTAAGATTATGAATCAAACTTTCAGATGCTTGATATGTTTCGATCTTTGTTTCTTCTTTTGCATATGCATAAGAATTCGGAAATACCTTGCTAAGTTCTGCATTGTCTAAATACAATTGATCATCTTCAACCTCTGAAAAAAGTTCATTAAAGTACTTTTGTCCTTTTCTAAAATGCTTTTTAAATGACTTAGTTACATATGGAGCTAAATCCCAGTCAAACTTTGAAGCCCCACATCCTCCATATTGGCTGTTCTGCTGACATTGAAAAATAATTGCTGCTTGAGCCATTGCAGTCATGATTGAGTTTGGCGACCTTACAGATCCTTTGTCACTAACCTCAAATCCATTTGCCAATAACTTATCAAAGGGAATAAATAAGCAGTTGTGCGTCCCAATTGCGTAATGATCCAAATCATGCACATAGACATATCCTTCATCTATTGCCTTGACTAGCCGTTCTGGTAGTACTATATTTCGTGCATACATTTTACTGTATTCAGAACCAAATCTATTCATCTTTCCACTATAAGACTCGCCGTTAAGATTAGCATTTTCTTTTGTTATGTCTTCATTTCTACCTGAAATAATTCCTTCTCCAACACTATACAGATCGTTATCATTAAATTGTTGCGTATGTATCATCTCCATTTGTCTCTGTAAAAGAACTGTTTTATCAACATCACTACATCTTATAACAATGTGTTGCTAATACTTCACTTGCACTGCATCATTTAAAAAGTTGTATAAATGATTTACAATACGACAATTTCGAAATTCCTCTACCTTATTTCCAAGTAAAGCTCTGACGACTAGCCACCAACCATCCAAATACTCCCTGTCTTTGTCTCTCTTTAGATATAAAGAGTTTACAGCAATAATCAAAGCTTCGAATTCACGAGGTAACATGTCCTCAATAATAAACCTCTTCAGTTCATCATTCATATTTAATTATCCTATTTTATGTATTTTTGTTTATCGCAATCTTATCAAACTGTTTCCATGCATCTTTCCATATCTGTTCCTTCAAAGCATCATACTTATCAAAATCTTTCTTGCCTAAATGCTGTCTCAACTTCTTTTTCACATATACATCTTCATGCAGTTTCTTTTCTTGCTCTGTATCTATGTCACACACAAAACAGGCAATTAGAATTTCAGCCAATTCATGGCTTGTGTCCATTCTTTTCTATCCACCTCCTTATGTTGATATTGCCCATTCGACTGTTGATCAAATCCGTTCCGTCTTAATCACCTCTTTATATGTTATATATTTTATTATATTCATTTTTTGAATATTGTCAATTGTTTATTTAATTATATTTGTATTATTTTATTTCGTTTTCGTGTGAATTTTCACAAATTGCATTTTATTACTCATTTAACTCTCTCCTGTTCTTAGTTCATTCATTGTAAAAGGTACATTTTAAAGCAATCTTTCAACCAATACGCCTTTCTTTTTTATTTGATAATTGCCGACATCCGAATCAATTGCTACCTTATACATTTTATTATTCTTATATGCATCAATGACAGGGTACATTTTTGTTCCACCAAAGAGGTTCAAAGCCAATCTGTTTGATTTGAATACATCCTTGTTTGTTTTGATTTCAAAATCTGTTTTCAAGTATTGGTGTTCATTATAATCATAGAAGTCTGCCACATCCACTGATTCAAGCATAATATCTTCAAACTCGCCCATTCCTGCTTCTTTAAGTTTATTTGAAAGTTCTTCAATGGAAACTAAAATGAATTCTTTTGGCTTTTTAGCGTATTCATATTCCATTCTTCGTAATGCTTTATATTCGTCATCTTTTGCGACCGCCTTGGTTGAATACTCCTTCAAATGAAATTCTGTAGTTTTTGATGGAACAATGAAGCCATACACTTCAGCCAATAACACACTCAACGCTTCGGGGCTGTCTACTTCGTTGTGTTTTTTGATGATTGTTTTACAAAATTCCTCAAATTCTTCTTCGGAATAATCTTGATCTGAAACTATGTAATAATCTTCGTAATCAATATCCCAAAGCCCACTACTCACGCTATACAAGTATACCTCGGACAATTATTTCACCCTTTCTTAAAATGTGCATCTTATAGGAAGACTAAATACTCACCAATTTATTAACTGTGGTTTCATTAATTTCGTTTGCTTCATAAGCATATTGAATTTTTTCTTGCATAATTACGTCAGGAACAAAAGTCAATGCTTCAGCTACAGCATAACTTCCATCTGGATTACGTTGTTGTGTTGATACCTGAACCAAACAGCCGTTAGGCAAGTTGCACACCTTCGTTGATTTCATCCACCCCTGAGACTCCGAACTTGCCTTGCACAGCAAAGCAAATGTATTACCATCTCCTACGACTTTGATATCAGATACCTTTTTCTTTGCGTCTTCAATATTTTCAACTGACAGGTTCTTTTCTTCCATTATTAATTATTCTCCTTTTTAAATTAATTTCTTCATAAAATTTGACTTTTACATACTTTATTTAATAATCCCAACGCTTTTAATGATGAAGTACCCAATAAATTGCATGATAGTTTTAACAATAGCTTGACCAAGAATAGCATATAGTACTGCATTCCATGGAATAAATCCTGCTCCTAATGGAGACAGACCAACTATTACAAACAGTCCAGAATCAATAAGACCTCCGCCTGTTCCACTAACAAGGACTTTCTTTTGAAAAGATCCATTCAATCTGGTAAACACTTCTGTATCGAAAGCTTCAGAAAAAACAAATGTTACAGCACTTGCAGAAACGATCCACAAAGTATCACCAAAGAGCCATGAAGATAGCGCAGACAAAGCCAGTGCCAAAACAATAATTAGATAAGTCTTCTTCCTACCATATTTCTTTTGCACAAGGTCTCTAAATATAAATGTTGCTCCAATAAAGAGTGTTCCCATTGGAACAATAAATTTCCATAGAGTGATTGGAGTGAAACTAGCAGTTACTACGTTTGCAATAATAATTCCTGTAATATAAAGAAAAATTCTAATCATAATTCCCCCCTAGATTTTCCCGATAATTTTTGCAGCCTTACGACTGTTGCTCTGCATCAAATCTACTGGATGATAGTCTATATATTTTTGCTCTTTTTTGAACACTTTAATCCATTTTTCTTGCTCTTCGTCTACTACGTTCCCCATTGTAGACATCAATTCAAAAGCTGAGGTATCGCAGCTTATATTTAATCCTTCGACTGTGATTCCTGTTAGTTGTAACAACTCTTTAATGTTTGCTATTTCTTTTAGCACACTAAATGTTCCCACTCCAAAAATATGTATGTCCTTAATATTGCTATTATAAATAACTGGCAACCCGATCTTAATTGTATCGAGTAGTTTGTATTTGGTTTCATTTATTCTTCCTGACATCGCTACTCCTCCAAGTCCAATACAATCTTCTGGAGCTGCGATTTTCAGTGTTTCTGTAAGACAATGGATGTAATCTCTTGTTGTAATTCCTTGAACCATAAGTACAAGTTGTCTTGGTTTTAATTTTTCTCGCATTGAGACGAGATACTGGTTAGCTTTAATAGTTTCTTCGACGTTGCCTATATGATCATAAGATACGATTCGCTCACTAACCATCCCGACTTTCTTTTCAAGGTTCAACTGCCGTTCAAGTGCTTTCTCAAAACTAACTCGACTATTTTTATCGGTGTCTTGGAATGCTCCACTATCCATAAGTATCTTTGTGGATGGATTTTTAATACTAATGCTTCTATATTTGGGATTAAGACACACACATTCTGTAATAAACTCTGTATTTAGTTCCTTGGTATTTAACTTATCATGACACTTCGATAAATAAAGTTTCAACTATTCACTCTCCAATGATGTTTTAATTGTATCAAAGCGGTTTTACAATATTCAAAATTTTTTATCACTTCCATAAACTTATAATCAAGATTGTCCGATATATATAATGATTATAGAAAGGGAGATGTTATATGAATCTATCAATTGACTGGGGAACTTTAATTGTATCAGTCCCAGTTATTGCTGCGACATGTTTTGGAGCAATAAGATTTATTGGTAAGGCTTATTTAAAGGAGTATTTTGACCAAAGGTTAGAAGCATTTAAGGCCGAACTACAAAAGGATAACGAAAAGTATAAATCTGAACTGGAGAAAGAGAAGAATATTTACATAAATAAACTTGAGCTTCAAGCATCTAAGAATAAACAAATATTCGATCTGTATTCAAAGGATAAATATCCAAGGTCAATAGAGGTTAGAGATCTAGTAAAAGAATTTTTAAAAGCCTATAACTCCAATTCATCCAACAAGAGTGAATGTCTGCGTATAGTAGATTGCTTTAGAGATACCCTAGAATTGAACAGAGTTTTTATTTCTGATCAGCTATATGAATTGTCTAAGGAGATTTATAAAATTTCTAGTGATTCAATATCTGCCAAATCCAGTTATTATTATTTAAGAAGTCAAGACGATTATGCAAGAGACGAACGAACCAATCAAGCTTTTATGCGTTATGATTCGTATTCAAACAAAATACAAGAAATTCACGACAACATTGAAAATCTTTTACGCAATGAATTCGAGGGATGTGCATAAATTTAATTTTAGAGACCTTAAGGTCTCTTTTTTATAATATGTGGCTTTTATTACAACAAAGCCAACATCTCCTTGTTTATCTCGTCAATCTTCTTATCATAATATTTGACCTTACTGATCTTGGCTTGCTCAAACTGCTTCAGATTTTCCATACACTGATTTAGATAATGCTGTTTACATTCTTCCTCCGTGTAGAAAATATTTAGTGATACCCCTGTATAGGCTCTATATCCGGTGTTGTCGTATGGAGCAATTACTTGCGAGAGCATTTTCCCTTTCTCATTAACTGATCTAAAGTGAAAATCAGAATAGTAGACACGCTTATTTTTAGGCAAATTATCATTACTCAAAACGACGACTTTTCTAGGAGTAATGTGACGGATTGGTTGATTGTCTATATCATTGAATCTATAGTCACAGATCCACACTTCGTCCCCCAATTTTGCTTTTGGAGCATACTCCTTATGATTCAATTAGATCCCCCCGATTCAACATTGACTCCCAATTCCCTCATTATTTTTATGTCATCGGAACCTATATTTTCTTTTACTAAAATCCATCCATACAGCGTTGCTCCGTAATACAAATCACTTAGCTCTACCTCTTCATCGTACATATCTCCGTTTAATCTAATCATCCTATCTCTGAAACTCTCTTGATCAACAATGCTAAAGTCATTGTCATAAACATCAAATACTTCATTGTCTTTTTCTTTGTATTCGTAGTTATTGTAGATACTTCCCCAGTCTTCAGAAGATGGTTCTGATTTTAACCATTCATACACTTCGCTGTCGGAATTTGCAACAAGATAAGTAAGGATACCCTTCTGGCTATCTTTTTGTGAAAAATGCTCAAACATGATTTTATACAGATTCATTTTTCTGCTCCTTTATCTATGTAAAATACGCCTTTTATTTGAATGAAATTTGATTTAGTGGAACAATTATTGTGTTTCTCTCATTAGCAATTACTACTCTTGTTAAAGGGAACAGTTTTTGGATTTCCAATTCTAGAAGAAATTAATAGTTGATCTGTAATAGCTTCTATTGATTTTACAATACCGCAACTCCACTGAACTCTCCTTCTGCTACAATCGCATGATTTCCAAGAAGAGAAAGTTTTTCGTCCATTCACATATCTCTTTTTTTGAGATGTCAATTTTATTCCAGTGTTAATTTAATACTTGACCATCCATCATAATTAATAGCAATTATCTTTTTGTTTAGAAGTAGCCTTTTTACTTCATCTGAAGCACTGTTGTTATTTACTAAAGAATAATAAATATCATCTATCACTAAATCCATACCATCTGCAAGAATTTGCATTTTCATTAACATCGCCTCGTTAATTGATAAAATCTCACTTTTACCATCATTTCTTATCACGTTACTCACAAAATGCAATTTGTACTCATAAAAATGAAAGCTATCTACGAATTTGCTATGTGTCTACAAAATAAAACTGCGTGATTTTTTCATCTAAAAAAGTACTGTAGGTGGGAATTTATTTAGAGAGAGGTTTTTTAATGAAAACACCTACTACTGGCAACAATGTCTATCTTTCAATTTGTACGTATATGTATTTACTAACTAAACAAAATAAGTTTTTTAGATTCCTTTGGAACTGGCGCAAAGTGATTCGGGCGATTTTGAACTGTTTTTTGTTTAATAACTAATTTCTCTCCCTGTCTACCCACAACGGGGAGTTTTTATTCTTATCAAATATATCTTTCTTGGAGATTTACATCCCCAAGAAGACCAGGCAGTATAACATGTAAACATAATAAATAACATCAACAAGGTTTATAAGCGTACTCTTCAATGATCTTCGTTTGGTACTGTAAAGTTCCTTACGGTATTCATTTCGTTTTTCTTCAGTAGAAAGGTCTCTTTTCTGATTACTTGTCTTCTTGAACCTTACAAAACCAATAATATTCATTGCGATCATAATAAGGGTTGGGAATTTAAAAAAGTCATTATCTGTTGCTGTGAATAGATAAATCAGTTCAATAATAACAATAGGAATCAACAACAGTGTTGGAGCTAAATTCTTAAGCATTTCTAGTTGTACTTTTGTTTGTACTCCTTCTGTTGCTGTTTTAATCTCCAATTCTCCATTTCTAATTGTAGTATCTCGTAGAACATTACCTTTAACGAGTAGAATGAAGTGAAGCGCAATAAACACAATTGTCCAAAAAATCATTCAACATTCTCCTTTATGTATGTATTAAACTTGAACTTGTTTATGTTTCAATTTGCTAAACAATACAGTAAGCAGCAGGATTCCAAAAATAATTGAGAAGAATAATACTTCGTGAATATGAAACCCAAATGAAGAGCCGATCATCTTCAGTGAAATAATTGCGATAAGTACATAAGCAGTGGTTTCGAGTTCAGGCATTTTCTCGATCAATTTAACGAATTGTTTTGATACACCGCGCATCATTAAAATACCTAAACATCCCCCAGTAAACAAAACCCAAATTTTCTCTGACACTCCGAACGATGCCAAGACACTATCAATAGAGAACGCCATATCCACCAACTCAACGGATACCACAGTTGCCCAAAATCCCTTTTGTAATGTATCTTAACTCCATCATTATTCTTATCTTTTTAGTTATTTTTATCGATAAAGTATTTAACAACAAGCCACATAAGATAAGCTCCACCAACGAGTTTAATCCACCAAATTTTCACTAGTAAAGTACCTAAAAGGATTGCGATAAATCGAAATGCATATGCTCCGATCAATCCATAGAACAGTGCTTTTTTCTGCTGTTCTTTGGGTAAATGACCAACCATTACGGCTAGCACCAGTGCATTATCTACCGACAGTAGACCTTCCATAATAACCAACATTACAATAATTGCGATTGATGATACCATTTGATTAAATTCCACCCCATATTTTATTTTTATTTATCTTTTAGAAAAAAGAACATTTCAACTAATGCAGCAGTATCAAATTTGGATTTCGCAAATAGTCTGATACTAAAGATAATGTTAAGAACAGGAACGACAGCCATTAGAATCATAATAATTACATCTTCAAGTGCTAGAGAGGTAGACTCACTTACTTGCCGTTTAACTCTCTCGCGAATCAATACATACGAAATTACAACAGTGATAAGATACAATAGAACAAGTCCCATTTCATATTCTCCTCTTATTTAATCAAATTTTTATTTTTCGCTTCTTTTAACCATTCAGGGAATTCGCCAAGCAGCCTACTAAACAATTCGTTTTCATCTACAGAACCAATATCATTAAATTTAATAAAATCTGCGTTATCAATAAATCTAACATTCATATCATCAAGTTTTTGCAGAAAATCAAAACTCGAATATCCAATGCCTACAAATTGCCAGAACACTCCATGCTTTGATGCTTCTTTAATAACTGCTTCAGTTTCTCTCTTATCGTTGTTGTCTCCGTCAGTGATGAAAATTACGAATACAGGTTCATCAAGAATAGTGTTTGTGAGAGGCGAGGAAAGTAGCTTGTTAAATAGTCGCTTTTTGACAAGTTGTTCACCAGCCGAAGTATATTTCTTTAAGATACGGCTCATTACACCAGCATAATTGGTAGAGCCTTCGAGTGGATAACTGGGTCTAATTTTATTGTTCACATATTGATAGAAATCTTCTTCTTTGAGTTCTCCAACATCATAATTGTTGCTTCCAAACAGAAAGATATCGATGGCTTGGTTATCATCAAATTTGATTCCGAGTGCAAGCAAGTTCTCAACAACTTTTTGTACTGTTCCATTACTGAAGAGAGAACCCATAGATCCTGAAATATCTAGCACCAATGCTACTTTTGCTTTTTGGTTGCCCAAACCAACTTTTTCAACCGCATCATTCGCCTTCTTTTTGAGGTCGATAAAATTCTTTTTCGCTAATTCGATGTTCATTTAATACACTCCTCAATATATATTTTTTATTTTAATATCTCACTACAGGTCTATCACCCAAATCGCGCCAGTCTTTTTCATTTGTATAATATCCCTTGAACTCTTCAGACAGTTTACGATTCTTCATATTTTCAAACGTGTCAATTTGATTGTCAATCTTAGCCCACTCTTTTCTCAGTTTGTCGAGTTTTTGATTAATATCATAAACACTCATATCTTGTAGCATAATTAGTTTTTCTCCTTTCTTTAATTCATCTTTTATTCTCTTCATCATCATATTTGACTTTCCTGATCCTCTCGGAAGGTAGACATACTTCAAAGCAATCTCTTCCTTTCTTGATAAAAGCATTATTTTAAAAGGTATGTTTTTTTCTACTCCTAAGTGGTCTAATATTATCTTTGTAAATAACCCAGTACTTTAGGTCAAGCAATTCGGATTGTTTTGCAAGAAACGCCTCTCTCTTTTGTTTATGGTCGTTTGAGTCACTATAAAAAACTCGTTCCTTGTAATATTCGCAGTCCTCAATCATATCATCAATTTGTTGAAGCAGTTTCTTTTTTTTAATGAATAGCATCTGCTCAATCCTTTCTCAGTCAAACCGTTTTTATTTAAACGTGTCCCTTTACTCCACCATATTTCCCAATCTCATGACCTTCAGGTAAATCGACGATATCCCAATGTTTAAAAATAGTATCTAATCGACTACCTAATCCCTTGCTCAATACTCCTTTTTCATCAATCCAATGTACACTTCCACCAAACCTAGAATATTCTAGTGTCCCATATTCACCAGTGATTTTATGTTTAATTGCTGTTGCCAAACTTATCACTCTTCCTCATATGTATTAAAACGTTCTGCAACCTTTATGATATTGCTTGCCTTTATACTTATATTTAGCTATAAACGTTTTAATCAAAATTAATCCTTCATGCACTCGCTCCAATACAATAACCCCATAGTTAGTCATCCATCTGATCTTGCCTTGTACATTCGGAATGGAAGCCACCTCTTTAATGAGGCGACTCACTCCAATATTACTTTGTTCACATCTGGTTCGCGCATGTTCGCTCAGTTTAATACGCATAAAATCACCGTTTTACAGACTTACGAGCCTTGCGTACTTTTGCAAATTTCGTGAGTGTAGCCCCTTCTTTTTGTCCATTTACGGCTGGTTTAACAAATTGAAACTTCATTCCTTGTTTAGCTGCGATACGTTTTGCTTCAATAACTGCTTTAAGATAGTCAGTTGGCAGATTGTTAATTACCACGTTTTTGTTTTGTGTGTTTACTGCGATTCCGTAAAATTTCATATGTATATTTCTCCATTCATATATGTATTATTTTATTTTGTTTGATTTGCTTCTTTATAATCCTCAATGAATAATTGGCAGGTTTTAATCACCTTATACTTGGGCCTGTATTGAGTCCAATAGTTCATATTTAACGATCCTATTGCTTCAACCTGAGCAAAGACTGGAACCCTGTTATAGTATTCCAGATCAGTTTTAAACTTCATTAATTCTAAATTGCCGCAATAGACCTTAACAGTGTTTTTGGTTTTACCCAATGGTTTTTTATCTTCAACAAATATATCTACGATTTTAAAATTGCCTTGTTCAAAATCTTTGCCTGTGACTTTATAAAATTCTTGCACTTGTAAAATTAATCTCTCGTTTATTTCTGTTTTGTTGAACTCCAAATCATAGAAAAGCGAGTCGTCAAAGACATAATGTATTAATTTTTCATTAAGCTCCTCTTTCAGTAGGAGCATTTCATCCTTCCTTACGGATGTGCCTCCAGCTCCGTTGTGTCCTGCACCATATTTCGCGTATTCACATGCATTTAGTAGGTCCATCATCGAAAATTCGGCATCGTTCCATCTATAACTTCCTGCAAAATATTCACTGTCTTCCGAATCACCAAGTATGATTGTGGGTCTATTATTATCCTGAGAAATATCTTGCGCTACAAGCCCGTTATACCCTTTTCCGATATTTGGATCATAAAGAACTATACATTTGTCTGATTTGTCTATCAGAGGCTTAAGCCTTTCAACTGCTTTTGCCTGAATCTCCTTGCGTCTGTCATTCTCATTAACTAACTGCTTAACCAATCTCTTAGTTTCATCTTCATCTTCACAAAGCATAAAGTTCAATGCTAGTTTCATTTTGTCTGCTCTAGTGGCTGCGGTAATACATGGAGCCACACCATAGGAGAAATCTGTTCCATTAAGTTTATTTAGATCTTTTCCTAGTTCCTTAAACAACAACTGTAGGCCGCGATGCTGAACGTTTTCCAATGCGTTTTTGTAATAAAACCTATTCTCCATTTCTTTCATTGACATCATATCCGCAGCTACTGCAAATCCAGCAAGATCAATGTATTGATTAGAGTAGTCTGTAGCCATGTAATCGTCCAATACGGAACATACTTTCCAAACTAGCAATCCACCCGAAACATTCTTATTGGGATATCCACATCCCTCTTGCCGAGGATTCACTAAGATACAATATGGATTGTCTCCGTTTACTGTATGATGGTCAATGACGAGACAATCAATTCCTTTATCGATCAATATTTTCAATGGCTCTAAATCATTACTACTACTGTCTACTGCTATGTATAAATCTGTATTGTCGTCAATTTGATCGACTATAAACTCCGATCCGTGACCAACAGAACGTTCCACATGTTTGATAGAAACATTGCCAGTGAAATTAACTAGCCATTTATATAAAATGACTGCGGAAGAAATTCCGTCATAATCTACATCTGCATAAATTATAATTTTTTCGTGATTCTTTATCGCTTTAATGATTCTATTAGCCATTGCGTCTATGTTTTTCAATAGATAGGGACTATGTGTGTGACTTGGTGATGGATTCAGAAATTGATTGAAGTCTTCGATTCCGTTGATCTTTGCTAACTTCTCATGCAATGTGTCGTAAGTCTCAAATGGTATTTTAGGTTGTTTCTGTTTCCAATCTATAGCAAAATCACTCCCTTAAACAGATTATTGTATGCTTATTTTGAATTTTTCAGGTAGTGTAATTTTAAGATCATTGTTTATTGCTTTCATAAAACTATAAGTGAGATACCTATTTTCTTTTCCTGTCTGTTTGTTGACGATCTTGATATTCGCTTCTCGTTTCATATCTAATCACTCCTCAGTCCAGGTTAGTTTAATGCCATGCAATTCAACATCTCTACCTTTTCGGTGTCACTGAATCCCTTCCATGCAACTTGCATCTCCAGTAAAATCGAACCAAATTCACGCCAATTGCCCTCACTGTTTCTTGTGACAATCCCGTATCCATTAATCATTTCTTCTAAAACATCCATCCTGATCGCCTCCTTAGTTTGGTGCTGCCATAACATGAGGAATTCCTCTTCGCTTATCCTTAATAAAGACTTCATTTGTGTCCAAGTTAACAATTCGATAATTCCTGTGCATATCCACGTACTACCACAATACATAGGCAACGTGTTCCATTGAACTCCAAACTGTTGCTTCTTCAGCAGTGTTAACATCCTCATAAGGATGATCTAAACCCGAGTCCATATGCAAAAGATATTTTATTTTCCTGTGGCTGTAGCTTGAATAACAAATCTAGAAGCCTTATTAGTCATTGTTGTTGCTCCCCAAAGCCTTTTCACACGCTTTCTTTACTTCACTGGCAGAGAAAAAGACATGCACTGCACTACCTTTATAGCCATATATCTCACCATCAAATTCGGCTGTAATTCTTCCTATTGGCCCACCCGGAATGAGACGCTTTGTATCCTTCTTACCCCATTTACCCGGCATAACAAGACCAACTTGAGCATCTTTGCCCAACATATTAATTTGGGTATTGCATCTATCTAGTAATTGTTGTACTTGCATACTTTTACTCCTTATAAAATAGTAGTTTTACTCATCATTTTATTGTTTTTCCATCCGTGCCTCTGCTTCATCAATAAGCGATTCGAATGAATCTTTAATTGTTTTTGCATATTTCAACCATCCTTCAATTTCCCAAGGTGACATTTCTGCATTACTATCTCGAAACTTAGTAGACAGACCCTGAATCTCTTGTTGAAGATATAAAAAGCGTTTATAAAATCCCATATCCGTTCTGATTGGATGTTTTCGTGTATCAGGTTCATGATAAACTGAATTTACGTCAGTCCAGAAAATCTCCCCATTCTCTACTTCCACATACAAACTATCTCCATCTACTTCTTTTACTAATGCTTGCAAACCAATATTAAAATCATAATCACTTCTCTCGATTTCAACATATGTATCTTTTAAATAGCAATAATCCTTTGTTTTAATTTTCATTTTCATTCCCCCTTGTTTTTTAATGACAAAATCTTGTTTTTACCGAACATCTATTTGTTCAATTTCCAGTACCCTCTATTAATCCACTCTTTTACTGCATCAATAGGATAATGACGAATAATGAAAGGGTATGAAACTGAATTGACAATATAGTCATTATTAGTTTTGACTGCAAAGAATTTCTCGCCTACTACATTTTCAAAATAAAATGAATCTTCTAGTTTAATCTCATTCTTGTCATTATTCATTACTTCATCAAGTTCTTTGAGCAATGAGTGCATTTCTTCATTTTCTCTTGAAATCAAAAAATTGATGTCGTTTTGGCTATATTTATTTTTAATCAAATCAATTCTTTCGTTAATTCGACGAATGCGTTTTTCTTTCACGATCTTTTTAAGTACTCGGTTTTCATGATTTCTCATATCAACTTTCGCTACAATCCATTTCGTAGCTACGCAATCAGACTCTTCCACTTTAACCACTCTTGCTGTCTCAAATCCTCTAGATGTATCGCAAACTACCCAATCATCTTTTTTAAGTTCAATATCTGTTTTGAATGCATATAGTGCTGGGTTTCCATTGTGTTTCACAAAAGCGATTTTGGTCATATGTATTATTCTCCTTTATCTATGTAAAAGTATATTTTTATAAAAAAACTATAGTGTCGTACGAAGTTCGTTTAGGGATACCGCTCCACCAAATGTACACTTGAGGTTAAACACACCCTTCATGTCGCTCTTCTTAATAATGTAAATATCTGACCCATCGTAGAAAGCTTTGTTGTGTAAATCTTCATCGGTTCTCCCAAGTTCTAATTGTTTTGAGATCCATTCGCTTATTAGCGCAGAGTTAGACTTCATTTGCTATTCTCCTTTCTTTGTAAAACTCTTCTTTTATGATCTTAGTTATATCTCCAAGCAACCAAAGGAATATCAGCATCTACTGACTTAAAATTTTTATTAACGAGTTTATCAATTCCTATACTGTGCTTAAAAGCCAACTCCCTAACATATCTAAATGCACTACGTTAGAATATAATGTTGCGGGTCCTTCTGCATTTAGAAATTCAAGGATTGTCTTTGTGGTACTTCCGTTACCAACATTTTGCATCTACAATCTCTCCTTTTGTTTATAATTACTTGACTTGTTTAATTTTATATTCACTAATAAAATGCTCTAGGCTGCGCTTTTGATCTTCAGTCAACATCAGTGAGTAATTTACCAATGTCTTTTCTTTCGGTGAAGGTTTATTAATTTCTTTGTATGTAACGCTTGAAATCTCATCAATCCAATAAAGTCTATCTCCAACATCTTGTTTGGCACTTGCTATATCTGCATGAATACTGACACTATAAAATTTGTCTGCTACTTTACAAATAAGTGACGCTTCATCCTCGTAATACCCTTGTCCACAATCTAAGTAATCTCTACCGATATCTTTAAAGTGCTCTACGATATCATTTTCTTTGGTTAAATATACTTCGTCTTCAATTACACCATATTCATCAATTAGATATTGCTCCATGTTAGTGATCTCCTCTTTGTATATTTATTTTGGTAAAATTCAAATTTTATAGGCTCACATGTGCAAGTTTGAGAGGTTGTTGGCTATGAACGACCTATGATCAACCTCTACTATGTATTATTATTTATTTTTGTATATAAAACTTTGCCTTACAATAATACATGAACCCTGTTGAATCTTTTCCTTCATCGTCAACTATATATGCTTCTGCTACACCGCATGAACTCGCGTTTGCCTCCCATCTGTGTAATTTGTAATACTTACCGACTGTGGTTTTAATATTGAATTTCTTATCTACTATAAAAACATGAGTTGCTTCATCTATATTCTCAGTGGGAATTAGATTTGCAGGTTGCTCTTCGTGCATGGAACCACACCTCTCTGTTTCGTATTTTAATTATATTTGTATATCGGATTACTGTCAACTGATATTTTAATCTGTGTAAAAACTATATTTTACTCAAACTGGTATCTTGTATTTTTCTTCATTCATTAATGTCATAAAAAATTCTATCCCTTTATCAATTGGCGCATCCTTTTCTCCCAGTACATTTCTATTCCTATGTGCCAATATACAATAAACATTATCTCTAATAATAAATTTACTTGCTTCCTCTTTTAGATCGCTGGCGCTTATGTTATTATCGAAGGCCAATATCACATCTACCCCTAAACGCTCAAGCTTCAACACCTGTGTTTTGCTTAATTCATGCCCACCAACACTCACAGTATGCTTAATACCATAACTCCACGCCTTCTGGACGCTCTTCTCGGCTTCCCATACAATCACTCTGCCAGCCTTTTTTATATGATCATATGTCTTATCTAAACCGTATAGGATTTGGCTCTTTGGGGTAGGTATAGGGAACCAATATTTAGATGTTTTTAATTTTTTATAATCAAGTGTAGTTCTTCCTTTGACTCCAACTAGCGCTCCTAGTTCGTCTCTAATCGGTATTGTTATACAGCTATCCCTAAGAGAATATCCAACTTCAAATAATCTCTGCGCATCACAACCTATTCCTTCATCAAGAAATAGTTTATTAGGGAAAGATATGTACGAATTCAGAATAGACTCATCCACTTTTCTTAGTGGTACTTCATCGTAGACTTCGGTCTTTGGTTCAATCAAATCTAAAAAATGAAGACACGGATCGATTTCTTCTTTTGTATATTTATAGTCAGCGTAGTAGCTATAACCGCAAACCTCACAAATATAATACATAGCTTTTGAAAATGAGATATCTTTATAATGTTGAACAAGTGTTATGATATCTGGATGTCCACTACCCAGCTTTGGAAGCGGATTTGTGTAGCAGTTTACAAGTAAAGTATCAGTGAAAACCTGAAGGCTAGAAGGGTTATCTCCTCCCGGCCTTGTTGATCTTATTTCCCCATAGCTAGACATCCTATCATTGATATGACAACCGAGAGATGTTAAAATATCCGCAACTTTATTGTCTCTTATTATGTATTCTTTTAAAGTTTGAGCATCAATTTTATATCACCTCTCAAGTCATTCTTCTTTGTTAAGTGCCTTTTTCAAATCCTTAACTTGTTTTTCTGTTTTAAGCTTCTTGCTTTCTTTTTTGAGTTGCTTTAATTCCTTCTCGTTTTCAGAAGGTACAAGATATCCTCTCTCAATCCATATATTTTTACCTTTATCAACCTCAAAACATAAAATATCCTTATCTTTACCACCACGGTTTTTATCAATAACAACCATATAATAGTTTGTATGTATATCTAATTTAGTTGTAGATTCTCCAACAAACGGGTCATTAGGATTGAATATAACAAACTTATCGTATTGATCTTTAGATATTGGTTTAGCCATCATTAGTGCATCGGCTACGTGCTTAATATGTTTACCGTTAGCAATGGCTTGGCTTGTCAGCATATCATTAAACAAACTATCATCCGTCAATTGGAATGTAGACCATACTGGGATATCCTCAGTGCTTGCCACTTCCTTCAACATATCGGCAGTCCTAACAAATGTCATCCAATCATGATCAGGCGCTTTCATTGTGTCATATATAATTAACTGACAATTTCTTAATTTGTGTCTTTTAATTTGTCGCTTAAGAGTGTTTTCGTCATACTTATTGAGTTCTAAGAAATAAATCTTACTGTTCTCTTTTATGTATCGAGCCGCTTCCTTAACGATCTCTTCTTCGTCTTCAGTCAAAGTTCCAGTTACAATTTTCGTTTCATCGATTCCGTCTATACCTTTTCTTTTCATTTGAATATCGAATCCAAATTCGGGATTGTTTAGGACGCTACTGATCTGCATACCCAACCATTCATTTTCATCCTGTTCATTCACAAGTACCAGCACAGGGATTTTCAGCTTAATTCCAAGATAACATGCTATTTTACTTGTAGTACGACTTTTACCACATCCACTATGCATCCCAAAAAGGTTGAATTTCTTACCCCTAAGTCCACGCAATAGAGAATTGATTATCTCAAATGGAATTGGTATTCCTACGTCTGGAGTTAACTTCCATTCTTCAATCTTTTCAGGCATGTTATGTCCTAAAATAACACTGTCTTCTACTCCACCAATCACTGTACCAATAGTATTGATCTGGTACTCCATCCCTTTTATGATGTCTTCGGTTCCAATCTTATCGAAATCATTTCTATCCATTAACTTTTGAACCGGGAAACCTTTTCGTTCAAATTCTCTAAGCAGAGAAAACTTTTTAAGCTTCTCATAATAGCCGGGGAAATCATCTAAATCAACTATTCTTGTAATTCTATCTATGTATGAGTAGCCCTTCAGATAATCATACTTCTTTTTTCGTTCATCATTCGAATTCATATAGATGTTTATTTTCACTTCATTTATTTCTGTTCCTGCATGTTGACTATATAAATCAAGTAATGAATCGTACATAAACCTAGCCGATGGCTGATTAAAATCATATTTAGATTTAATCACTTCGCTATAATCCAAAAGTAGATCGGGGTTTAAATAAAAACTTCCCACCACTAACATTTCAGTTGAAATGTCTTCGATTGTAGATGTTACGTCAGAAATGTTATCGCCCTCCTCAGTCAAACAGTGTTGTAACATCAATCTGGTCAGGCTCATCTTTTGATGCTACTTTGTTAATTTGAATCTGGTTAATCCTCTCGCGGACATTGCTCATTGATTCTACATGCTTACTCAAAGCTTCAGATTCAACTTGATTTCGCTTAGTTTGTCTATTCGCTCTAATGGAGTTTTCAATGTTGCTTTTTACTATTGCAAAACAATATTTTAGCTCAGCCATTATGGTTTTGAATTCTTTATTGCCTCTGGCCCATTCTATTTTTTCAAAGCAATAATTATATGTATCTTCAATAACTTTATACGATACTCCTTGCTTGTACCTTTTATTTATCTTCCCAAATAAAACCGAATCATTTCTAACGTCTTGTATAAATGGGAAGAAAGAATGAGGAATAGATGCTCTACCTTGCAATCTGTGTATTTTTACTATTTTATCTGTTAGAGAATCTTTTTCTTCTTGTTCTGATTGCTTAAAAGCTCTTTCTCTCTTCCATCTTTCATGACAGTATTCTTTGTGATAATGCCGTTTATCTGTTTCTCTAACCATATCTGCTTTATGACCGTATTGTCCACACACTGGACATTTCAATAATCGTTCTGCCAACTTATCACCTCCTTTAAATTACAAATTTATCGAACACAGGTAGTCTCAACATGTTGTTTTTGGTATAACCTCTATGTTTAACAACGCATTTTATAAGAGGCTGAAGATATACCATATCGTTCGTCTCTTTAGTTTTGAGTTGCTGAAATATCTTGAATCCTGCTTGTCTCTCTGGTTTGCCCACTCCTAACTCCATTACGCCTAATATACGCTCTCCATCTGACAGCAGCCATCCGAAATCTTCTTTTCTGTATCCAGCAATAAAGAATTCGTCAACTTCATAAGCAATTACTTTTCTCCATGCGGAAGACCTTTTGCCTATTTCATACTTAGAACCAATCAATTTTTGAACGGTTCCTTCTAGCCCTTGCTGTTTCACTAAATTAAAGTACTCAATGCCTTTGCCAACAAGAAACTTGGATTTTGTATAGTGAGTATTTACAATGAATGATTCCTCAAGTAACTCCTTACGTTCAAGCAGGGGCAGCATAGTTACATCTTTATATTTATATTTAATGATGTCAAACGCACATGCAGTAACTTTATGTTTACTCTTATTTGATTTAAATCTCTCCATTACAGCCGAAAAGTTTGGCTTGCCATCAGTATCAGAGACGATCAGTTCACAATCAATTACGCTGCCATCAGGAATAGGTAAAAAATCAATCAACTCAGGAAAGTTTGCTGTAATTTCATTATTATGTCGTGTATACAATCTTGGACGGTCGATATTACTGACAATCAACCTTATTCCATCTAATTTTAACTCTGTTATATAATTATCATCGTTAAACGGTTTATTGTCCTTTGCGTACTCTAGAAGCATTGGAGACACAAACATTTTCATCACCCATTTAACAGTATATCAAATGGGTATATACTATTTTAGCGGTAAGATATGTATATCGTTTAAAATGAAGACTTTATACGAACTCATGATACAGTTGGATAACATTAACATTGTCGATCAATTGGTCATGCTCGTTTAAAACCATAATACATGATTCGTTTATTGGTACATATACGCCAGTTTCGTTGAGATGTTTTACAATGATTTGTTTAACCTCATCCAAACTTAAAGTATATCCCACTGTCACAGAATACCCTCCTCCTTTCTTTGGTATTAAGTCGCAGTTCTAAAATCTTTACTTCTGCCTTCCTACCTAGTACCATAAACATATTACTTTTAAGGAGCGACCTTGAATGACATTGAATGAGCAAATTGCCTTCCTTTATTATGATAAACTGTACAGCACTAGACAGGTGGCTAAGGAGCTTAATATATCTACATCGGCTGTGTCTAAAGTCTTAAAAGAACATTATACTGGCTGTCGAAATAGAAGTGCGGCATGTAACTTACGGACAACCAGCAATTATTGCACCAAGTTATCCGTTTCTCAACAAGGCGATAACAACAATCAAAGAAAGCTTAGCTCTGAAGAAGTTATTGAAATCAGAGAGTTATATGAAGAAATGATTAAATCAAATACTAAACTCCAGTCTCAATATATGCTTGCTCAAAAGTTTGGTGTAAGAAGACCGACAATATCAGATATTGTTTTACGAAGAACATGGAAGCATATATAATTGATCAAATTGAACTTTTACTCAAAAGGATCTTAGTTATCTATCCATGCTTCATATTCTTCTTCTGGTACTTCACGTACTACAAAGCACTTCTTAGCAAAAATCTTATAATCTTCTTTGTGGCTAAAGTCTTCGTATGGAATAATGGCTTCAATTAAAACACCTTGATACGCATAATTAGACTCTTCTATCTCTGAACGCTCATTAAAATACAAATATTCATTATTTGGAGTTGCCATTTGAGCAATTTTATATTCATAATTCTTGTCCCAGTGACTAAAATAACGACCATCACGTTTACACACAAACTTATAAAACTTACGAGATTCTATGTATTGTTTACCGTCAAATTCTTCTACTTCTTCATAGTCTCTATTGAACTTTTTGAGTGCTCCTTTTGCAGAAAGCTTGTATGTATAACCGTTAATTCTTGTAATTTTAGGCGTTTCCTCTTCAATTAGGTCTATAATATCATCTACGCTATTAAAGATTATTTCTTCAGGTTTTTTGAAATATTCTTCACTTTGCGACAAGTCCGCAATTTTATCAATCACATTAGAAAGGCTAAACTCTTCTCCTTCATCCAAACTAATCAGCTTATCGTAATTAATCCCGTACATTCCACCTAAATGCTCTTTTAATTTCTCGATACTGTCAATTTCTAAGTCCATGCAGCGCAGGGCTATTCGTAAGAATTCAGGTTTCGAAATGTAATATCCCTTATCTTTATATTTTTGAACTCTCAACAACGATACAATTGGAAATGCTGTATCTTTATTAAATCTAAGCTGTCTCTGTGCATTATGCTTTAGGAAATCATTATGTAGGATAAATTCTTCTGTTTTAAAATCAAATGCTCCCATGCAGATCGTAAAGTCAAAGCTATCAAATATCTGTTCAGCATTCTCGAAGTACTTAAAATGAATCAATTGAACTTCTTTATCGTCCACTTTTACAAGTAACGCCTTTTTAGTTAATGCATGTACCCAATCACCACCGTCTTCATAAATCTTCTCCACTAATTCAACTAACGAGGCTTCACTACGGAAGTACAAATCAATATCGTTGATTGGATTTCCACTAAATAAACTTGTAATAGTTCCTCCGGCAATAAATACCTCATGTTCCTTCAGTGTTTTTACAAGATGGGTTCCTAAGATATCGTACAACTTATTCTTTTCAAAAATATGGCTCATTCAATATCTCCTCTATGTATTGATTTGTCTTACAAATATATAATAACACATTTCATTATTTTTGTATATTAAATTTAGTTTATTTTCACTTCTATATTCAAAGCAACAACTAGTTTCATCAGAAAGATCCAGTTGTTTAGTATATATCACCTCCTCATATTGATAAAATCAACCTTTGATCAAAAGTTATTCTTTTAGATGAATAACTAGATTTCCATCTTGAATATAGCACTGAACCAATCTTTCTTCTGCATTATCAATATCCTCTGTGTTCTTCGCAACCAAATTAATAATGTCAATCAGATCTGCCTTAATCTCAATTCTTCCGTCTTCTAGTCTTTGGGTATTAGTGTACATATAGACCTTCCCCTTCTTAATTAATGTAAGTCTTCCTCTTTATTGCTCACTTTCTCTTTTTGGCTCGATTTAAATTTTATCCAATCGAGAAAATGTCGGGACTGCTTTAAGGTGTAGTTTTCTAAAAATTCATTCACACTAATTTTTAGAGTTTCATCCAGATATTCTTGTAACTCTTCTCGTGTCGTGTAAAAATAAAACTTGCTGTATTGGTTATCAGCGATTAATTGTATACTATATGTTTGTTCATTCACGTTGCAATCTCCTCTTGTTGTCATATAATATAATATTATGATATCTCATAGTCCATCCAAATCAAAGTAAACTTTTATTCAAATTAGCCCATTATCTTTACTTCTTCATAGATTTCTCGAAGCTCTTTGATGGCAGATTTTATCTTTCTTTTATCTACTTTTTCAGGATAGTATTCAATGTCATCTATCAATTGCTCTTTGAGTTGCTCGTCAGTCATTTCAAACAGCTCTAATCCACTCCATTCATCCGACCAAATTGACCCAATACACTGACGGGTCGAAGAGGTGTCATCATCAATTTCACAGTAAAGTTCCCAATAGTTGTACTTTTTATTGATTTTCATTTTCCTGCCTCCATTATCGTAAAAGAAAGATTTTATCCTATATTGAATTGATCCATTAAATAATCTCTATAATTAACCCGACCAAAGAATATCAACTGTTCGTGAGCTGCCAACTCATTTTGAATAAGATGTCGAACTAAATAATCTCTATATTTGATTCTTAAATCTGTACTATCAATTCCAGAATACCGAGCAACCCTTTCTAATATCTCAAGAATCATTCTTTTATCATCATGAGCTAAATTCAAATATGCTATGCGCTTATTCTCTTTCCTTTTGTAATACGTTTTTACTAATGGCTCAAGTGCTTTGAAAAGTTCACTGCCTTGAGTTTGCTTTCTTAAAAAGTGGTATGTTCCCAGATTGGCAGTAAACGGAATTTCGATATTATATATTTCCTTTGCGATTCTACACAATGATCTTGATATTGGGGATAAATCCGACTCTATCTCTTTTACAGCCAGTGCAAGTTCCTCTCCAAATGCACCATTAGATAATAAAAACAGTACATAGGCTCCTCCTTGAACCTTCTTCATTACAACCCTCCCTCTTGTTAAAAGGAAAATTTGATCGTATTATAAATTCCGGTCATATGCTCCTACTACAGTCAACCCAGTAATTTCTACTAAATTATACTGATAAAAATCCCTTTTTTCATCAACCATATCATTAATAGAGTTAGCTGCTTCTTGAAGTAAATCATCAATTGTGATTTTTTCTTCTGAAGTAATGATTAGGTCACGAGTAATGTCTTCTTCTTCATCGCTGTTTTCGACATGAATATTTATTATTACCTCATAATAATACCGTGTTTGGATAAAACTCTTTGTTGCCTTTTTATATTTCATCTAGCCAACCTCTTCCTTTGCGATAAAATGTACGCTTTATCGGATCTTAATGTCTGATACTTTACGAACTAAATCTCCGATAAAAATCATCAAATCTCTCTCAACAAGCTTGCCCTCATCAGATTGCACCTTAAGAATATTTTGGATACATTCATTCATCAATTCTTCTCTATATGTACTCTGTGCAGCCCGTAAGTTATCCATTGCATCACCTAATTCATATTCTGCCTTAGACATTTGACTAAATGCACTCATTCTCTTCTCGTTTATCATAGTAATACATCTCCTATAAAATATTTGTTTTACTTACAGTAATCTATCCGATGATTCATAGCGTCTCGTGAAGTAAAGCACCAATGCCCCGATAAGGAAGAATGTAGTTCCAGTTAAAAAACCTCTTAGACTGTTTATGTTAAAAGCCATCAATATTGCTGGAACTCCCAATCCACAAGGAAAATACCCGAAAACACCTCTTATCAAAGCCATGATAAAAGATTTCCGATTCATAAATCCCCCTCCTCTCTAATATGTAATTTATTATACAAACGAACAAATATGCAATTCGGTTTCATAATGTGTTTTTTCAATATTGGTGTATAGGAGCCTTAACGCAGTCTTTTTAGTCATTTGTTTTTGCTGTGAGAAGTTCCTTGTGTTTAGACACTAATTGTTCCATGTATATCGCCCATTATGTAGGTCATACTTTCACCCGATAATCTGTATGTCTTACGAACCAATGTTCTCCACCTTCGATTGGGACTGCTTCGACACCGTATTCTCCGTCTTCTTCCCCATCAAACTCATCCCACTCAACAACAATACATTCTTGTCCAATTTCAAATTCATGTGAGTTTGTCTTTCCAGTTATAATGATGTGTTGCCCTAACTTTAAGTCCTGAAAATTGTTGTTGAGTTTACGAATTTCCTCAATACATTCGAGCAACACCTGTTGAACCACTGACTTATCGACATCTTGACTATTTACAATATTATTTTCGATTTCGTCCAGTCTTTCTTTATCCATTATTCAATCTCCTTTATGTAAAAGTCATATTTTATCGCCTTATTAAAGTACCATCTTTTAATTTTTCTCTTACAATTTCAATCGTGCGATTGCAACTGACATGTACAGTAGTCAACCTATTTACACACTCTTTAAACAAATCAAGCCTATTGGTATGACAGGATTCGCAATCTGCAACTTCATATGTGCGATCAGGCCTCTTTTCTGTAGGATTAGGAACTTTAATAAGTTTCCCGTAATTACATTCATGATCATAATCAGTATGATGAATTTGAAATCCGTGTAGAGGATAGGACTTGTTACACCAAGAACATCTATTGTCTTCTCTTAATCTTAAATATTCCTTTAGAAATGGATTCTTTGTTGTCTTGCTAACAAAAATCTTCCATGATAACTTTGACCCGTATTTGGCTCTTACTTCCTCTATTCCAAGCAGAGGAACAATTTTGTAGTTCATCGCTTCTTGTTTCCTTCCTTGTGAGTCCACTGTTTTATCAACCTTTTAAAAGAATTGTTTCATCAAATCATTATTAATTAAAAATTATTCCTACAAGTTCCATGTAAAGCGAAAATATTAATAACATACCTGAAAGACCAATACCCCAAACTAAAATAATTACAATAAGATATAAAAAAGATATTTTCAAATCAAAATTTTTCGGATTCGATGCAAAGATCATTCCACCAATAATGAGCAATGAAAATACCATTAAAAGTGTTGTTAGTAAAAACAGGACGGACAACTGAAAAAGATTTAGATCTAGTATCTTCCCTAGCGAAAGATTCGAATAAAAGTAAACTCCAGATACACCGAGTATAGTAAAAAGACTACTTACGATCCCTAACTTTTCCGATGCACTTCCCTTAGAAAATTCTAGCCACAACTGTTCAAAAAATTTTTCTTTTAATTTAACTTCCTCATTCATTCCTTGTACTCATTCCTCATAAAAGTGTTATTTTACATTTTGTAGGTTGTGTGAGTTATAATCTTGCGGATTGCACTAGGCGTAACATCAAATTTTTCAGCAATTGTTTTGGTGGGCACTCCTTGTTTGTCTAAATTTCTTATTTCTATTATTTCGTCATCATTAAATTTTTTCCCGAATTTATATTGCCTTTCGTACCATTTATTTAAATGTGCAAAATCATCGGGTTTAAAATTAAATTCGGGGATGCAATACGAAATTAATTCATATATTTCTCCTGTTTCATTGTACTCACGGTATTTAGTTAAAGCTCCAATTAATCCGTTTTCCTCCATTACTTTTAAATTAAAATCGGCACAAATTTGTTCTTTGTTCCATTTCATTTTATCGAAAACAAGCCAGCGGATAGCCTGTTTAATATCTTCTTTTTTTGTCCAAGTGTTATTACCTGCCCGAGTTAGTTCCCAAGGTTTAATATCCCAGTCAGGATATACATATCTTAAAATATCATAGGGGCTGTCATTAAATAGTTTTTGAGTACCACCGCGTAATTTCCATTTAACAAAAAAATGTTTATTGAAATTCTGCAATACATCTTGTTTTGTCCAAACCAGTCTCTCTTCAAAAAGATAAAGCAGCAAAGATTTCAAATTTTCTTTCCCATATTCTACTGGATTCCAAGTGCCATCTGGGAATTTCTTTCTTTTCCCGTCAAGAATATCAACGTATATTGACAATAAAAACACACTCACTTTTATGTTAGCCCTCCTCTTATATAAAATTATCTTTTTACTTATCGTCTATTATGCAGCAACTCAATTTTATCAATTTTTGATTTTAACTCAACCCAACATTCAGGAACCCAATTGCTAACTTCTAATCCTCTGTAAGCGCTAATCTCTTTATTTCCTTTTTTCTTCATTACCACCGAACCCGAACCGATAAATGGACATGTCCAACCTTTGTAGTCACCAATATTTTTATAGATAAGATCAATCTCTTCTTGTCTCATCTGTGCTCCTCCTTGCTAACTTATGATAACAATATTATACAACATTTCCCTATGTATTTCTCTCTAATATCTCACTCTTTATATAATACATTTTATTATTTTTGTATGTTAAAGTCAAGCTGAATTATTCCAGCCTGACATATTTATCCAAATCAACATTCATGTATTCAGCAATACGTATTTCAACGTCAAATCGTACCTTAGACCACAAAAAGTATATTTTGTGAGTGTATCCACGACATAAATACTCTGTAATCAAACTCTTATCTGACTTTACTCCATCAAAAACTTTTATGCCTCTCTGTCTCATTTTTTGACGCACTATTTTTAAATCCATCAACACTCTACTTTGCAATCCCTCTAGATACAAAACAAATAATTCCTTCATTTTCAAGTCAGATTTCTTGATCTTGCTAATGTTAAGTTCTAATACATCCAACACATAAGGTAATTGTATAAAATCAATTACAAGTTGAGTGTCTTCATTAGATGTTATACGATTGCTCATAGCTGCACACTCCTAGAACGTTTGTTCTTATAGTGTACAAGAATTGAATTAACTATTCAACACTAGAGTACTTGAACATGCTCCCATCTGCATCGATTAATACTTTTAGTCCAACATATTCGTTATCTATGTATAATTCAAACTCAGTGCCTTTGTAATCGGTTAGAAGCGCATATGAAGGAATATTACCATAGTTCCTCGTGTACGCTTCTCCTGTAGGCAATTCCAAACGTAGAACAATGTGATTCCCCATGTGGTTAGTCTTCATGTAAATACGAAATACATTGTCTGTTTTAGGCGGGAATTGATATTGTATATTGGTTTTCTGTTTTGCCATTATGTATTATCCTCTCTTGGTAAAACGATGCTTTTACTTTAACTTACTTAGGAACAATTATTTCATGATGCAATACAACACAGTCAGCATACTCATTAACTCCTATCATCTCATCTAAAGGAGTAAAACTATCAAGGCTTCCATTCACACAGTAACCTACACTAGAGTCAGGGTTGCACTTTTAAAGAACTTTGATTAGATCTCTTACTTTCATTTAATCATTAACTCCTTTAGTGCCTTTCCATATTTTCTGTTGCGTTTCACATCTTCTTCGGTTGGATCTTCAATTCTGCTCAGGTCCATGTTATCTTTAATATCTGCAATTTTTACCTTTCGAGCTAATTCATTTTGCTTACAACGACGAATGAATTCCATATATGATTCATCTTTCTTTCTGGTAATTGCCTTAAGTGCCCCAATTACTTCGTCGCTAAACTCACTTTCTTCCGCATCGGCATCATGAATAGAAAAGTGAGTATCTTCCAAAACGTCATGCAGTACAGCTACAACCATAGAAGTATTATCGTCCATTTTCAACATTACTCTAAGAGGATGGAGAATGTATGGATTCCCTCCCTTGTCAAGTTGTCCTGCGTGTAGATTAGCAGCAATACTAATTGCTTTGGACAGTTCATTACTTAGTGCTGCCTTATTCAAGTAATTATCTAGTTCCATATCATTACATCTCCTCTAATCCATTTATTTAGCAAGCTAATGTTCTCACATGCTCAATTATTCTCATTGTAATTCATCGTAAAAGCCCAATTTTATCTTCCCTTAAACATATATAGTCTTACTTTCTTTACGTAATTAGAGGGGTCAATCTCTATTCGATTAACCCCAATTTAATTGCAGCATATCTGGCTCTTATTGATAATTTTTCTGCCGAGTCTTTTTCAATTAATTCAACTTTTTGATCGTCTCTGTCTATGAAGTCCATGATTGCATGATCGACATGTGAGGTGCAGACTATTACAATATCCGATCTTCTCACTTTGCCTTCAACTATATGATAAGATTCTTCGAAAGGATTGTGCGTCTCTACATTGAAGCCATGAGAGCTTAGTCTATGAGAGTATTCAGAAATGTTCCTTGATCCAACAACTAAGATATTTAGACCTTTGCCAAATTTTAAATATTCTTTCTTGTTTGTTGAGCTGTCTTTTTTCTCGATAGTGATGGTTTCATTGTTTTTTTCAAAAGAATCATAATACACGTAAAATACATAAGCAGTTCCATCTTCATATATTGCTGCACTTGCTGGTAAGTCGGGAATAAGTTTAGTCTTTGACGATGTTATTAGATATACCTTATTGTTTAAGTCATAAAAATACCATTGATCTTCCTCTTTTACTATAAATCCATAGTCCTTGTAGCTTGAGTCTGCAATCTTATTCTTATGAGCAATTTGTTGAATTCGTTTTTGTCTCTCTTCTTTTTCTTGTATTTCGGCTAAGTGTTTAATGCGAAGATATTTAGTATACATTTTATTTAATGGATAGAACGAAAATACGCTTTTATAAACAAGCCTCTCATCCAATAATGAAAATAGCTTAGCTAGGGAGATACTGTCGTATAGATTATCAACAATTTGCGAGTTCTTTTTTAGTTCTTTCTCCATCTGCCTGTTCTTAAATTTAAGTCGTCCAAATTCTCCCATTAGGAGATTGTACTTTTTTTCTTGAATCTTTCTGTTAGTCTCATTTCTAGCAATGACATCATTAAGATGGCCCATCTTTTTTTGTTCAATTTCAAGTTGCGTTTCTAGGGTTTCTTTTTCGTGTAATAATTCCGATGAAGACAACCTTTTTAATTCTTTCGACAGCTTTTGGTTATTAATTTTTTCTTTTTCAAATAATAAAGATTGATTTCTTAATTCTTCTAGCAAGATAGATTGATTATAAATCGTTAATTTTAATGATTTTATAGTATTTTTTACTTTTATTCTTTCATTCTCTTCTATCGAATTCTCCTTACTAAATGCTTTGATATTTTCATTGCCCTTTTTTAGCTTTCTATTATCTCTTTTCAGCTTGGTGAATTTATTTAACAATTCCTCATATTCTTTTTTATAATCAACAGGCTGCTTTGCTTCTTGTTTAACTGTCTGTGTCTCCCTAACTTTTTTAAGAAGGAGATCATTTTTTCTTTTTTGTGCCACTTTATTTTTTTCATTCGCAACCTTTTTAAGTCTATTCTCAAACATTTTAACTCACACCCTTCTATGGTATTATACACGAAAGGCATGAAACAATTAAATAGGATGCTCATTGTGTCTCTAATTTAAAGTCGTATTGTGGCTTTAATGCTTTGCCCACCTTTCTTGCATCTCTACAACAGTTACCAGTACCACCCTTCGTCCCATCCCAAGCAGCAACAACAATTCGTGATTTATCTACCATGTATTCATTTCTTTTTTGCATTTCGCTACATGATACTCGCCAATTGGTACTCCCTCTACACCATACAGTGGCAGCTCGTCTAGATAAACGACTTCATCTGCTGTATCTAGCATCTTCTTATACCACAGATGAGTTTCCCTGTCTGTCCACTTTATTGGCTGATTTTTAAATGGTGCAGCAACAATATTGATTATGTGGGGAAGCACTTTTTCTTCATTCCTTGTACTGTCCAAAAGGCTATCTGGTCAAACCCGATTGCACCACCTGATATAAAATGTTCATTTTATCAACTTCATAATATCAACTGATGTGTCTATGTATGTTTTGTTGTCATAAATTAAAAAGTCTCTCCATTTATTCGCAAAGCCTTTTGCCTCATTTAAGGTATCAAAACCCTTGATATGAGTAGAATACGTAACTCCCGATTTTTCATATTCAATGAAGTCTTGATGATATCTGTATTTCTTTCCTGCAAACCAAGGATCAATATAAGTACTTGTTCTATAGTCCCAAGGTTCCTTATATTGCTCCCACGTCTCAATTGGAAGTGGGACTTCACATTCTGCCCCTGCTACTATGACAGAATACTTTTTTCTGAAATAGTCTGATTTTGCATTTTGTCTTTTGCTTTCTGCGTGTTTTCTAATTGCTATTTGAAAATAAACAATAGGAGTTCGATACAGGAACTGTCTCCAGTAAGTAAAGTTCTTATAATGCTGCGGCTTGTCTTTGTTTAAAACCCAATCACTATCCATATGATATGTTAGATCTTTTTGAAGCCACCAAGATTTACTGTCTATAATTTCATTGATATCCATAGTACCTCCAGCTTTCTATAAAATATGTATTTTAAAGACTTTGCCTTATAGTTTTCTTCCGCATACGGGACAAAAATATATTTTAACTCCAAATAATGAACACTTAATACTGCGATTTCCAACTTCACTATCCTCTAAATAATTGCAACTATTAATAAAAACCGTATAATCGCCTTTACCGTTGCTCATTAGTGGCTCCCTGTCTTCCGTCGGCCTTCCGGTACAGTGCTTACAAATATATTTTTCTTTAATCATTATCTTTCACCGCGTAAGTATTCAAAATATTCTTGTATTATGTTTTCTATGCAAGGAAGTCCACCTTCTAAGTTGCCCAGATTAGAGCTGATCCCTCCAAGAAAATATTCCTGCAAGGCACATCTCGCTCTCATGTTTTTTAGTTCGTTTAATGCTCTACTAATCAACATATCATCATCTTCAGGAGTTGCAGGAATCTTAAGTGCGCTACTTCTATTAATCAGTCTACTTAACGCTGATTGCGCTTCTACCAGATTAACCGGGTCATTATACTGTTTGTCAAACTCTTCTTGCGTCATTCCTATCACTCCCCATATATATCATTCTTAATCAAACACGCATTTTATAATGATTGTTTCTTCTGATTTATATATTCTTGATATATATCTTCAAAAGCTTCATCTTCTTGCTTCCACAAAGTTTCTGAGACATCTATTCCATATCCAGCGTTACATCCTTGTCGAAAAAAATAGTAACACAACTGCCTGAATTCATCGTTTTTTTTATGTAGGGCATGATTTATGGCTCCCACTTATATAATTCGTGGTTATCTTCTACCAACCTGTAAAAGTAAGAACTGTCATCGCCAGAATATTTTTGGTTAAGGAAATCGACAATTGCTTTTCCATAGTAATCGCTCACATTCTTACACACTAAAGTATCACTTGCGTTTTCTCTGTTGAAATTATCGCGACTTTAATTATCTTTATTTTTTTGCTCTTCTCCTCTTCCTTATAAAACAGACCTTTTATCTACATCCACCAGTATCGTCTCCACCAAAATAATCGGGGTAAGCAACTGTTATATCTACTTCTTCGGCAATTCGATAAACTTTAAAGTTTCCAAATTTAGCATTCTTCACTTGTTGAACTCGCGTTACAACAGATTCAGCATCAACTATTTCACAAACCTTAGTTACGCCAATATCACCAACAATAATAAATTTCATTTTTCATTGCTCTCCAATCTATGTAATCTTAATAAAAGAACTCATTTAGCTAATTTCTATGATCGATTGTCCAAACAACTTCCTTGTGGTTATTACTTTGAGATTGAAATTTCCATCCATTGTTCGTCATCTCTAGAGCATGATTAAGATATTCTTCATAATTCTCATATTCATAACTTTTAATTTCATACAAAAGTTTTGGCAAAATACCTTCCTCCTCTATACTTTCATATTTTAATTGTGCAACTTCACAATGATTAGCTTCTTTGTTGACCATCGACTCTGGAACTAAGTATCCCCTGCAAATCGGACATTTGTCATAATCAACTACCCATTTCTCTCCACAGCCTTCATAGTGAGATAGATGAAATAAATGTCTCTTGGGTACTCCAATACATTGATACATTTTACTCACCTCTTTTCTGAATTGTTATGTATCTTTCCATAAATCAATTATAGCATCCATCTTATTATATATCAATTAATTTAATTATTTTTGTTTATTAAAATAAAAAACCTCCATTATAGGAGGCTTGCACTAACTTATACGCAAATGCTTTTTATCTGTTACTAATTCAACACCGTCAATAACTTCACCCTGTTTTACAGCAGCCAATAATCCCTTGGTGTCAATCTTATCGGGTTGTGGGATTCTATATATATTTGGAATAGCTTTTTCATTCACAATATTAATGGATGGAGGATTCTTTTGTAATCTAACCTTAAATAGACCTGCGTCTATCTTGTCAATCTTATTTACTTCTAATACAGCTTGAGTATAGCTCTTTAATCCTTCTACTTTGTTCTGAAGGTATTTGCGTTTTTTAGCTAAACGATCCTCTTCTTCTTTTAAGGCTTTGATATCTCCCTCGATGTTTTTCATGAACTTAGCGATATTCTCTGCCTTATTACTAATCTCGTCTTCAATAGATTCTAGTGTCTCAATGTACAATTGCAAATCATCTTCCGTTAAATCGTCGTTATCCCAAGCGGAATCTACAAAATTGTTAAATACTCTATATTGTTTCCCAAGCTCATATAACTTACTCATTCTATCTCATCCTTCTATATGTATTATGGTAAAATCTATGTTTTACTCAGACCATTCAATCTTATTATTTTTATACTTCTGCATCTCGTCATTTAATTCCCATGCCACATCTTTTACGATGCCTTTAATGTTGTATACATTTGTCATTCTTTCAATCCTCAGCATTTGATAGTGACACATACTAATCAATTTCTCTAAATGTGCTACTTTATCTTCAAATTTAAAACCATGAGAGAAAAATCGTTTATCTTTAGCAATAGTCCATTCACCATCATCTTCATCAAAATAAATTAAGATTTCCGTGTTAGGATGGTATTCATTTTGAAGGATATCCTTCACGATATTGCTTACCTCTTCCTTGTCACTGGTGCATGTTTGATAGCTCATTTATTTTCTCCTCTAAGTAAAGTTTACATTTTATCTCGTCTTAATGCTATCCAGAATAGAATTAATCCAATCAAAGCAAGCACATATCCTATGGGAAAGAACAAAATCGTAACAATTTTCTCTCCTCTGCTGAGACCATCAAAGATTGATTTAAACAATAACACATTTTTGCAACTATCAAACATGTCCTGTTCAGTAAATATCAAACACTATTCCTCCCATTCTAGAGCAATACATCCATATTGACTGCTTTCTTTAAGTACACAACCTTCAGGTGTGCAGGTCATTAGTTTATTGATGTGATCTTGTTTGTCGTGTAGTCTGATTGATTTGTCTTTGACACTAAAATGTACCGTTCTCTTTGATGGCTTACTGTCTTCGACTCCTAGAAATCCGATCCTCTCGCAACTAAGGGAATAATAGCTTCTGTCACCATATTTCTTGATACCATCGAATAGACTTCCTTTATACGTTCCTAAGTCCTTCGAACTGCGACCCTCACAATCCCCTTCAGTTGAGAACTTCCAAATGCCATGAACATCAAAATGTTCTTGTTCCATAGAACTGAGGAGCGCTGTCTTTTCTTCGATTTCTTTACGCAGTCTATCCATTTCACTAAATACACTCATTAACTCGCCTCACTTTAATCTTTGTAAAAGTCCTCTTTTACTTACTTCTATATGTAATCTCAACTGTCTTTTTGTATTCATCCACTCTTTGCCACTTAAAGTCTTCAACAAACTCTCTTACATTCACATATTTATTTTGCTTCAGCATGTCAACAATCTTCTCTTGAACTTCTAGTGTCTTTTCAAACTTATAAAATGCCATCTTAGTCTTACTTCTCTTGAGAAAATAGGGAGCTGTCCCAGTTAAATAACAGTCCCTCCAGAAATGATCGTCATTTGCATATGTACAAACCAAAAACTCTACGTCACTTTTTTTATTTTGAATCAAATACCTTGCAATATCTTCCGCAATCCATCTAACCATTTGCTCTCTGGTCATCTTACTTTTTCTTCTCTCAAACCTTTTGTTGACTTTCTCCTTTGTAAAAAAGTAGGCCAAAGGAGTCATTAGCCAATACCAAAAACTCTCCAATTTTCTTTCAAAAAATACTTTGATCTGATAAATCTTCACCTGTTCTATTTTCTCCTTTGATCAATGATTTCAAATGTATCTCATCCACCGAAATGAGCACTTTCTAAGTAAAGTTGCGATTTGATCAGAATTTAATCTTCTCGTATGTGTTCAATCTCTACATCATTTACTTCTTTTAATTCCCACTCTATAATTCCATCGGCATTAAATAACTCATGGTCAATCTGACCAATGATATCATCACCATGATTCAATTCTTCTTCGTCGAAAACTATGTATCCTTTAATCTCTACTTTTCTCATATTTTCTCCCTCCCTACTTCACAATCTTATCGTTTCTACATTCTTAATTGCAAAGAATTCGGGTTGATTATTTGTCTCTTCTGTCCATCTCCAAAAAGTATCTGTTAACATTTTGCCAAGCAGCCTTTTATCTTCATCTTTAAGTTTATCAAACCAGCCATCAGCAACTTCCCCAACTTGATCATACGTTTGCTCTAATACTTCATCAAGAACGCTATGAGGTGATAAATTGATTTCTGGATTACTCAACTGCCCAACATCAAATTCACATGCCGTATAATCTTATCAGTCAATATCCATGTTGTCTAAATATTCATCTGATGGGTTCTTAAAGAATTCTTTTCCAGCTTCGATAGCTTGCTTCTTGGTATCGTACTCTCCATCTTCGCAGTCCCAATGCTCTTTATCACCAGTGTTATACATCCACTTTCCTTTATTGCTCATAATCTTCTCCTTTTAATTGCTCAACTTTTGTTGCTATCATCCGGGTTCCGCTGGCTAATATGTAGAATATTTCTTCCAAATCTTCAAGCGAGTCACTAAAGCCTTCAGCTTCTAAGCTGACCCGATCATTTCCATCAATATTGAGAACAATTTTCTTCAATTGATCACTCCTTTGCTCCGTAAAATCACGATTCTATAGCAACTGGACTGTTTGGGTAAATTCTATAATAATAATCTTCTAATATTTTTTTGCGTCCAGATATATCTTTAATTGATGCCACTAATCCAACATCTACTTGTTGTAATTTAACAATCGCTTCCACTTGTTGATGACTCATAAAATCTCTGATTCCTTGATGTTTCTTTAGGCTATGTTTCTCTTTAAATTTTTTTGAAGTCATACCGAGCACAATCTTATTTATCATATCTGCTTCGTTGCTGTAATGAAACGGATTCGGATCTTCGTGAGACATTTTAATCATCGATGTTAATGCTGGATATTCAATTCGTGCCAATTGTCGTTCTTGAATAAACTTTTTCATTTCGTTGAATTTCTCTATGTATTTTATTTTAAACTTTATTGCATTCTCACCTGTAAATCCCATTGCTAAAAGTGTAAATCCTTTTTCAGTCAACAAAAATTCAGGGTACTCCTTTCCTCGATCATTTTTATAGGATGATTTTATAAAATTAATGTCCCAATCTGACTCCCCAATTTTGGGGAGTGAACTTTGAATATTGGAAATGTCTCTAAGTACATGATCGTGTCGTTTTGCAAATATTTCACCAACCTTTCTACTACTTACTACTGGAATACCATCAATTGCAGTGATTCCAAATTCGTCTCCCATAATGGTTTTTAATTTTTTACTCAAATTCTATTTCCTTTCTATGTAAAATTCTTATTTTATAAAGTTATATGATTGGATCTCCACATTAAATCCATGTATCCGTCTTGACTATCAATTCCCCAATCTTCAAAAAACGACTCTACTGTTTCTTCCTTGGATATGACTATGAATAAATCCCCAAGCTTACTTATGTATGTTTTTTGAGCTTCGTTTAAGTAGTCGCTTTTACCTTCCCACCGGACATAGATTTCATCCTTTGAATCATCATCATACACAATATCAATAACGACAATATCGCCATTAGTAAGACGATCAAAAGTGTTTTGTTTATAGTTATTATCTTCTATAACAGATACTTGATAGTCTGTATTTGCATTTCTATTAACAACAATTGAAAAAGTGTCGCAGGTATCCATAAATCTAATGTCGCCATAATGTCGAATAATGCTTTTTTTAATATTGGTGACGCTAAAATTTCCTATGTGGTTAGCCTCAACCGATAAAGATTCACAATTTTCAAAACCAAATACGATCTCTTTTAATTTTTTCAATTAATCACTCCTTACTTTTATTGGCTCTTGCATTAGCCATCCTATTAGCAGCGGCCTGTCTCTGTTCGGGCGTCCAGTTACGTCCACTGCTTTTCTTTCGGAATGAAACCTGTTCATAATCTACTTTGTAGTATTTGTTGCCTTCTGCGTCAACCTTGTAAGCTTCAAATCCTGCTTTCTCCATTTTATTTTGAAGTTTACTTGAAGCAGAGAATATCTCCCACTCATTAGTTTCGTCATTACAAACACACACCGTTTCACGCTCAATCGCCGTATAACTCAATAAATATCAACTCCTTCGTTTTTATTTCAACTTCGTCTTACCCTGTTCTGCCAGTATGTAAATTTCATTGCCTACTGGATCGTATCCATATATGACTTTTATCTCTTCATTCTGTTCAACACGAATGATCAAACTTTTACCATCTAAGTCGTCCCATTCAAAGATGGGGACATTTTTAAATAATTTCATTATTCACCTCTAGAAAAGGTTAATTTTATTAGTCTCATTTTGTTTTAAAATTGCTTTCTTAAGTGTATTAAAAGCTTTTCGTGCCTTCTTTGAAGTAGGGACTTCTTCGTGCAGTGCCGATACTACATGTTCAGTATTTATCAGCTTAACTTTTTCACTTTCCGTTTTTCTACCTTCAAGAAATGCTCCTCTTAATTCAATTTCTTTCAATGCCTCATCTCTGCTCTTCTCATCATCATATTCAACATCTACCCAATATTCCATTATCCCATCGACTCTATGGACAACCTCTACTATTTCATGTTGATTTCCACTAATACTTATAGTTTCACCCTTGTCTAGTAACCTATGGAATTGGTCTGTTTCTTTAAGTGTAGCGAGTTCTGAGTCTTTGACTTTTTTATACCCCAAACGCCCATCATTATTCGATTTGTCATTGTATTTAAACTCTTCGTTATCTATGGAGCAACCCCACCAACTTAAAGGTTGATTTCTCTCCATATAATAAATTTTCTTAGTGATTCTAGCCTTTATAATACTCTTCATTTAATATGTACCTCCTAGTAAAAGTTTCATTTTACTCAATTAATCTTTTACATACATCTTCAATCTCTCATCAATAATTTCTATGTATTCTTCTGAAATCTCAAATCCTATGTATTTTCTATCGTTCAATAAAGCCATTTTAGCTACAGTACCGCTTCCCATGAAGGGGTCTAAGATAACATCTCCTTCATTGCTCCAACTAAGAATGTGATCTTCTGCCAACTTTTCAGGAAAAATTGCTGGATGCTTGAATGCCACTTTATCTAAAGTTGATTTTTGATGTCCATTTGCTATTCTCCATATGTTATATCTGACTCCGTATTCCTTAAGCAAGTTTTGTTTATTATGTCTGACCTGTTCGCCATTGGCATTTCTATAATGTCCCTTAATATGCTTTTTCCCGTTGTACCACTTATTTTTTCTATCAGAAATTAAATTGGTCGTTTTAGGCTTTCCTTTTGAAAAGATAAGCATATACTCGAAAATCTGATAATATCGATTCGTTTCAGGAAAACTAATACTATCCTTTTCGTAAATCATGGTGTCGTGTATATTGAACCCTATTTCTTTAAAGAACAAAGCCTGTTTAAAACTTGTTCCTGTTTCACTGCCTTTATCGGTTTTATCACCAACCACCCACACCAAAACTCCACCATCTGCTGTCACTCTGTAAAGTTCACGAGCAATTTCTTCAAACTCAAACGAGTAACCCTTGTATTTTCTTAGATCATCATAAGGAGGAGAAGTGACGGTTAAAGGAATTGTTCCGTCTGGAATAAGCTTCATTCCTTGAAGACAATCCATTTTATATATTTTATTGCACTCTAGCAATTAATCACTCCTTTGGTTGTTTAGGTAAAATGCTAACCTATTGTGATTCATATTCATGTTTTAATCTCAATCGATTATTGATATGACCACAATGTTTACATACTTTTTCGTGTGTAAACCAGCCTTTCCTCTCTATTTCAACCAAAACATATTCATGTTTATGATTGCTTTTCTTGGTCGTCATAGCGTCCTCCTTACATCGTAAAATGCTGATTTCATCGGTATCTAACATCCATCAGTTTTTGCCTAAATGATCTGATGGGCTTCAATGCCTCCTCGATCTCCAAGACTCTTTGAATGTTTTCCTTCTTACCTTCTTGTTTTTGTAAATCTGCTAGAGCATCGATTCGTGCTCCTGTTTGAATTATTGCAGCATCCATTTCTTCTTTGGTGAAGTCTACTTTGTACATCCAAATTCTCCTTATCAGATTGTTTTTCGTTCAATCAGCGTATCAAAGTCGTACTCACTCAATATTTTCAATAATCTTTCAACTTTTGGTGCTCTCCAAGCTGTCATTGCATATGTATGTGCCTTACTTGTGTAATGGTAGTGGTTTGCTTCAATATGGCGTTTGGCTTCGTCTTTCGTCAGGAACATTGTGTTCTGTCTGATAAAGTGTTCTTGCCGCTCAGGATGGAGGCTGGCTCCTTCGTCATAGTGTTCAGCAATCCACTCGTGGGCCGTTTCCTCGCAACCGACCTCTTCTAGGGCTTCTAATGCGTCAGGCTCTAACTCATCCCTGTCCAGTATCTCTTTAAGGAAATAATTGATCTCGTAGGATTCACCGTCTTGCGGCAGGTAAACAGAGTGGCGTTCGGCATTATCATCTGAACATTCAACCCACTTGTAATCTCCTACTGTCCAGAATCGTGGAGATGCCTGACAATCATTTTCTTGAGTATTTAATTCTTGCTGTAGCTCTTTAAGAAATTTTACATCTTCGTTCATTCATACACTCCTTTTCTCAGTCAAAGATCGATTTTAAGATGCTTAGCTACTGGTGTTCGATAATCATTTTCTAATTGAATGTAAAAGTAACCAATACTCTTAACTCCTTGATCTAAATTTTGTCTGATCTCTTTTGGAAATTGTCTAGCATGAATATAAACTTTAGGGCAATATGCACAAGTAGCAAAACCAAATCCTCTAACCTTGTTCCATTTTAAAATCTTCATTCTTAGGTATCCTTCTCTTGCATTATCCATAGCTTTAAGAATAATCGCAATGTCACTACTGAAATTTCTTAAACTATTCCTCCATAGCATTTGTTCGCATTTTTGGAAATAATTTAATTGATACGGTAATCCAAGAACAAAACCGTTAGTCAAATCAGTTATTTGTAGATCATACGCATCTTGATTATTTTGATTCTCTTTAAAAAATTCAATTTCTCTCTTTCTTGAAGAATCAACAAAAACAAGTTCCTTGTTCTTTACCTGGGTGAAACCGTATCGTTTCCCTTCGTTTATGCACCAAATTTCAAAGTCTTCTTTATTCATCTAAATAGCCCTTTCTACGTAAAATATCAACTTTATCTTAATTTAACAGCGGATTTAGAACTCATACTCAGCACAATTCATAGTGATTAATATTGATTCATAATCTTGTTGTTTTTCTTTGTATATTTCGTACTTTTGTTGCAGCAGTTCAAGCCTATGTTTTGCCTCTCTACGCTCTATATCAATGTCAACTAAATATTTTTCATAATATTGTAACTGATCTTCAATAAACTTCTTTGCTGTCTCAATGCTCATTTAAAACACCCCAATCAACATAAATTCTTTATTTTATCTTCCTATATGTCCTTAGAATAAATATAACGCTTAATATCCCCCGTCCTTCTCCAACAGCCACTCTTTTAGTTCCACTTGGGCCTTTGCGAAAGCTAATTCAATGTCATTGCTTTGAACATGGATTATAGTCTGCCTATGCAACGGGTGGCCGATTCTGTACCCCACAGAAATACACCAATCTAAAACGTCTGAATGATATATTTCTAGCGTCCAACTTTTATGATACTTCTTTATTGAATCATAAAAGTTTATGAACTCTTCCATGATTTCCTCCTCGTTCCCCGATCAAATTCAATTTTCATTGGTATTTGCCGATCAATGTATTGATATCTTTAAGTACCACATTAATTTCATTTATTGCCCCCCAAATTGAACCACCACTTGATTTAATCTCAATTTTAAACTGCTGCGGATCAGTTACTGGCTCAACTGGTGAACCATGATAAAACAATGTTCCTTTAGGAAAAGTCTCTTGATAATAAGAGTCGGTATATTCCTTTGTTAGTTCAGTCAGTCCTTTACAGCCTTTCACACGCTTTTCTTCTTTCTTACTGTGTATGTGATATCCAAGAGACTTATATTTATGAATTTCTACTAATAGTCCTTCTCTAATTCGCCAGATGTCTTTAATTTCATGAGATTGAATCTGTTCCATTTATCCTCCTTGTAAAATACAGGTTTTACTAAATTTCTATTACTAACATCAGGTCAATATCTACGTCTATCTTTGGATCATAATTACTTAAAGTATCAAATTCTATACGATTGCCTTTTAGATATTCCAAAGCTTTATCATGTGATATCCACATGTCGTCATTATTTTTATCAATAAAAATAATATTCTTGGGCATACCTAAACCATATGCTATCCACTTATACATTGCTCTCTACCTCACTTAAACATTCAATGAACTTTTGAACTTTTAACCCATATTCAGTTCGACTCTCCTTGGCTGCTTCAACAACCCGATTTATTTCTGTTCCCTTGCTCAATACCTGCTTAATCATCTCTTCAACGGAAGTCTCATTTATGTATTTGATCGTTTTGCTTCTACTACTCATTAATACACTTCCATTTTATCCTCAACAATTTGCTTTAAGTCATCAATCTTGTCTCGTAACTCTTGAAGTTCTCCATAATCAATGTCGTCAATTTCCAGATAACCATACAATTCTGATAATCGTTCGAAATTAAGCGGTAGCATTGGTTTACCCCCTTTACTCGTTTCGTTCAATTTTGATAATTTGATCTATCACATTTACAGCCTTATCGAGTTCATAGTTAATAACTTGATAATCAAATCGTTTTTTTCTAAATTTAATTCCATCTTCGTTGATTCGTTTGAGTCTTTTATCTACATCGTCACCTCGTTCAATCATTCGTTTATACCGAGTCTTCTTGTCTACTTTTAGATAAATAGTCACAAACTCAACATCAGAAACACGTTCTTTTAAGTCTTTAATCCCATCGGGATCAACCACGTATATATCTGTGCTATAAATTTGGTCTTCAGTACTAAAGTAGTGGTTGTTATCAAAGTAGCTATAGGCTACGATTTGTTTATCATGTTTTAATTGTTCGTACTCTTCTATGGTAGCAAAAATATGACCCCACTCACCACCATTTCTAGGCTGACGCGTTGTGTAGGACTGGAGGATATTATATCCTCGTCCTTCCAAAACTTTAGCAACTTCCGTCTTACCTGAACCCGAATATCCCATTAATAAAAACACTTTTTTCATCTGTTGTCTCCCCATTTAATTACTCGTACTTTAATATGCTTCTTTCTACCAAACTCTCTCGCTTCATGTTCGGTTCTAACGTACACATCAATTTTCTTGCCTTTTATTAATCCACCTTTATCCTGTACAACTCTTATACCTACACCATCTATATAAACTACCGTCCCTTCAGGCAACACTCTCCAGTCAGCAGCTATTGTTTCTCCAGCCTTAGTCATCTTGCCCGAAGCGGTTCTTCCATAATCTTTACTGCTTACACTTCTGCCTTGATTGTTAGTGTAAGCTGTTAACTCAAATCGTTCCCATTTATATGTATCTTTCTTATGCGTAACTTGTTCGATCTTATCCAACTTAGCAACCTTAATTTCTTGTTTAATGTTAGTCGTGTTTTTCATTTCTCGTACTTGATTGACGCTTTGTGCTTCAGTGTTGTTGTATACTGATAGCGCCAATAGCAGAGAGAGGATTAGCTCACCCAACGTATCACGCTCCCGTTTTATTTTGAAGCCCCACTATTACAGTGAGGCTCTATTCTGATAAACTCTGTCTTTGATTAACTCTATGTATTAAGCTGGAATGTTAAATTCTGTGATAAACTTAACCGCTTGTGCTAAAGCTTCTGTGTCTGTAACTTTCGTATAGTTTGCAATCCCCAAAATATTCTTGAACTCTGGGACAATATACTCGCTCAGTTGGTTATCAGTAAACCGTTTCTTTTGTTCATTAATAGATTCAATCAAATTAGCAATACTCAATTCCTCTTTAGCTTTAGTTTCAACTTCTTTTGCTTGCTCGTCACGTTCCTGTTCTTGTTCAACCTTAAGCTCTTCGATGCTTTTGTTAGTTTTTTTAAGTTGTCCTTTTACCGCTGCTTCAAATACATCCAAAAAGTTCTTTGCGCTATATTCAACTGGTTCTTCGGGCAGATCAGTGTAACGACCACCAGCGATAGAAATGTATTCGGTCGGTCGGAAGACCATTACGGTGCGCGTTTCATGAAAATTACTTCCTTTTTCTCTACCCTTTTTATCCTTAATATTGTCAGCTAGTTCAGAACCATCTTTATTGATTACAACTACTTCGTTAAATAAGCAACAGATTAAACTTGCTTGAGATTCAAAAATCTTGCGTGCTGTTTGATGCATCATCAACTCAACAGAATTGTACTTCATGCCATTATAAAGCGTTGTCTCTTTTTCTTTTGTCCATCCCAAGCCCAGCAAACCGTAACCAGCATTACGTAAAGCATCGAATGGCTTTTTCATTTCTTCATAAAGTGCTGTGTATCCATTCTCTTTGTTACTGGAAGCATCGCCTAAATCTTGCAACGAAATAATAGATTGTTTGCCATATCTCTTGGCTCGATCCTTCAACAACCACGACGTAGCTGCATCTACACAACGATCAGCAGTGTCGATACCAATGAGTTTAACAATGCGACCTTCGCTTGCCTCTTTGACTAATCCCGGTACCACTTCTTTTTTAAAGAACTCCCACTGCTTCCAAGCATCTTCATCCGATCCCTCTTTGTGAATCGGAATAATGTTGTCCAGTTCCCAAGTTTCATATCCCGGTTCAAATGCCAAAAGCAATGCTTCTTCTGGTGAACCGTAGTGCAGCTCTGTAACTTCTTTCCAAAGTCTTGTTTTACCAGTTTTATAAGTTCCCACAATAAGGCTCATAATTGAATGAAGTTCAACTTTAGGTGTATTCTTTTGTACTTTATTTCTCCAACTCATTAAATAAATCTCTCCCTGTTATATGTATTTATGTTTGGTCTGCGCTTTTACACACAGACCATTTTCTAATTAATTGAAACTATCTACTCTCACGCAAAAGGATCGTCGTTATTTGTTGCAAATGGGTCAACAGGCGAACCCGATGTTTGACTAAACGGATCATCATTTACGCTGTTACCAAAAGGGCTGTCATTAGTCAAAGTAGTTGTCTTCTTAAATTCTTCTTCTGTAAGCAACTCACGCATAATACTTCCCTGCACATAACTGATTACTTCTAACCCTTTTTTATCTCCATTAACTACTCGTTCTTGTCTTGTTTCCTTTTGAGAATCATCTACATCATTAAAAGGGTCATCGGCAGGCAGTTCTTCTACAATGTCTACGTACGCGTATGTTGCGCGTTGGTTATCTTGCCCCGTTACTTCAATGAAATCGTATGTATTAAGAGATGCGAAAGCATTAGCCATTGACACTTTACCTTCTGCCGCCTCTGCTTGATAAACGATAAGCTCAACATCCATAGGTTCTGAACGTTCCTTACCATTCTTCAGAAAAACTCCATTAATCTTAGTATCTCCAGTAGTTTCATCTTGATAGGTACTCTTAATTCCTAGCTGCATACTGAAACTGTTAACTTCAATAAATTCTGAAGACTTCAAATCTTGTACATAATTAATTACTTTTTTATCCACCTTGATAGGAGTAGGATTGCCATCTTCGTCGATAATCTGCCCATCAACAATTGGAGAAATAGATGTAATGGTTCTCTTTTTGAACTCCACATTACCATTATCCCCCGAAATCGCTTCAAACTCATATACTCCTTTAACCTCTACCCATGCATCATCTTGAATGTATTCGGATAGTTCTTTCGCCTTATCCCAAGGAGCATCGATTAAGTGATACGTTTCATCAATTTCTTTGGTTTTCCCGTTTAAATCTTTCCACTTCTCTTTATCGAATCGAACGTTCCAATCAAGTTTCGTTGTTTGATTGTGTTTTTTGCTATAAGCATATACAAACTGTTGTTCCATACCAGCAATTTCAACCTTAAGATTGTTACTTAATGCAGTTTCGATATTAAATTGCAAAACACGTCTTGGTTTCGGCTTTTCTGAGCGTGTCAACTTTTCTTCAAAGTAAGGTAGTTTGTCCCAACTATCAGTTTCTTGATTCTTTTTGCTTACTTGGCTTACTTTACCGATAAATCTAAAGTGATTTTTAAACTCTTTGCCGCCGTGTTTTTTGTTTACTTTAATCTTGTAATCTGCCATATGTATTTTATATCTCCCTTTTATGTATAATTATTTTTATTTGATTAATCTAAACCTGATCAATCATAAAAGGGAGGGCTTCTCAACTTGTTTTTGATTCATATCACCACCTTTTGCAAAGTGAAATGAGTTGCATCTATATAATCGTGCTAGGCACGTTGATATTGTATGTACTTCTTTGACAATTGTTGTTGGCTTCTTCATTGAGACTAAGTAAATCCCATATCATAAGATATGTTCATGTTCAGCATCCCCTTTCAATTATAATTCATCTATATAATCACACTTTATAGTGTGTTATTTTTTGGTGGGTCTCACCCGACTTGAACGGGTATCAGCCAATTTATGAGATTGGTGTCTTAACCATTTAGACGAAAGACCCTTATGTATTACCTTTTGGTAATTGACTATCTTGATAAAAGTATTCTTTTACTACATACATTCTTTCAATGTTTACTTGGTTCTATTTAAATATATCATTCATAATTATTTTTGTCAATTATTTATTTATTTTTGCTTGTTTATTTTTTGCCGAACTTTCGCTCGGCTACCTTTTACGCAAATAAAACTAACTCCATAAATCTAACATGTTCTCCTCTGCTACTATGTATCGCATATATATGTTTCGGATCATTAGATTTGAGCTTAGACATTTTAATGTCATCGATCCGTTCTTGGCAAAGTCTCTCAAGTGCAGAAGCATTGTCAATATTGTAAAAGTAAATAAACTCATTAACATCGGCATACTTATTTGTATTCAACTTAGTCCTTCTCTTCTTTATCAAATAATTATTTATATCTTGCATACTCCCATACAGACATTCAGCTCTAAATTCATTTAAATCCTCTTCACTAGTTATCAAAAAATAGATAGCATTCAATACATTTATAGCTCTTCTGTCGATGTTAAGTTCCTCTATAAATTTTTCGACCATTTGCAAAATCTCCCTTTTTGAATTTCTTGATGTTGGAAAACCCTATAATTAAATTATACTTTACTTCTATAATTAGGCAACTTCGGTTCAGTATAACCGAATTTTTATTGACATTATATAAATACTGGTTAAATATGAATATTATGAGTCGAATTATGTCGAATGAACTTTTCAATCAATCAGAACCTTTGTTCATATTATATTAACTTATGGAAATAATGATTATCATATTTAATTATATTAGTTTTATTTAAGTTATTCAGTCTTCACTTTTTTCCTAACAATCTATTCATTACTTCTTTAACCTTTTCTAATCTGGGCTTAGAAATTGTAATAACATGTTCATCACAAAAGATTATACTTTTGTTATTTTCAATGTATTCATAACTCATGTTTAAATTCCCCAATGTTCCTCTGTCAGTTACAACGAAACCTTCTTCGCCTGATAATAATTCATGTATTTGATCTGTTGCATTACATTGCAAATATTCGCCTTCAGAAGTTATGTATACAGTTCTGTGAACATAATTAATCCTTTCATTTTTTGATGATATAATTTTGTCTATCTCTAGCCATTCCGCTACCTCGTTAATCTTCTTCCCGTCTCTTTTAACTACTGGTATTGATCGCACCATAAATGAATGTCACTCCCAACTATATAAACTTATACCCCACAGCGCTATGGGGTACTTATGACAACAGCAACTATTTACGTTTTGGAGCAGGTGGACAGTTAAACAATGCCCATGAAGCAGGCTGCACATTAACCACAGACAGCAATGTAAAAATAGAACCAACAAAACTCATAATAGCAAACTTTTTACTCATCACACTCACCTCCTTTCAAGTTAAAGTTAATTAATGTTAGAGATTGTATAAGGGCGCTGATAACGAATGCGCTATTATCTATAAAAAATGAAGCAACAACAAAGAACATAGATAAATACTTAAAATATATATGATTTTTCTTTTCGACAACTGTGTTATTTTCAATATTGTAAGGAGCATAAATCATTACTACTATAAAGGTAATTGCTTTGACAGTAGTTAAAATCGCTGTTGAGAGTTCAGGAACAAAACTCAAGACAATCAGTAAAATTACTGAGACAAAAAAACATTTATCTGCATTTTTTATATGGCGACCTCCAGAGACTGTCCTTAGTAAAGAGAATCCTAAAAGCGCATAGCATGTGTTTAATGTATTATTAAACACACAACCGATAACAATTATAAATATAATAGGTATAATATTACTAATAATAAATCTTGAAACATGTAAGACATCATCTTCATCAGGAAAATAATTACTGTATTCTGAATTTATAATTTTCTCTTTGATTTTAAACGCAATAATATCCGTAACTGTTTTATTTTTCAATGGTTCGTCTCTCCATTTTTATTCCTATAAAGAGAAGATTAAAGAAACATATTGTCCAAACTATAGATCCCAGCAATAAATTATTTATATCATATGTGAAACCAACTAATATCATTATACATGATGGAATTACGGTAATAAGAATGTTGTTTTTAGTTAGTGAGAATTTAATGGTAAAATTGTAGCTTATAAAACTAAACCATAATCTTTTTTGTACAAGTATATTAGCAAGAAGAAAAATTATTATATCACTGCCTATCTGATATGTATATCTTAAAAAATTGTTTGACTTTATATTTTCAAGAGTTAAACCAGTGAATGGGTACATTACCCACACAGAAAGACTTTGTACAACGAGAAATACAATTAAAGTCAATACTGCGGCAAAAAAAGCATGTCTGGAAGAGACCCTAAAAAATGCTATCAAACACAGAGTTAAAGTTAGCATGTTAAGAAGCGGGGCAAGATTACTCATCATAGGATCAAGGCTGTAAAAATATGTTGCAACTGATATTAAAATATTAGTTATAATTATTTCAAATAAATACTCTTTAATATTTATTCTAAATACAGAAAAAGCAAAATAAAAAACTACAACCCCCTCGAATAAAGACATTAAAATATAGATGAAAGCACTCATGAGTATTCTCTCCATTTCTCTTATAAACTAATATAACAACTCCATACATTCATAATACCATCCAAACACTTTCGCGTCAATAAACAAAAATAAAAAAAAGAATAAGTTTTACCTTATTCTAAATTTGGGTACTTATTTAATAGTGTCTCCAAATTCAAAAACTCCCTAGTATAAATAGTACTCATAATATTGACACCATCTTTTGCTAGACCAACATTAAAATGTCTGCATATTGCCTCTATTTCATCACGTTGCAGTTTCTTGCTTGTCTTATATATATCTTTAGCCATTTTTAACATACCGGAATTTCTGATGTTTATCGGATTTAAATAATTATATCCTTCCATTAAACCAATAACCTTGATTCTTTGTCTAATTGTGTGCGCACTGGTTTGCCCATCATCTTTATATGCTTTTCCAGCTCCTTTTATCACATATGACGAGGGAACAAGTTTTTTATCTCTGCCTCCTGCACTTAAAATACTTTTATAAACAGTTTCTTCATTTGCCTCCTGTATGATTCTTACTAACTGTTCTGTTATCGTTACTTTTCTTAATTCCTCAGTCCCATACTTGTTAATATTTTTTAACAATATTGTTTTATTTATTGCATCAAGGTCTGAAATTTTTAAATTTAATAGTTCACTATTATCTCTGCCCATTATACCTTCAAATATAGCTTGAACTATAACAGCATCTTGTCTACTTGGTAATCCATATACAATTTTATTTATTTCATCCTCACTAAAGATTAATTTATTTGTTTTATCTACAAAAGATTTATAATATTCAGTGTCACTTACAGGTGAAAGAGGATTTAGCTTGTTATCTCTAAGGTCTTGAGATATTGCCCATCTTATGTAGCCCTCAATTGTCGCTCCATTTGTGATCGATGCTTGAACAGTTTTTGGCGATAAATAGTTAAGCAGCTCTTCAATTTCAGCTAAATTAAAGTTATATAAGTCTTTGCTGTAATTTTTCTCCATACGACCTGCCCTTTTTAAAACCCTTGAAAATACTCCATATGTGTTTTGAGTAAAGTCTTGTAAGAACCTCAACTTCTGCTCTTCGTTGTAAAATTCATCGTTGTATATTTCATTAGCCATTATCATTCACCCCAAAGTTCATTTTAAAATATTCTAATACTTTATTTTTAGATCTACTTGAAGCATAATAAGCTCTTTTATCATTTAACAATTCAATTAAACAAGGATCGTGGAAATTTATTTGATCTACTGCTTCTTTTATGTCAGATGGATTACGTCCAATATCATGAAATTGTTTTGCAATTTGCGTATACCCCAAGAACATCAGAGGATGATTTATTAAATTATCTCTGTAGGCATTGGGATTGCCGAGAAATTCATCATAATAGTAACTTGTTAAATATCCATAAAACTCAATCAAATATTTAGCAGTATCTTTATACTCCTTAAAATTAGATGGTGCGAATGTATTTTCAACTGCATATGATAAAATTGAAAAAGTTGTCAATTGTCCCGCTATCTCACTAATTCGTGGTGAGGATGCAATCTTATTGCCTTTGAGTTCTGATTTTGGGTCTTTTTGCAGATCTTTAACGACTTGATCAGAAAACCTTTCAGCTTTCAATTCTTCTATTCTCTCTTTTTTTACCACATTGACTGTATTTATTTGACCGAAATATCTTTTTGCAGTATCAGTGTCGTATACCCTTATAGACAAAATCATTTCAAGTTCGATTTCAGAATTAACAGTGAAAGCCTTAACAAAGCCCTGTAAGCGATGAAAACCATCTAATATAGAAACAATGGAACTTTTATTAAGAGTCAATTTTCTGTTCACAGAATCATATATAACAGGTGATTCTTCAAAAGAGTATACATTCAATGTCATCATATCGGGTAAATAAGATTGATTAAGAACATTTTTAGCTATATCATCAACACTTTTTTTGTTGACATCTGGTATTGGTACTACTCCATTTCTTCCTTCTTTGTATTTTGCGCTTCTTTGTGTTTCAAAATCATAATCAATAATATTTGCATGATACATATCCACAAGCACTTTACTTTTTATTTTTGTAACATATGTTTGTTCATCCAATTGGATTACATTTTCCATAACAAGAGGTAGTTCAATTACTACTTTTTTGTAGGTTTCTTGTACAATTCGCTCAGACTCTTTCAATTCTTTTATACTGAAAAACTTTTCAGGGTTTAAATCTTCATCCTTCAAAACGTAATATATTCCATCTGTCAAAACTGCTAAAAAAGACACATCCATCGAACTTAAAGAAATACTTTCTCTTGAAACTTCATTAAATATTCCAAACGGCAAACCTTTACTAACTAGTTGCTCAACAATTTCGTTGACAATTTTGGCTTTACTTTTTATGGTTTTTATTTTTTTTATTAATAAATCTTCGAGTTCGTAACGATCTTTTTTCATATAGTACACCCTTTCTCCAACTTACTAAAAACATTATAACACACATAACAAACAAATATACTCTTCTTCAGCAAGACGTGCCTAGCGGTTTCGATATAATTGCAATATTTGTTTATGATTATTGCCGAACCATATTAGCTTTTTTGTTATTTCTTTAAGATCATTTATTTTATTGATACTTTCAATTTGGTTGATCAGTCCTGCTCTTATCTTCTTAAAACATGAATCGCACAATATATCATTTTCATTTGAAGGCATAAACTGATTATAACAATTTTCCATGATACAAATTTTATCGTTTGTTTTAACTCCTTCTATCTTAAAGCCAGCTTTTCGCATAGTTTGATCCCATGTGTATCCTTTAGTCTTCATAGATTTTTCAGAAGGTTTTATTTTATTTTTTGTATACTCTGATTTATTTGGAATGTACCCCAGTTTCTTAATAGAAGCCTTTAAACTCTTAAATAAATCTTCTTCAGTTATATATAAACCAGTCAGATTTACTTGAGCTTCAAAAGCAATCTTTTCGATTCCGAACTGTTCTGAAATATACTCCCAACTGGGTTTTAATTCATTTAATATATATTGGCTTTTATCAACGCTTCCGTTTCTTAAGTTGATTATCTTAAAATTACTAATTGCTTTTATTCTATTCTGTTTGAGTACATATTCATCTTTACTTGGTATTCCTGCAATTTTTAAAAATTCCTTAAAATTAATCTTATTTTTTCGATTAAATGTATCCCATGTTACAGTTTTGGTCTTGTCTCTGAACTGATCAAATAGATCGACAGTAAGATATCCTCCTGCTTTTTCCGATGCAAGCCTTGCTTCATGAACAAACTGCTTATCAATATTCATTTTATCTAACACCTCTCAACAAAATATCTATTGGTCATATGCCAAGCCTTGCCCTTCACTGTATCAACCATCCCCTTCTTTCTATCCAGAAACACAATTTCCCTGCATTCTTTACAGCCCCATTTGCTCCTTTTGTATGCTGACTCTTCTATATAGGAAGCTCCACACTTACATTCTACCTGAATCAGTGTCTTATGCTGGCTATATGCATCTGCTAACTGTTCATTGGCCTTACTTGCTGCTGTAGGCTGTATTGCTGCTACATGTTCCCTCTGCTCACTAAATTCATTATGTACCTTGAAGTCTGCCACAAGCTCAGGATTCAATCCAAAATGTTCTTTACCTACTGTAGTTACATATTTACTTCCTACACGATAAGACTCTATCCAGTCCTGTATTTGCTTAGTGGATAGATTGACAGTTCCCTTGATACCACTGTTTAATGTGTAGGTCATAGTGTGATGCTGAATATTAATTGCTAACACCTCCTATGATTAATATACTACAAGCGATAATTATTATCAAAGCAATAAATTCTAAAAAAAATCAAAAAGCGGACAAACAATTGTCCGCTAACACTGCATTTTATATTTTCAAATAGATGATTTTATCTGATTATGATTTTGTTAAAAATATTTAAACTCTTCGACAACTATATCTGTTTCTTGAGCTGTGAAATTCGACATTGAGAGACTCCTAATATATCGGCATATTTTTGTTGAGAAAATGCAGGGTGTTGCTTCATCAAATCTTTTAATTTGCCCAACAATATTTCAGATCTGTAATTTTTCTGTGTAGGGGCTAATCTATCCGGGGAGTACTTCTGGCAGTTTGTACCATTCTTCATATCATGAATACATTCCCCACAAACAAAACTGCCTCTAAAATAAGTCAATTGCTCTGCTGAACCGCACATTTTACAAGACATACCAGTGTATATTTTGAAAGTTAGTGTATTGGTTTCTGAATCTATAAATATTTCTAAAGGATCGCCCACATTGATACCCATTGAAATTCGCATCTCTTTGGGAATGACGATACGGCCTAACGAATCCAAGGGACGTGTCATACCTGTACTTTTTACCATTAATCCACCCCCTCAGCTAATGATTTTTCAACCAACAGTCTAAATTGAGATTTGTTTTTACAACTCTAGATACTTTAGAATCCCATATACGGAATCCGTTGCACATAAAGTTATCTAATTCATGAATTTTTTCAGCTTCTATTTTTACAAATCTCCAAGTTTCAAGCCTGTGTTCTCTATCATAGTCCACTAATTTCATAAGACAATATCTTTTACTCATAGCTGCAAACCTCATGTTGTGTATTTTTTACTGTCTATTTTTTGGTTATGGTGTTAGAATAAAATACAGATCACTCCCTATTTGAAAAGTAGGGAGATTTTTCTATGCCATCAAAATGGAACGAAATTCGTTCCACAGTTATATTATAAAAGGGGATTATTTACATGTCAAGAGGTATGGTGAAATATGTGGTATTTTGAGATTACGCTTGATCACATACTTGTTAGGAGAAATATAAGCAGGAGAGAATTAGCTCGTAAAACTGGCATAAGACACGCTACAATCAACGATCTTTGCAATAATACTGCTAAGCAGCTACTATTCGATAATTTGGCTGCTATTTGTGAAGAATTAAATGTAGATGTAAGTGACGTAATTGTTCTACATAAGTTTGAAAAGCGGGATTGATTTCCCGCTTCTACTCTTTTATCTCATTGCCAAAGAAACAGATAGTGCATTCACAATTTTGTCACTGTACTCGTCTGGCAGCGTAGTTATTTTAAAATCTAGTTGGTCTTTGGATATGGTCATAATCTGTTCTAACAAAATAATACTATCATGATATAGTCCTGTGTCAGCAACACTAACTTTTACGTGGGTTGGCATATCTTTCTTAACGCGAGATGTTACAGGGGCGACAATAACTACTGGGGAGTATTTGTTTCCGATATTATTGCCAATCACCACACAGGGTCTTTCACCACTTTGCACACTCCCTTTGCTGCTTCCCAGTTGTACATTCCACATATCTAGTCTTTTAATTTCTTTTGTCATTTTTTCGATTGCTACTGCCATTATGTAATCACTCCTCGTTAAATATTTCTTCTTATTATTATAATTTTTCATTATTTTTGTTTTTTCTACGTGTTGTTTCTATATGTACTTATCTCTCACATTCTTATTCTCTTTCTACTTGTAATTATACTAACAAAAATAATTAAAAACAAGATGGAACATTTGTTCTGTCAAGTTTTTTTCGTATCATGCGAATATTTTCATAGTTAGGTGCATAATCCTATTGACAAATGGATATACATATCATTAAGGAATAATTTCAGGGAGGAATATAGATGCGACAAGACGCTTGGTCTCAATCTGATGATGATCTACTAACGAAAACAGTGTTAACCTATATACGTAGTAACAAAACGCAATTAACTGCATTTCAGGAGGTTGGGAAAGAACTCAATCGTACAGCGGCAGCTTGTGGATTTAGGTGGAATAGTGCTTTAAGACATAAGTATTACAATGAAATAAAAGCAGCGAAAGAAGAAAGCATGAATAATAAGAGAAGTTCAAAAAACAGTGCTGGCACTCCACCAGTTCAAAAGACTGAATTAAATTTTATGAACGAAATAGATAATGCTATTCAAACATTAAATAATTTACGAGTTGAGTATCTTAACATGCAAGAGACTATACGCACACAGAATAATAAAATAACTGAACTGACTATAGATATTCAAGAAAGCAATAAAGAAGATCGACGACCTATTGCCAGTGATGATTTAGACACTCTACTAAAAATATTGCATAAAGCGGATCAAATACAAAAAAACATGTCTCAATACAAAGAACCTGCCATATAAGTAGGCAGGTTTCTTAATAAAAATTATATTTTACGTAATAATACGCGAATAATAGCCGACGATCCTCTCAAAGATACCGGCTATTATTCGTAGTGCCCTTAGTTGAAACTGTAGGTCGCGCTGTGTCTTGTGGCTTGCATAGACACATTATACAACACATAAGTTCATCAATCAACAGAAGTATGTGTATGGCCTCTCTAAGCGCCTCTTTTACCTTCTCATCCATTGTTAGTTGCTTCTCCTTACTGTTATGTATTTTATCCGTTACACTCGTGGAGGATATGTTTTACATGCTCCAACACATCCTCCAGTTTCTTTCCGCACTTTTCGCAATGCATTTATATTTCACCCTTCTATTCGTTAAATCTACATTTTAAATATGCCAGCCATCAAAAATTCAGATTAATTTTCTAAGCTTTTTGTCTTTTTATTTTTTCTATGCGTTCTTTGTTTCTCTTCTTCTTTTCTTCATCCCAAGGCTCATACTCAATAATATTTTCAGATAAATACAATCTTACTACTAATTTTCCATTCACCATTCTTTCTACCTCGTATTTGTCTTTAATGTCACAATAACCCTTTATCCATCCAATACTAGCACCTCTTACCCATATACGTTGGTTATAGCTCCATTTATTTTGTTTAGATTTTAAGTTATCTATTAATCTATTTGAAACCAACCCACTTTTCTCCCTTCCGTTTAAAGATATAAAAATCAAGAGAGGTTCACCAATTGCGTGTTATTATGTCTAAGTTGTTCTTTGCATTATGTTAGACTGATCAAACTTGCATATTACAAAGTATCCACGATACCATGTTTCAATAAAAAAGCATTAATTTCTTCGGTAGTTGGATTGTCTATTCGCTCATCTGCATCCCACCTTGACCAGCCAGCAACACAATAGTAAGCAAGATCTATCAAGTCTTTTGGTGCAGATCCAATGTTCTTTTTATATTCATCTCGCAGCTCATCCATACCGAATTCTATATCTTCACCACAATACTCCGTAAATTTGATTGTCTTTTTGGTTAATAATTGTGTTCCATCAGTAAACTTATCCAATAATACAACTTCGGCATTTTCTGTCCACACTGTATAGTCGTCGTTAATTAAACGACAATAGCCAACTGTGTCACTGTTCTCGTATTTTCTCCACATAACATATACCTCCTGAAATTTTTATAAAGCATGCCTTTTATCTCCAATTATACTCACTCTCTTGTGTTTCCGAATTTCCCAAGCCAACTAAAATCCAATTCCTTTCTGCCTCCTCACCACAATTCGGACAGCTCATTTTAGAAATTCTATCAATTAATTTTAAATCAATGTTTTCTGCAAATAAGCTGTGTTCACATTTTCTGCATTCAAAAATCACTTCATTTTTATTATCCATAGTGAATCTCCCCTCTATTTGACATGCCTTTTACTTACTCACCAGAGTACCTATTCTCTGTTATAGGATAGTGATATATCTCAATATCCTCATCAATAAATCCTCTTCGCTGAGCAGCCAACAGCGTCTCATACATGTTCTTTCGCCCCACAGGGTTGTCAGTGTGTAAATAGATCTTATCAGCCCTAAATCCATTCTCACAGAAGTATTTCACCAAATCATATCCATTAGGCAGCTCTTTACCATCTACGTCCTCTCCCAGATCATGGTCTAACGTAAGAATGCGGACACTTCCAGTTTCAAGGATATGTATTGCTTCATAGTATGTACGAGCGACCACAAAGCCATCTGGACAGTCTCTGAGGTCGTCAACATACAAATCAATCTTATCAGTCACAGCTATACTCCTTCCCTGTAAAACACATCTTTTACTTAAACGACAAAGCAAACCCCAATTCTAAAAATGGAACTACCAAAATAAACGGAAGTATAAATTGCGGAAAAGCCACAAACAATCCTACTACTGTCGCAATTAAAAATACAGGAAGAATGCAGTATAACACAAGCTCTTTAAAATGCTGAATTCTGTTTCTTTTGTTTGTTATAACAGACTTCGACAAAGAGTAAACATATTTTAAATAAAATATTTCCTTTTCTTTTGGGAAAATGAACATTTCCTTAACTCCTTTAAAATAGCCATTTCAATTAGATATGTTATTAACCTTTTTAAAAAGCTCCGCTGCTTCATTGGTATTCACATTATCCATTTCAACATCGAAAACAAAAGAATTGAATGTGTTATACTGCTCTTGACTGAAGTCACTGTACTTAACGCCTTGGTATTCCAATTTATTTTTGATCAAGCTCAATATAGCATTAAACCTAATAACACCGTTGATAATTTGACCATCTCTAACAATCATACTTTTAAATTCTTTGTCTTGGTCATTTTGCATGATTCTATCGATGATTTCTTCATAGTTACCTGAAATTTTGAACATTGAAGATTCGTGTTCAGGAAAAGTTAAAGACAAGTTTGTGAGGTCTTTAATTTTAAGCTTGAATACTGGCATATTCAGACACATCCTTATATTTTTTTAGTAACTATTTCATTCATTCATTTCTTCATTCATTGCAAGACGGAATGCAAGCGCTGCTTCACTATTTCTTGAGTTGTGTGTATGACCTATTCCAAGTCGAATCAACTCTTGAGCGAATCTAACATCGCTATCCCTAAAATCTTGTCCAGTTGAAAATAAATACCAATGACACAATTCATGCATAAGCATTTCTATTACTTCTTGATAGGTTAACTGTCGATTGATTTCAGACCAGAACTCAATTAATGAATTGGCTGAATTAAAACATGCCCCTTTCATATCTTCACATTCACTGAAGTCCAGAGCTACCAATGGTTCTTTATCAATTCTCCAATGTTGTTTAACAAGCTTCTTAGCTTCAGTTTGAAGAAAATTCTCAGTGAAAATAAAGAGATTTTTATAATCTTTGTGCTTACTTTTCGCTGTAATAAATTCATTAATTTCTTTTTCTGTTGCAGATCTAACATTATCGAATTCAAAGAAGTCTGATCCCCATTCTTTTAATGAAAAAAAGTTGAAAGATGGGTAATACATCAAAGTTTCAAAGTCTACCTCTTTTTCACGAATAAAGAGCGCAGTAACCATAAATATAGCATATGAGTTCTGATTAGTTAAATGTAAAACAAAGTAATCTCCAGATCTAGGAATAGGCATCGTTACGAACCTCACTTATAATCTAAGTAAAACAGTCATTTGATTAACTTTTAAATACCCATAAGCCCGATGTTTAAAATAAAAAATCCGACACCGCAGAGCAATAAGTCTTTTGTCATATAGCTATAATATTTCCCAAAAAAACTAATAAAAAAATGAAATTAGATTAAAAATAAATATAGTCAATCCCACTAAACAAAGTATTAGAAACATCACTTATCTCCTTTGCTTTATAAAATAGTTATTTGATCAAAATAGTTCCAATTCTCCCGAGAGTAATTCCCCTGTTTCATTAACAATGATGAAGTCCCGTGTCCATTCATTCTCATATTCATATCGTCCTTGAGAATAATGCCCATTATAGCGATAGTTATCAAGAACATCTTCGTTCTTGTATTTCCCATTGGTTAATAGCAATAGTGCTCTATAAGATTCTTCTTTTGAAGAGTGCCATTCTTTAATCTCTTCGGTCACTTTGTTGAATTGAGATACCTTAGTGCCATTAAGTTTAAAGTATTCCAATCCTACCTTTGGTTCCATCTTCCACTCAAAGCCCGATTCTTTAAACTTTGAAGAGAATTTTTTTATGAGTTCATCAACCGATAATGAATAACATTCTTCCCCAAAGTTTTGTGCAAAATTATGGCGAATCCACATCAAATATCCTTTTACATGTATGACGGTTTCGGGTGGAACCAGATACCTTCCCTTGGTTCTTTTTTGATTCTTCTTTATGTCATTCCAGAATTTAAGATCATCGGCTATAGACACAATCCAACACCCCCATTAAAATTATGCATAAAATAAACCTTTTACTTGTTCTTATTTTTTTCTTCCTCTTTAATCGCTTTTAACATTGGGCGATTAGATAATATACTAAAATCTGGTTTAACGATAAAATCCTTTTCTTCAACTTTTTTAATATCTTTCCCAATCACCAATTCGTTTTTATTTTCATTCACCATTTTTATATGCCTCCTATGAATTAGCTTTGCTTCGCTATAACTCTACAATACTATGTTACTCGCTCTGATACAACGTTGGCCTTTTCAATAAATAAATCATAGCACACCTTTAATTAAATATCAATATATTTAATTATTTTTGTTTATTGAAAAAGCGACTACTATAAAGTAATCGCCATTAGATATTATGTATGTTTAATATGTCTGTGTTGTTCATACTCCTTCGCTGCTTCACACAATTCAATCCACTCACCATTATAATTCCTAACGTACAACTTCTTATCTTTCAATGCTCCTGCTTTATACATACTGATATTCGCTGCCTGTCAAAGAGCTATAGATGTTAACATTATTAGATAATCTATTCCAATGATAAAAACGGTCAATCAACACAAAACTCATCGCCTCTTTTGAACGTCCAGCAGTTTCGATCTCTTCAGTAACTTTATCATCTACTACGACCATATATGTATCCATATATAACTCCCCTTTTAATTATATTTATTTTATTAGTTAGATAAAGGTACTACTTGCTCTGTTACTTCCGTAATCTCTTCAGCGTCATGCCAACTGTCAAACTTAACAGCTAAATCAATATCGTGAGTATATAGCTGTCCGCGTTGTTCATCCCAGTCAGATCTAAGGTATTGCTTTGTTTGTGTATTAATCACCGTATACATGTTCTTTCCCCCATTGTTATCTGAATTATTGTTATTAAAAGACTTATTTTATCTGGACTAATATTGCGTCGTCTACAATCTTCTTCAAGTCATAAACAAATGATTCCATTTTTCTTTTATTGAATTGATATAGTTTGTTGCTTTTTAGTAATGGTCTATCTATTTTCAGTATATCTTTTCTAAGGTAAAGGTAACCATTATTGTCATGCTCCCTGTCATAATATTCATAATAATCAGCCCCCAAACTATTGGCTTCTTTTGGAGTAAAGTTGTCCCAAGATTCATTTGAAATGATTTCAACATATTTGTATAATTCAATAAAATCCTTAATCTCAAAGTTATATGTAACACTGCACTTATTGTTCATTTGGTTGTGATTCATTTCAAATATTACTGCTGATTTTCTGCTTTTAACGATTAGTTCTAAACCATCAATACCTGTAAAGATTTTAATTTTCATAACTAAATAAATTCTCCCCTCTACAATTGTGATTTTGAATAAAGCACTTCTTCCGCTTAGTTTGTATCACTCATTAATACCTACAACACCCCATCATTGACATTAAATTTATAGATCGCTGCTTCCCCAAAACTTTCGCTAACCAAACTAGGTAAATTACATTTTTGTTTGTTTCCTTCGACTATTTCTTTCGCCTTAAGTGTTAAGAATGACATTCCCAACTGAATATATTTTTGATCAAATGTGAAATTAGAATGCATTGCCAATTTTTTAATTTCTTTTATTGCTATCTCTAATGCCTCATCACCATAAAGTAGTTTTAATGGATTGTTATTTGACATATTGTATTCCTCCGTTTTTGTTCTAATTTAAAATACTTCTTTTACCACTTATAGTACTTCTTTTAACTCTTTTTTGTGTCTCATAATTTGTGCAGCAATTTGATATTTCAAAGCTTGTTCCAAGTTCTCATCTAACAAATTAATTAACTTATCGCGTTCAGCAATATATTCAACCTGCGAAACATCACCGTCTTTTGCAATGTACATTGCATCTACATCATCACAATCATTCTCATCAACATATCCTCCAAATGACTTGATTATCTCATTCATTATTTCTATTGAACTGCCCCAATGACGAAGAATTAAAGTTACATGTTTAACACTATCAAACTCCGTGTTTTGAAGTTGGTCTGATGTTACACAATAAAAGAGTTGTCGTGACTCTAGTCCAAAATTAAAATCAATAAAGCCGGTTTCTCTTTTAGAGTAGTCATCGATCCTAATGTGGGAAGTAGCATTACTATCAAACTTAGTGCAAATTACATCTAAAATCTGATCTGCTGTAATATCTTTATTTAGATATCCTTTAGTATCCACGCCCATTACTATCCACTCCTAATAAGTTATAGAAAATGATTCACCTTATAAAAGAATCCTTTTACCTAGTCTTTCTTGCTAAGATAATCACACATTCTTCCTCATTAAATCCCTCCAACAATGATTGAATATGGAATCCTCTATCATCTTCACGTTTCGAATTAACATTGATGAAGATATTCTTTTCAGAGCTAACTCCATAAATTGCTGGACTGTCATCGAAAGTTCTATCTACTGAATACTCAACTCCGTCAACCATTACTTTTCTAGTTTCATCTTTCACACTTAACCTCTCCTTATGAAATATCTTTTTATCAATATTACAATGTTTCTTTAATCAATTTCTGGTTCAATACCACTCTCTTTGCAATATTCGATGTATGTTCCCTCAAGATCCCTTACATATTTGTTTCCATGTAAGTACACCAGTTGAGTAGGAGAATAACCATAGTTTCCTTCAATCCATCTTGTAAAAGTCATTTTAATAATCGCTCCATTCTATGTTTTGATGAAATATTCATTTGATCTACTCAGAAAGCTCTTCAATAGAAATCTCTGCTCAATTATTTCTAATAAGCTCTTTAACTGCATGTTCAGCGATTTTCTTTGTTTTGAAGTGAGTTGCCTCTTCTGCTGTCTCAACTCTTTTGTTCCAACGATCAAATTTTACATACCAATCTTCTGATTTTATAACAAACATATTTATCCCCCGTTCCTATTTAATTATACGTACCATTCCAAACTCATCTCTATCAAACACTGGAGTAAAGTTCTCCATTCCACCTGATATTGAACCCCCACCAATATGAAACCATCTTCCGTCCCATTTTTCTATAAATCCCCAATGTCTATAATATTCAGATTCTTCGTTGACGATCCTAACTTTCTTTCCGATCATATTTTCAGGCTTCACTTTAAACCAACTCCAACAACATGAGTCATACATTTATAATCAAATGTCCATTTCTTATCTGTCCACTCTCCACTAGACCCATAGGACGCGTATTCATTGAAGTGATATACATTGCCTGTTATTGATTTTTCACAGTGATTGCAGTTATACCCCTTATCATTTGAAATAGCCATCAAAACTAAAGAGTGCTGGTTGAATTTTCTATCCATATAACCAAGATTACACATCAAGTATTTTTCATATTTCTTCATCTTATAGCCACCTCATGAAAGGATCATTTTATTTCCTACTATACATTTCTCTAGATTTTCTAAAAATCTTCCCTAGTGCTGCTTGACCGAGATTTAATCGTTCACTCATCGCAACAACTTCATCATTAGCTCTTTCAAACTCTTCTCCTCTACGATTGGAGAGATATCTAGCCACATCGTAATATAGGTCTGTCTTTTTAATTTCTTTGTTGATATACTGCTTCTCAAGTTCTTTAAGCTTTTCCATATTCTCAACTCCCCATAAAAATATAGTTTTACATAATTTGTTTTGAACCAATACTCATGACAACCATTACGCCATCAGCTTCGCATAAAGCGGCAAACTTAGTCATTTCTATTTTATCATTGAACGAAAAGATATTCGCCTCTAATTTACCTAATACCTTCTCAAACACTCTTACCTTATACATGTAATCACCTCATATGTATTGTTTTTTCTATATATTTATTATATATCATTTAATTATTTTTGTATATAGGTTTTGCTTAATTTCTACTACTATTTTTATTGGGGAGCAAACAAAAAGACCGCCTAAGCGATCTTGTCAAATTAATCTTTTATTGGCTTTTTATTTCAGATTCTTGCTTTTTCATAAACTCAATATAACACTTAAAACATCTACCTCTCAGCCGCGCCTTATTCTTACAGAATTTCATCTTACATTGATTTGGGTTATTTCTCATCTGTTCCGTCGATTTATATGGCATAAATCCAACTGGTATATGAAACAAGGGAAGAATTTTTAACATATCCATATAGCATTTAAGACAATATTCAGCCTCTTCGTAATCAGATACAATGTTTCCTGAACAATATTCATTCTTACACTTATGTATAGCCATGCTGTTCACCTCTAAGTTGTTTATCTATGTAGAATGCACATAATTTGTCACCTGCAACACAAATCATTCCTCGCGACAAATCACTTTATCTTATTAGCTCATAGGTTTCCCTAACTGTAAAGAGCAATTATTCATGTAACGAATCAACATTTTACTGGGTGTTCTATGTATGAATTACTTGGGCAGCACTCTTATTATATTCTTTTTTAATCTTCTCTACTATGCGGATTTGTCCTTTTGGTGTAATCTTCATAGTTTTGACCAATTTGACCCCATATGGTGTATCTATACTCTTTTCTTCAACAACAAATAATTTCTGATTCATTGCGTACTGAGTCGGCTCGTTCCTATTAGTTAATACAAGATTCCAGTCACGCAGTTTCTGATATAATTTCTTTTCACCAATATTAATTCCTTCATCCTGTATGAGTTTACTCATTTCTCGCACCAGAATATTATCCTTTGATTTAAGAACGGTTTCGGCAAATGTAACTAGTGGTTTATTCTCTTCAATCTGCAACTGCAACTTCTTCTGCTCTTTCTTAGCTGTAAAATAGGCAATCGCGCGGTCTTCCTCTGACAAGGATAAATATTGCTGCGCTGAATTATGTATGAATGCTTCAGCTAAAACATTCTTAGCTTTTAGTTGATACTGAATTAACTTGCTTGCTACTTCTGGTTGATTCTTTTGCATGTTTGGGGTAATTGTGATTTTGGCAAGCCATAATGGTAGAAAATCAATATCTAGTACTAATATTTCTTGTATACCACCATTTGTAGGGAGGGCTAAATTTAGCCCCCCTTTACTGAGTACAATATCATTATTGATTTTTCTGCGTTCATTTTTTGTTTGATCTGGTGATAGTCCAACTCCTTCACAAACCCATCGGACACCCACATAAATCTTACCATCATTCGCTTTGATGCCCAACAACTCAGATCCATTAAACTCTACTAGCTTTTGCTCTACTACCTGAATATTATTTTCCAATTATATATAACTCCTCTTAGGTTTAAGTCAGGCAATCTCACCCTGCTAACTCCCTCCCTGTAATACTTATTTTGTTTACACATCTTTGCGTTTAGACTTAACATGCTCTCTCATCATCTTACGCATCCTATTCATTCCGACACTTTTTGTTATTTCTGTGCTAGTTGCATATTGATTGAACTCATCGTACTTGTCAGGCTCTAGATACGCTACTGTAGGCCTAATTGCCTTCACTTTAGTTTTACTCAATTTACTCCTCCGTTCTATGTATCACTGATAAAAGTCCGTTTTTATTATGAGATTTTTTCTATTGTATCTACCTTTCCAGTTCTCCACTTAATGCCAATTGATTCAAGAAGATTTATATAATCTTCAGACAATTTACTTTTTTTATAAAAACACCTTTGCCTACTCAACCACATTCCCAAATTTACACCACTGTCAGTCACATAATTAACCGGTATGTTACAATGTCCATGCTGATTCGCATATTTGCGAACCAAGTCAAAATTAGTTTCCCATAATTCTTTTGTCGGGTCCCATACAAAACCAATATTATTAAGTTGATCAATTCGTTCTTGAAGTAATTGCCCTCTTTTATATGCTTGCCTTTGATTATTAATCCATATTTTTATCTTACCAGCAGGTATGTTACAGTGTCCGTGTTTCTCCTTGAATTCTCGAAGTAAATTGTAGTTATAGTTCCATATATCAACATATGGTTCCCATTCAAAACCTATCAGTTCCAATTCCATTATTTTTTCTTTTGAGAGCAATCCTTTTATATAACTTTTTCTTTGTGTAGTAACCCATACACCAAGTTTTACTCCGTTAATTTCGTAATTACGCGGAACATTGCAGTGTCTGTATTTTTCTTTAAATTGAACTATGCACTCCATGCCTCGTCTCCAAGACTCTACAAATGGTTTCCAGCATAGTTCAATTGAATTAAGTCTCTCTATACGTTTTTGGGAGAGTTCTTTATTTGAATATGATTTTCTTTGATCGGCTACCCATTGTCCTAGTTTTTTTCCTTCAAACATTTCATATCTTGTGACATTTGAATGACCATAAGTTTCAATGTACCTCATAAGAAGACTGAAATTTTCAAACCATATTTTCTCCTTAACATTCCAAACAAAGCCTACGTTGTTTAATTTTGTTACCCTTTCTCTACGCAAAAGATTTTTGTTGTATAAATATTTTTGATAAGACAACCAATTTTTTATGCTATCGCTCATTTCTCCGTCGCAGTACCGTTCAAACATCTCATCCCAATTATCTTTTAAACGATCCTCGATTTTACTGAAAAGATTATGAACGTCTTGCATTTCATCATAAATCACGAAATCACTTATATCCATTTCGTATTTTCCTCCACTACTACGAAAAGAAACCTCCTTTTCGATTGCGTCTTTTAACTCAGCGGCAAAGTTATTCGCCTTTAGGTTATTGAAGTTGTTCACAAAATCAAAAACATAAGGCTCTTTACCTCCAGATTTGACGGCGCGTCCGAGTTGTTGATAGTATATTGTTGGTGAAATGGTACTTCTTAGAAAAACAACTCCATCAACATCGTCGATGTGTAATCCTTCATTGAGCATATCAATGGTAAATAATAATTGAATTGAATCATTGCTCTCAGTAAAGGTAAACTGTTTAATCGCATCCTTATTATCTGTTTTTGTGCTATATACAATGTGAGTATTAACTTTAGAATTGATTCTTCCTTTAATGAACCATTTAGTAACCGTATCTTTCATTTCGTATAGATGCTCTTTATTGCGACAGAATACAATAAATTTGCCTGATGTTTTACCAAGATGTTTCTTTAAGATAACAGGAATACCTTTGCTTTTGTTGAGTTCTTTTTTCATCAACTCAACTTCTTTGCGTACATCCTCTTTCTCATCATCTGAATTATTCGACTTATCGATCTTATCATTGAGATTTAAGATTTCATCATCAAAAGTATAAAGAGCAGATATGTATTTTGGCATTGGCAGAATACCCTTAACGATTGCTTGGGGTAGACTCAAGTTAGTTACAACATTTCTATCAAACAATTCATCTGACATGTCGCGCTCACCATCTAGAAATCGTATAGGGGTTGCCGATGTACCCAAAATTTTAGCATTAGGAAATAGTTCAGTAAACTTCCCCACCCCCCTTCCCCATTTATCAGCACCACAACGATGAAACTCATCAAATACAACCATGCTTGCATCTAACTGTTTAATTTCTTCTTCGCTCATAAAAGACAATTTAGAATAAGTTAACAATATTGTATTAGGCAACTCATCTACCTTGCTCTCCAATTGGTTTAGGATATGATTAGATGGAGCTAACACAACTTTATTTACATCTGGATATGTAAATAGGCACTTCAATATAAGAAACGTCTTACCCGTTCCTGTGGCTTGTACAGTTGCTACACGGTTGTGTGTTCTCCATGCTTCAATAATCTTGTCGTATGTCTCTTGGTTATGTGGGTACAATTCAATATCTTGATGTGTTGTCATATGTATTTACCTCCTATTGATTATATTTACTTTTCAAATTGTTTAAAGTATTCAGTTAAGTTTTTAGCGTTAATTCTAGATTGGTCAGTTGTTTTTATGTTGAGTGAATCCAATAATCTCTGAGCATCAGAACCTGTTAATGTAGGCGTAGCAGCCAGTTGAGTTTTGGACGTTCTTATCCCTTCTGAATTAGCTTTTCTGTATTTTTTTAAGTCTTTCTTCACATCATCAATAGTAAAGTCGCCTTTATTCATAGCCTTTTGAGCAATCTCTTTCATTCGTTTCAAACCAGTAGATTTATTTTCATTATATTTCAACGTTATGCTTCACCTCTTCTTTGGAGTAAAATTCAACATTTATTAAAATTATCATAGACCTGCTGACCATTATCGTCATAGTAAGTATCTCTGAACCTATAAATATCTTCTGTAGAAACTTCTACATAGTCTTCTGGATAATAGGCGTATAGAAATCGTTCAAAGTAAACTTCATCGTTATTTTTGTACAGTTTTAAAACCTTAGTTAGCTTATTTGTTTTTGGATCAAAGTCATATAATCCAGAATTCCACTTTTTATCTACCATAATCATAATTATTCACCTCGTAAAATAACTGTTTCATTCGAATGCATTTACTGTTTTGTTTATGCATTTTACGAACAGATTGTTTCCTTCTCTTTTATTAACAAAATAGCTTTCATTTTTAAATACAAAACAATCACTTTCGTAAATTTGTATGTTACTCTTTACAGCAAATTCTTCGTCGTCGAGGATAAACACTTTATAGTTGGTCATAATTGTTCTCCTTTTAATTTTCTATGTAAATTCCTGCTTTTATTCCAATAATCATTATTCATTAATTCTATATCCATCATAGTCATAATGATTCTTACCATAAATTTTCCCATTGATAGAATAGCAAGTCTTATTCAGGTCATCCACCTCTTGCCTTGTCATAGGTCTAACATGTGCTTTAGGAAAATGCACGTCCATAAATCCAAATCCTTCGCAGAATGTTCCGATGTAATAGTCTTCGTCTTCCGCTATTACATTAATACGTTCGTCTTCATCCCTTCCTATATTCCCCATAAGATGAAGAGCATCGCTTCCACCAGATAAAACCATGATTCTGCTTCTGATCTTGTAAGCAGGAATATTCCGTACACCTTTCTGAATTTTTCTATTGTAGATACTTTCTGTCATTGCTATGCCTCCTTCGTACGTATAGATTTTATTTAATCCTGTTTGTTTCTTGAGAATTTCCAAAGCAACCTGCTAACTTGATCTTCCTTACATAGACCCGTTACAAGCAACTTGCCATCTGGCGTTATCTCGACAGTTTTGAGTTTTGTTATATACATTGTTTTTCCTTCGTAGTCAATCAAATCCCCATTTGATACTTTTTCGTTTATGGTTATTTTAAAATTGACTGATTTATTATCGCTCATCTACTCTTCATCTCCCTATCAAATACTGTTTTTATTTGCTTATAATATTTACTTTTGCGTTTCAACTACCATTCTCTACCTTTTTTTACTGCCTCTAAATTTTCTTCTGCATACTTAACGTATTCTTCTTTTCTAGGATCGTTTCCATAAGTGCTAATTACTTTTTCCAATTGAAGCTCATAATAACTGATCAACTTTTCTCTCGTTTTCATAATTTTATTCTCTCCTTTTTAGTAAATGGACTTTGTATAAAATCGTTGTTTGATCATCTATTTACAATACAATGTGCCTAGTTACAATATGTTGTTTCTCTTTGTTAAGTAAATTATACCACATATCCTATTCAATATCAATATTTAATTATATTTATATATTAAAAAACAAGAAGAACTAACATAGTCCATCTTGTTTTTATTACTTAGGTTTCAGATATTGATAATATCGAGTTCATCAGTTTATTTAGTTTATCATTTTCTTTCTTTAAATCATCTAGCAATGGCTTATTATTTTCAATAATTTTGTCTCTTGCCGATATCATTGTGTTCTTGATTTTTAATTCAGATTCCATTTCCTTGATTTTTTCTTTAAACTCAATTATTTTTTTAGAGTCTGTATTTTTTAAATAATCATTCGAAGAAGACGCTTTTCTTTCAACAAAATATTTGTTAGTCATATATCGCGCTCTACCCTTTACTGTATTAACCATACCTCTTTCTTCATCAAAAAATACGACCATATTGCATTCTTTGCAAGCCCATTTACTTCTTTCGTGTACTGATTCATCTATATAGGAAGCTCCACATTTACAATCTACTTGAAAAATAAATTTATTTAATGTCATTGCAATCACACTCCTTTATTTTTTACTAACTATCCCTCTTTGATCTATTGTGTACTTCATATGCCCCTCTTCAACTTCTTTTTTTGTCGAAATTTTAGGGTTACTTTGCAAAATCTTATTTCTAATTAATTGTAACTTACTATTAGATTTGGATAACTCTGATTTTATTCCTTCAATTAACTCGCAATTTTTACTGATTTCAATATCTTTTTGAGCAATGATCATTTCTTTTGTAAGAAGTTTATGTTCGATGTCTTTCATTGCTAATTTTAAGCTGAAATATTCTTCTTTAATTTTATTTATGTTATCCATTTTGAATAGAACCTGTTTTATACCATACTCTAATTTCTCAAAATTTCTACTATCATTATCTGATGCTCGAAATAAAATGTCGTTTTCCTCTTTTTCTTTTCTAATATAATTCTCAATCGAACCAAAGTTTTTAATAATAAGATGACATTTTTTATAAATGGCAAGAGGTTTTCTTTTGAGAACTTTGGCGGCTATACTCATCGCTTCCATCTTTCCTTTTCCTGCATCCGATGCTTTTTCTATAATTCCGTTGAGAACTTCAATTTCTTCTATTGTCCAGCGATTCAACGCCTCTTTCTTTTGTACGTCGTTCGATACCTCTTCAACTCTAAGCAAATAGTCTCTTACTTTTACTGCCACTTCACTATCCTTTAAAAGCATACCTATGCGCAGCACCGCTTTTTTAGTTAGCAACTTAACAATGAACTGCGAGCTAGGTAAGGCTTTCTTTAGCTTGAGGAAAGCCTCATCTTTACTAGTAATTGTGTGAACTCCATCGTTTTCTAATTCCTTTTTGTGACGTGCTAAAATACTAGCGATAGTTTTGTATTCAACTTCGTAATAATCAGCAACAACTTTTGTAGTCATGTGCTGGTTGTCTGGCAACAAAGATAGTGACTTAACTTTGTTCAATACTTCAACTTTATTTATGTATTGATCTCTAGCGCTTTTGTTTTCCATAAATTCATCGGCAGCTTGCAATTTCAATAAAGTTCCCATGTTATTTTCTCCTTTTATGTTTAATTAATTATTTTAGTGTTATAAGATTCAATCAATTCTTCAAGTTTCATTATTTCTGGAGTTTGCAATGGCTGTTTACCATTGATAAACAATGAAAACAATGAATTACTTATAGACAACTTACTAGCGATAAAAGATTTCTCAATTCCCCTATCACTGATTAACTGAATTGTTCTTTCTCTCAAAGTCATGTACTCACCTCTTTATTAAAATTTATTTTAATCACCTTCTGATATAATACTATCACACCATTATTTTATTGTCAACATTTAATTATATTTATATGTCAAAATTAATTAGCATGTTTCTACAACAAAAAAACTAGGTATATACGCCCTAGTTTAGTGTGATAAAAGTAACATTTTATAGAAAATATAGATAAATTCTTTATTGGTTGAGTGCGACTGTAAAAAATGAGAATAGTAAAATAGTAGTTATGTATTATGTATTAAATCTATCTATTTGCAATAAAGTTGATTTATATAGTTAATGGTTGTGAAATTTGGGGTGAAATGTAATTAATAATATTTGAAGTTATTGTGTAATCTCTTTTAAGAGATTAGTTTTTTTGCTTAAAAGTCCTCTGAAGCAATCCATAAAATCTAATATTATGTGATAAAAAGGAATTATTTGTAGAAAGATGGATTGAAAATATTGACAAATGGGAAAAAGCCCTATATTGTTGATGGTAATTAAATATAGGGAGGCTTTAGTCAATGAATGTTATGGAAAATGATTTGCTTAGTGTAACTGATTTAGACACAATAGTTGTTTATATTAGGATGTGTTATAATAACGAGAATTGGGAGATGTTAGAAAAGCTTTCTGATCATCTTTCTAATTGTACTTACGACGAAATTAAGTACAATAAAGACCAACAAGACATACATACTAAAAATAAAACTAAAAGCCCTTTAGTTTACTATTATGGGTATGGTCACCTAATGAAAGGTATCGCACTACAGAAGATGAAAAAATACAGTGAATCAGCGGTATGTATAAACAATTATTCTGAATTGGGCTGGTTTGATGGTTTGGACGAAGAGGGGAAAGCGATAGTAAAAGACTTTAAATTTAACGCAAAAGCTAACAGGTACACTTTAGAGGTGCTGAAGGGCAATAAAGCTGTAATAAATGAGTACATTGATTATCTTGAAAATGATCCCGCGGAATACTTACCAGCCTATATAACAATTCTAGAAGCTGCTTTAGATTATAATTGGGATGTAGACCATTATCTTAATAAATTATCTACCCGTGCATCTTGGTTATCTGATTTTGAAGATTCCGCAAATATTAATTATTATGTCAACTATATGTACCATCTTGCATTGTACAATTTTTGCAAAGAAAGATTTTCTGATGCCTTACATAGCGTGATAAAAGCTTTGCAATCATCAGTTAAAATTAGAGAGGGAAAGTTTTTTCTAAAATGTGTGGCTCTTTTTGAGTTACATCGTAATTTTGCAACATCAGAACAAATTAAGACTTACGTAGACTTTCTAACAATAATATTGGAAGGAGAGTTTAAAAATGAAAAAAACATTGCTCTTATTGACAATCGCATTCGGCCTATTTAGTTTTATACCAGTAAACGGTAATTTTAATGGTGGAACTATTGTACCTAATAATCACGGGGTTAATATGTGCTTATAAAATGCAACTTAAGGACAACTCATTTGAGCTGTCCTTTTTTAATTGTTTTTGTAGTATCGGTACAGATCAAGCAATATAGGATAAATTATAATAAAAAAGACTTCTTCATGAAGTCTTAAATTGAAAATATTTTATTTTAGCATCCACAATATTTTTCTTGAAACATCCTCCACTTATTTGATATGCTTCCGGGCAACTCAGTCCAGTGCGTTTTGCGTCCACATTCCCAACATTTGAATACTCCCTTGTCATACCCCTTAAACCTAAAATGGTGCTCAAAGTCTTTAACTGCCATTAAATTTCTAAAATCTTGCTCACTTGGTTTACGGGAATAATAATCTTTAATACTCTTCCAGTCATCTATATTGTTACTCCAAAAATGTTCCGAAACCCATCTGTCTTGCTTATCTTTTCCTATTTTCGTGTCTCCAGAAAGAGTTAAATTAACATAAGAAAAATCAACTTCTTCTTCATCTACAACTCTATCAATGTACCCAATTCTTTTTTTAAAATTTTCCAAATATGTAGTTGTCTCGATGTCTTCAAAAAATGACTTTATTTTAGCCCACTCTTCGGGGAACAGGTTTTGGTATAATTCTTTTGATGTTGTTACGTATCCACCATTCTTCAGCGCATCTTCTTTGTCTTTGGCCTGATATCCGAAAGTTAGCATAATCTCATGATCGGAACAGGGAAGTATCTTATTGACTGCTTTTAAATTAATATTGCCATAGCCAAATTTTTCGGGTTGGTAGTATTCAATCGTTTTGTTTATTAATTCTGTATTCATTTTATCACCTCTTGAATATATTTTAGAATTCTAGATATTTATCATCAACATTAACTCCAAATGTTAAATCATATGGAACATCAACAAATAAATATCCATCCTTAATTTGATAGTCATGCTCAAGCACGTATTTAACTGGTATTGCGCTTTCTGACTCCCACAGTTCCGCATCTTTTGCGAAAACAGCAGATAGAACAGAATTGGCTATACCCATTAAACTGTGACCATTGTCGCTTACATATACATAAAATGGCTGTAACTCACTAGGCAACTTTGGATAAGTTTTTGATTTATCTACCATATGTTTTATTGCTTGAATACTTTTTCTCACGTCATCACCCCAAATATTAAAGTAAAAGACTGGTTTTATACACTTTTGATAAGTACAGTTCTTCAAAGAGATACTTTAATTGTTGCTTCCTTTATCCCCTGAATTATCTTCTCAAGATGTTTAATAGCAATAACATCGACTCTCAATTCAATCCATTCTTTAATTGAAACAGGCGGCTTTGAATTAGTATGATACTCTTCCTCAAGCATATCTTTAACAATTGACACATAGTCAATAGTAATATTACCGTAAGAGCCTTTTGGGTTATTTCCAATGGTTAAATAGTATCCTGCTGACTCCAAATCTTCTATCATATCAAAACCATCTTTGACTAATTCAAATGAATGCTCGTCTTCTTTGTAATAAACTATAATCTCCTGATCTTCATCTACAGAAACTCTGGGATGTTTAATAAACTGTGTATAAGTATCAGTGTCATCAAGTTGCTTTTCTTCAACTTGCTCCATTGTAATATACATCAATGTTTTCATTTTCTTCACTCTCTCCGTTATGTGTTTGAAATCTCAATTTTAAGCGCTTAATTAATTTTACCCTAATGTTATCCATTCCATAATACCATGTAGATTGATACTATGGGAATGCACCATCATCTCAAGACGTATCATGCTGTATTCATGTGCTAAGATCTGATTAAATTCATCAATGTGCGATTGAGTTATCACCATGTTAGTCATGTATAATCCTCTTTCTTGTGATTGTCTATTCATTAAAATCTTCCATCATTGATTATCATGAGAAAATCGCTTTTAGGAATCTGTTTAATATAGTGTAAGTTTTGTGAGTTTGGTCTAGTATAAAGCACACTCGTATGACTTCCGACAGTCTTAGCACTGGAAATTATGTATTTCTTTCTGTCCTCTACTATTATGTCTCCAGCGACTAAAAATTGTGCCATTACCTTGCTTTTCATTGTGTAAGCACCTCCTACCTTTGTACCGCTTAATCTAATTTTATCATGAAAAGCACAGTAATCAAATAGGCATTTCATCTTATCTAGACAATAGCATAACGTTGTCTTTGCCATACACGTCTTTAAGGCGCGCATTCAATAATACTATTTGCTCATACTCTTTGTACTTACCTTCGTCAATAACTATCTTTTGAACATCATCGACAACTTTATATTTTACGAAAGGCTGACCAAATGCCTTATTATAGACTAGTAATCTAATCACTTTCATCCTCCTATTTATAAAAATGCATTTTTATGAATTAAAATATCACTTAAATCGAGTATTATAATTTTGAATTTGTATATTCATACATTTTCATCTATGTAAAACAAGAATTTTATCGTGTTATTATTTCAATTTTAGAAATAAAAAACTCAACAGACATCCCAGTTCTTTTTGATTCTCCAAAACAATTAATTGCAATGTGATTAGCCTTGTTCCACTCATAACCTTTATCTGCAATCATTTTGGTTGCTTTTTCCATATTTTTTAATGTTAAATACTTCATATCTATTCATCTCCTTATGAAATCACTCTTTTATGTACCTTTACAGGTTAGAATGTCAATTGCAATTTTTGTCTTTTAATAAACGCTTTTACTTCTGAAATGCCCCATACTTCTTTTTGATAATCTTTTATATTTTGACTTAAATTATTGTCTACGTAGTTAAATACAACTATAACTCCATCCATAATTAATCTGTCAAGATATGAGCCAACTTTACTAATTGCAATTGAAAACAAATCTCCTTGAGCATCTTCAATAAAGATAGCTTCACCTATGTTCAAACCTTTAACAAAACACAACTTTAACTCTTTACTCTTAAGCTCGGATATAATGTTTTTAAAATCTACTGTAATAGTATTTTTCATTGTTTTATTCCTCCAATTTTTTGAATAAAATGAGTATTTTAAGTTGTCTACAGTGCAGCGTTACTCGTTACAGTACATTGTTACAGTTGCAACCTAGCCAGATGATTCTGGCTAACGCTCAGAGCCTAATGCGATTTATAGTCGCTCTGACGACTAAATATTTTGATAGGGATATTCGATTATTTTGTTATTAACAATATCGGATATAAAAGTGAAAGCCATTTTAGCAGCATTTGTTTTTTCTCCCAATGGAGAAGCTGGACAAGATGCAAGGCGTAATAATTTTTCAATACGTTTGTTGCATATTTTTAATTCTTTTACATCTGCAACCATCATTTCAATAGCTTCAATAATTGAGCAGTCTCTCAAAAACTCATTCCATATTATTTCAACTTTCTCTTTATTCATTTAAAGTCGCCTCCTATGTATTTACCTTATGAATTTATTATAGCACACGTTTATTATTATATCAAGTATTTAATTATATTTGTTTATTGATTTACTATCAATTAAAGTAAAATATCAGTTTTATAACCCTTTTGACTGAACATATGAATAATACTCTTCAAACGATTTACATCCTCCACGCTGCTTATAGTCCATGTACTGCTCCAGTACAATTTGATTGAATTGCTTTGAAGTTAAATCGGCAGGATTTATACTTCCCTGTAAATAATTCCAATATAGCCGCGACACATTAGAAGGCTTTTTCTTCGGTTTGTTCTTTCTCATGTAATCACCAACTTCCCTTTCGTACATACCTATTTGTTAATTTGCTCTTGCTGATTCCTCTTCAAGCTTATCAATAACAACCAACACTGTGTTGGCTCCGGTTCCCGACTCCTTAAACGAACCTTCTGGTAGCTTCTCATAATAACCCTTATCATTTAGCCAGCTACGAAAATGAATACTCTTAGAATCACTAGCAAATGTCCAATGTGGTGACATAATAGCGATGAGCCTTCCTCCATCCTTAAGACAGTCGTATGCTTTCAATACGTGATCAACATCTTTCCCTTTTTCAAAGGGTGGATTCATTATTACTTTGTCATACTTAGTAAACGGCACAAATTCGATAAAATCATTAGCAACTAACTTGTACTGCTTTAACTCAAGAATTTGACATAGCGTATAATTCCACTCTATACAATGCAAATCAGCATTTAGGTTATTGTCTTGTATATATTCATTTACACAGTCTAAGATATTACCGTTGCCAGCACTTGGTTCCAA